TAGAATCTAAACTCTCTTACTATCTCTACAAAGTTAGGATTCAGTAAGTTTTCACCAAATCCACTAAAAGATATTTTTCCATTGTACTGGGCTTCTCCTAAATGTTCTGCTATTGTATTAGCACCCTTTACTGTCATGTGTAGGTTTCTATTAGGAAAAACCTCTGGGTTATGTCTAGGGCAGAATACACAACTTCTATTACATAATTCAGTAGTGTTTACTTCTACTGTCAATATGGAATCTAGTATTCCGCTTACATTACCTTTTCTTCGCCAATGTAGTTCTTCTTGTTTTCTTCTATGAGCAAGAAATGAATCCTTGTCTGTTGTTATGGTTTCGCTCATGATAATACATTTATTGCTTTCGCTACCATTGATTATGTCGGGGGTCTGTTTGTTGTTTGATAATCTTAAACTCATCGAGTATCTTACTATCAATCTTGAAACACTCTGTATGCCCCCCAAACTTGTGAGAAGGTTTGAACTTATCACATTCAAACTTTCTGTGTAGCATTTGTTCTATACAAAATACTTCGTATAACGAACCGTGATATGTTCTTTGTATACGAAGGTCGTATCCTTGAAACCCTCTTGCTCTTTTAATTACATGACGCCAGTCTTTACCACTAGCGATTCCTACTTTGATACACTCTCTTTCATAAGTCTTTTTGTTTACTAAGATTACTCCATAAAGCACTCCGTCCCTTTCTCTTTCTTCAGGTCGTCTTGCAAAGTAAGTTTCATTGTATACTCCTACGGACATATTAAGCTCCGAGAGTAACACGCAAAATACCCATACCTAAAATAAAGCAAGCCGCAGTATTTAGCATAATCAATGCTCTATCTTTCCACATAACAGATACTACAACCCAACCCGCGCAACCTGCGAAGGATAGGCATAAATCTACAAAGGGCATGACCTGTGCACCACGAAGTACCATAGCTGTTAGCAATGTTAACGAAGACGCCCACTTGATATACCAGCTGACATCTTGTTTGGGTGTTGCACTTTTGTACCAACGATTTGAACCCTCTAACTCTTTCTTAGTGGGTATTTCTTTCTGCTTCGCTGAGTCTGTCATATTCCTCCAATAAAATTTCAAATGTTTCTTCATCTTGTTCTAAATCACTTCTAAAGGTTTCAATATCCATAGCTTCATGACCAGCAGGCACTTTAGCTACATAGACTCGGTAGGCTTTATGTAGTTGTTCTTCTGTATATAATAACATTAGACTCTCCTCACTACTTTAGGGATAATCTCTCCACTACGGATAACTTCTACACTACAACCTATTTCTAATCCTAACTCTTGGATAAATCCAAAATTATGTAAAGTTGCACGGCTAACCGTAGCACCACCAATGTTAATTGGTTCAAGTATTCCTACAGGAGCAACAATACCAGACTTGCCAGTATTCCACTCCACATCAAGTAATTTAGTAACTACTCCCGCCTCTCTTGTTTTAAAGGCGTAAGCTCCTCTTGGGTGATGTGCTGTAAATCCAAGTTCATCAAAATATTTATACTTATCGATTCTGAACACCGTTCCATCATGAGGGAACTCACTATAATCACTTCTAGTAATTACATTGAACCAATTATCCAAGAAGGTCATGTCTTCTATCCAAAACCTTCCAAGATAGGGTTGAAGTCCGTAAGCAACAAACGTTAACTCACGACTTTTAAATTCTTCTACGCTTTTTAGATTGAGTGCTCCCGCTGCGTAATTCCTAGCGTTTTCTATTGTCTTTGGAGCAACAACCTCACCAGTTATTTGTCTTAGTCCATCAAATACTAAATTGCCTATACTTTGAGGCACAATAGTTTTCATCTTATCTGTGATATCCAACCCCTCTTTGCCATCTCCTCTTGTCAATGCTTGAACTAAGATACCATCATAGTATTGTAAAGACACAGCTGCACCGTCCAGTTTTGGAGTGCATACTACTGATTCTTTTGGATTCCATGGTGGTGCTTCATCTTCTCCTGCAAAGACTTTTTGGAGAGACCTCATAGGGTATGGGTGGGGGAAGCGTTCTCCGTCTACTTTTGCACCGATTTTGTACTTTTGCGTACTACCTTCTACAATTCTATCGTAAACATCATCTGCAATAAGTGGTTGACCTCTTTCGTAAGCCATGCGACACTTTGTGATATACGCTTCTATATTTTTCATATTATATATTTTACTACGTTTTTAAGTATTTGTCAAGAACTATTTTTTATCTACTTATCCTGTTTTCGTAGTCTGCATTTGTTTCGTCCCACCAATAAGGTTTATCTCGATATTTCCAGTCTGCGAAGACGGCTTTGTCTTTGTGATAGAACTCTCGGTAGGCTTCGATTGCACACTCTCGTTTGCAATCATCAGGCATTGCTTGTGCAAATGGGGTAAGCCCAATGTCGGGGAGGTCAATGTCGGGTAAGCCCAAGACCATCTCAACGGATTTATGCACCTTTCCATATCGGTAGGTGTATTCATCTCCCAATGCAAGGGCATAACAGTAGAGCCAGTCGTAGTTTGACTTGGAACTCCTAGCCCAGATGGTACAAGGGTGATTATACATAGTAGGGAGATATGGAAAATCCCTCGGTTCATTCTTTTTCTGAATGGAGACTTTTGCCCATTCATCTGATGTAAGTTTTCTGTCTGGTATGTATCCTGCATATTTCTGTGTCCAATGTACTGTGCATAGCATCTGTCCCGCTTCCAGCGGCATCTTGACGATATGCTTATCGACATGATACTCCGCGCACTTATCTAAATCTTCGTCAAGTATAAAAATATTCATGTGTATATTATACTAAGATTTTGAGATTTTGTCAAGAACTATTTTTTAGATACTTACTAAATAAGAAGTGTCCTTCTCTGTCTGTATGCCAAAAGCCAAGTCTGCTACCAAAATCAGAGAGATTCTTTTCGGGAGACTTTACTAATACCTTTCTGTATACATCTTTAAAAAATTGTGTGTAAGGAGATTCAGGATTTAAATTTATTACACGAATGTCTTCACTAGGTTTTTTATCAAATATATCGAAGTTTTGTATAAAACTATACGAAATTCTTTTCTGGTCTAGGAAGTCCATGACTGCACTTATCTCCATCGCCCATACGGTAGCATAGTGATTATCCGAGTAATCTCCTGCATTACCATCTAAATCTTCATTGGCAAAATCATACCTGCCATCATTTGTTAACTTAAATATTCGTGTGGGTCTGAGCACAGGTAAATACACATGGTCATAGGACTTTAGTCGTCCTTGAAGATAATCCATCTTTATTGTTAGGTGTAAAAAATCATTACTCAAAGCGGGCCAGGTTACTATTCTGGCATTGGGTTGAAATAAACTTGCCCAAGACTCGGGCAGTTGTCGTTGAGCAAAGTCAAAGACAGGCATCTTTGTGGCTCTACTCATTTTTTGATTCCAGTAAACTAAGGCTTGATGTAAACCAAACTGAAGTATTAAATCTTTCTTTTCTTTAAAACAGTCCCTGCCCAATATGGAATCATGGTCAGATTCATACCCTGCAGTATGACTATCGCCATAAATATGAACAGGTCTATCATTGATATATCTCATCGAGAGTATCCTTAAAGTGAGTTTCTAAAACATCTTTTGCTTCTGCTAAAGATATGATTTCAACTAGCCCTTCAAACAAACTCTTACTATTATTAAAATCAATAGCCATAGTTATACCCTCCTTACTAGGTTTCCATTCTTCATCAAAGTCTTGGTAGTATTTTCGGAGTGAAAGGTATTCTATACCTCTAAAAGTGTTTACTGTAAGAAATATCTTTTCATGTCTATCTTCATTATAGTGTATTTCTTTTTCGTAAATAGGTGGGGCTTCATGTAATTCTATCATTTTTTAATATCTTGTTGAGAGGAACGATAGATGTGACATTTTCAGGCTGCAGGAGTCTATAGGAATCTGTATCCCAGCAGAACAATAGAACTTGTCTTTGTGTAGGTTTTGCGCGATTCCTTTTGCTTTGTATGTATTTATTATCAAAGTCAAGAGTACAGACGTTATACTTTAGTCTACGACTGTTCTGACTACGATAAGTTATCACAGCGTCACCTGCTTCGGTAACCTGTCTAATAAACTCGTCTTTTTTCATTCATTCCTTGTCGGGTTAGTTAATTTTAAGTTACCCAATAATGGTGTTGTCTTTGACGAGGTGATTTCTTTAGATGCAAAAATACGCAAGGGGACATAGCGTCGCCCTCGCGTTATTTGTTCTAGCGATTTCTAGCTGTTAGCTTTGTTTAGAAGTTCTGCAAAATAGTTAGCAGCTTTACCTGTTAGTTTAGAAATGATTGCTTCATCAGGTTCTAATCCCATATCTACAATCGCATCTTTAACAGACTGCTGAGCGTCAGCAACAGATACTCTGCCACCTCCACTACTACCATTACTAGAAGTGCTTCTAGCTGCAGGAGTCTTCTTAACATATACACCAGCCCTTGTCAAAATCATTCTAACACCATTTGGGCTCTCGCCTAATTCGGCAGCAATCTCTTTGACAACTTCCATACTATTTTCTGGAGTCGGTTCTTCTGCTGTATACATTTCAATCGCTTGCTGTTTTGCTTCATCAGTCCAAGCCACTTTTCTTCTCCTATTTATTTTTCCAAATTTTTGTTCATATTCTTCTAATGTGGTTGTGTGCTTAAATCCAGGACACCAACCTGTTGCTTCTAGCATTTGTGTATAAAATCTATCGCTCATTAAAATCCTATTTATTGTTATATTATACATAAGAATAAGGGCGATGTCAACTACTATTTTTTAGAAGGTAAAACCAAAGGTCTCTAAATCAGGCTGAACTATGTCAGCAACTACATCTATCATCTCTTGTGTATACCATCTTTTGTATTCCGTTGATATCTCTAACTTATTAAAATCTATGTTATTTTCCTCAGGTTTTAACTTATAAGTATCTATTGCATTTTTCCAATTATCTAAGTGCGTAACTATGTCTGCATCAGCATAAAGCTCTGCTTGTGGGATAATTGTTTCATGTTCTAAAAATTCAGATAAAGACCTGTATCCCCACGAACTTTTATAGAGTGCTATAATTCGTTCATAGGGGTTGCGTAGAAATGCAACTGTTCCTTTTACTTTTCGCTTTCCTTTACGAACTGTGTAAGGAATCAATAAACTTTGTTTCACGTGCTAACTCCGATGCCAACATTTTAGCATCATCAACTAGCTGTGGCAAAGTTTGTGTATTTCTAGTGTCTATATTATGTAGCTTATCTAACAGGGCTGTTAGTTTTACACTACATTGTTGGGGCGTATGATGTACTGCCTCGGTCATAGTTCATTTACCTCTAATAACTTATCTCGAGCCTCTGCAATTATTTGCAGTTGAGTATCGATTGTTGTAAGCACTTCTGGGTGGTCTCCTGTGCCTACAGGGTTTTCTAAAAATATCTGTATGTTTGCTTGCGCCTCAGCTATTATACCTTTGTATTTTAGTCTGAGTGCGTTAATTATCATTTCTTTCATTCTTTTTCTACCAAATTCATAACATATGTTCTTACGAATAAATCTCTATGGTCGTCCCAAAGAACTGTTGTTATGAGTAACGGAGCAGTAATTAAAGTTCCTACTCCAAATATTAACCATGTAATTGGCCACCACTTTACTGAATTATGTCCTTCAGTATAACGATTGAGTGTCAAAATCGAGGGCATGAATATTCTAAACTGTATTATTAACCAAGTTGATAACCACGCTGCTCCAATTATATTAAGTAATGTTAACTCCATATTGCTCCAAATGCTTTAAGCTTGCTAAATCGTAAGCCAAAGAAAAGGAGTGATAACCTACTCTATTCCCATCTAACCATGGAAAATAAGAGTTACTCAGGTCTACTGGAGTAAGAACGTATATTGCATATCCTTTACTTCCATACTTTTCCTCATAATTAACAGGAGGTTTTATGTAGCCTGGCATTGAGTTCATATACTCAACTGTTTGTTCTCGTTTGATTTCAGCAATAGCATTGTCTTTTACAGACCATACTTTTTCACCTTCTTCAAACTCTTCTCTAACACATTCATCTGGAATCATCTCGTATCTGTGTCTATAACATTTGGAGTGCTCTTCCTTTGATAACTTCCTAGGAACACCTACTCTTTCGATGATTGCTTTAACAAATGAGTTAGAACGATAGAGTCCTTTTGCTATCTCAGAAATATTATCTCCTTCAAGATAGCACTCTATAACAGTTTTTATCTCATCACGGGTTGCCCCTTTACCACGATTCTGTGACTTTCGCCTTTCACGGTATTCCGCCATATCAGAATAGTCATCTATGATTTTCTGAAGACGGGTCGTGTTATACCTTATATTCAGAATCTCACAGGCTTCTTTCTTGGTTATCGGAGAGTCGCCACCTAGTAAACCAACTACTTTTGCTATGTTATCATTTGATAACTTTTCATGTTTTGCTGCTCTTACTGTTCCCACTCTCTTTCTTCCCAATCATCTACACATCTACTATATAATATTATTGCGTAATGCATAATTTTGAGAAGGTCGCCAAGGTTATCTCCTTTCTTACCATATCTCATTGCATACTTTATAATATTCCCTGCACAAAACCCTTCACCATGTCCCGAATCCCAAATGATTTCAGTAGCTTGAAAACTACCTTGGGCATAGTGTTGGTTGTATGTAGCATCAATATACTCTTTTAATCTTTTGAGTATTTCATCTTCGGAGTATTTGTAATCGATTTGGTTATAACCTTCCATTACTTTAACTCGTCTAATACATCAATGCCACCTTCAATCTTAGCTAGGTATTCTTTCTTTAGTGCAAGTCTACCCTCTAAGACCATAATCTCTTCTTCAACTACTTTTCGTTGAACTTCTAAATTGTTTTTAAGAACGGCTCTATGTTCGACCATATCATCTTTTAAGACTCCCATCAGTCCTTCCATAGTTTGTTCATTCTTCGCCATGTCTTGCTCCGTGTGTTCTATAACTTCGAAGTAGACTTTGACTTCCGTTCTTCTTAATCATTCTTAAGTTCCTGCGCAGGTGTAAATCAACCTTGGCTTTTTGAAACCATGCTTGTCTTTCTTCATCTGTCCAAGAACTAGGAAATACTGCACGCATACCATCTAATTCGTATGCACGCTTTCCATCATCTTCGATATTGTTTTCTAAAAATTCTCGTTTATCCATAATTGTAAAAGAAGGGTTGACTAGATAAATTCTCTGTCTGGACAGCTACATAGACCTAAAAGTTTCGCCTTTCATTACTTTTTGCTGTGTTATTAACTTATTTAGCGTTCACACGCCCTGTCAATGTGTAGGCTCGTTTTCTAGAAGGTTTCTGTTCACTACCTAGTCAACCACAAAACTGAAACTCCATTTATTTGAGTTAGAGTTTATTTTATATATGATATATTATACTAAAATTTTCAAGTTCTGTCAAGAACTATTTTTCAGTTCCTATAATCAATTACTTACTGTTAATCTTATCTTTCGCTGTTCCAGCATATAAGCCAAACCATGCAGCACCTGCACCAACTATAATAGAGATTAGTCCTGATTGCTCGAGTGATGGGTCTGGTAAATCCATAAACCACATTGTTGCATAGTATAGTAAGAATATATACACACTAAGAAAAGCTCTTGGAAAGATTCTCCAAGCATCTATCATTGCTGATAAATGAATCCATCTTTGCCATGGATTTACTTTATCTTCATTCTCTAACATAAATATCTTTTGCTTTAGTTCATTATTTTCTTGAATCATCTCCATAAACTTATTAAGGTCTATTTCAACTTCATTCCGTGACATATCGCCACTAAATCGCTCGTCAGCCATTTATGTCTCCAATCCAATCATACCAAGACTTCCTACTTCCTCCTTTCCAACTGATTGGGTCGGTGAAGTGGTAGGAAATTGATATTCTCGGGCCTAGGGTATCTACCCTGTGGTATAGTTTCTTCGGAAGGTATAATAAATCTCCTTCGTTCAAATCTAATACCTTATTTACTGTTGCATCTTCAGGCGGACAATCCCATTCGTATTCATTCATGATATACCAACGAACTGTTCCCCTGACATGGAACAGAAAATTTTCAGTAGAATCGCAGTGCGTTTTAAAACAATGTGCGTCTTTTTTAGAAGAGCAATACAAATTTGCACAACCTCTACCATAATATTTTTCAAACTTTACGCATTGATTCCACATAGTTTTATTTAGAAACTCACATAAAGTTAGCACAAATGTATCTCCTCTTTTCCAATGGCTATACATTTCATCTTTCTTCATTTTTACTTTAGCTTTCTTATGACAGTATTTATCGCCCTTTTCATTTATAATCTGGCATTGTGGTAATCTGTCATAACCATTTAAGTCACTAGAGTTTAAATACTCATCTAACTCTTCCCAACTAAAATGATTGAATCTATCTGTATTATCTTTTGCTACAAACCACTTTTTATTACGAAACTCTTTCTCGAAGCGTTCTAGTCCCATTGGTAATAAATCTTCTAACTCTACACTCTTATCCAAAATCAAACACCCCAAATCTTACGCCCCAAACTGTGAAGCAATATCTTGTTCCTTTAGTAACTGGTGTAACCCAATGTAAAAAATGTGGGTGAAATAGAAAACAATCACCTGCTTCTAAAGTAATCTTCTCGTCATTAACAAAGAGCTTTCCTCCCTTAAAATCATTATTCAATAGTATACTAGCCGAGTGTGTTCTTAAGTTATGCTTGAGACTATCTCTATGTGGAGCAAAGCTTTCACCAACTTCATACTTCTGAATCGCAAATGTTGGTTTACTTGGCTGGACTAGATTTGTTACCTTTGCTAATATACTGTCAGAGATTTGGAAGTCTGTGCACTCATGGCGTTCTTCCACAACTGGAACTGTTCCCATATTTTCTATGAGAAGTCCACATTCTGATTTGCTAAGAAAATTCTTTTTGAGTATCATGTATGTTTCGCATGCATTGCATGTAGCTCTTTTGTAGGAATATCTCCTAGCTCCCTCAATATAAACCAACTTACAACTGAGTGTCTTACTCCTTTTGTTACTGGCTTAACTCTATGCATTAGGTTAGGAGCAAATAAACATGCGTCTCCCTTTTCCATTTTCATTACACCAAAGTCTTTAAACTCAAACTCACCACCCTCATACTCAGAGGGGTCGTTTAGTTGCATTGTTAAAGATAGTTTTCTATAACCAAAACCAGACCCGTCTTTGTGCCAGTTATAATACTCTCCTTCATTATAAGTTGTTATCTGTATAATTTCAGGAGTATAGATTGGTTCCTCTATAATATCATAAATCCACTTTTCTAAAAGTTCTATACCTCTGTGTTGAGGTTCTCTTCTCATTATATATCTTACTGAAGAATCTCTTTCTTTAAACTCTCTTTTATCATCACCATGAGCAAAACCTTTCATTGCCATATGTGTTTCAAATGTGCTCATGACTATATCTTTAAATTCGCCGTGTAATGCGTTTTTAATTATTTCTGGCTCTTGGTAAAACACTAAAACTCCTCTGGGTGAGCTATCTTTCTTACTTCATATGCATACTTCCATAATAAGTTTACTAAGTCTGGTCTTGGGTGTGGAGACTTACCATGTGGTGTATACTTAGGGTGCCATGGCTGTGAACTCAATCCTGTCCAATGTAGCTGATATATTTCTCCTATATCGTAGCTTCCACCTAATTTTCTGTTTTCTGCACCATCTAGCTTAGGGTCATCAGTAATAAATCCATCAAATGAGTTCCATTTACTACTTATTGGGTGAATTACATCATTTTCCCTAGACTTAGGTGCTCCTGCGTTTTTCATAAAATCATACTTGTAAACATTTGTTGACTTAGCTATCTCCGCGTTCGGTGCCAAGTGCTCTTTTGCTTTCTCGCAATCAATTAACATCACGCTATCACTATACCAACCTCTAGCATACTCTGTATCTGCGTATTGCATTCCATTATGATTTAGCCCGTCCCAAACCATACCAAATGCTTTACCTTTTAAATCTATGTTCCAAAGTAACGCAACATCTTTCAAGTTTAGTTGGTCTACATCAAAGTATATTGCTTTTCCTTTATATTGACACATGCCAGGAATTGCATATCTAAAACAGGTAAAGGGTGTCCCCCAACCTCTCGTGTTCCATTCAGGAAACATACTAGGTCGTAAGAAAGTAATCTCTAGGGGTTGTGATGTATGCTTATATAGTGAGTATACTAAGATTTGTTCTATGAATCTATCTTCGGTCTCAGAAGTTCCTACAAAAATTCTTATCATTATTCAACTCCAAAAACAAAAAACAGACAATCATCATAAGTTATTAAAGATGTATACTTGCCTGTATATAAATTAGGTTTATCTATCTGGAATCCGAAACTATTATCCCAGTCATTTAGCCAGTTTACTAACTTGGGAGTATAAGGTTTTAACATTGTAACTTGCCTATCATAGGGTATACTATCTGCAAACTTTACTCCATACATATTCTTAGAGTCTAAAAATACTGCTCCCATGTTAGGTCTTAGTGGTAAAAATACACTATGTTTGTTGCCTCTGACTAATACTAATTCAGAAACTATACTGTGTCCTGTAAATGCTTTTATCTCGTCAAAAATATCTTCACGAATCTCTTGAAACTTAGGGAACTGGGAAGCATATTTTCCCAGTTTGTAGAATAGCCATGAATCGGCATTGATAAATCTATTATCTATTTGGGGTGGGGAGTATTGTAATGTTTCCTTTGCGAGTAGCTTAGGGTATGTTAAGTCCATTAGTAAGTCTGTATAAAATCTAAAAGTTTGTTATATTTCTGCTCATCTTCAATGCCAATGGAAAGGTCTAACACTAATCTAGGAGTTTCTCCTACATTACAGTCTGCAAACCATTGTGAGCCATCTTCAGGAAATGTATTAGTTATGACAGTCCAGTTCCCTGAGCCAATTTTATTATTTTGGTCTTTTATTGTTTGTTGTTTTTTGTTTACTACTCCGATAGAATATCCATCACCACTATTGTATATAAATCTTACTGAGTGTCTAGGTTTATTTTTACTATTAGTCCAACCTGTGTGTCCATACTTTGGCATCATTACTGCTAATGTGTCCCAATACCACTCTCCCCTAACACCATCAATATTATTTACAGCGTCTAAAAAGTTCTCTTTTACAGCAGGGATTGTGTATCTTTGACCACCTCGATTTGGTAACTTATAGTTATTATTAGACTTACCTGCATAATCACAATAATTATGTGAATCAGGATAACCTTTATAATCTTTATCTGCCATAAGTGTTTTTAATCTGGCAAATGTTAAATTAGGTTGAGGTAATGACTTATATGTATGTGGGTATGATAATACAAACTGTGCACACTTGTCTAGTTTGTTCAGCATTGCGATATTTTTAATCGGTATTATTTTCATCTGTGGTCACTTTACGATAGTAAACTACTACGTCCTTGAGTTCGGTAATATACCTTTTTAGTTCTTGCATATTATATGCCATAACTTCATAATCAGGTATAGTCATTGCTAAAAATACCAACTCACCTTCTTGTTCTTCTATAATGGCAAACTGTTCTTCATAGTTTTCTGGAGTTATAGTTAGCCATCTGACTTCTTTTAAGTCAATCTCTCGAGGCATAATTGGCTGTGTAATAACCCTTTCAATAGGTTTAGCACTTACCTCTATCTGCTTAGTTGGAATTAGGCTGCAGCTGGAGCCCATCATCAAGGTCATCAACAATAGTGCTGAGGTTCTCGATGTCTTCCATAATGTGTTTTGTTCCATTGTTTATCTTCCTTTGCATTTCAACAGGGTCGCCCATTATTTTTGCACTTAACTCATAGTTTCTGATAAATTCTGAGTATCTATTGAGTTCCCTTTGAGCCGCTTGACTTTTAACAGTCAGTTCTTGCATTTGGGCAGTCTGTAAAGCAAAATCACTTTGTAGAGTGGCAATTGCTTCTTCTTGTGTTGCTACTGCTCCTTCTAACTGTGCGTTGTTTGCTTGTAATACTTGGTTTTGACTATATAAATAGTAAGTTCCCAAACTTAATACTATTATTATTCCTATTAAAAATTGATTCATAATTGTTCTATCCTGTAGTTGAGTCCATTACTGCCTCTAATTTCAACTAATTCATTATCATCAGTTACGAACTTCAAATACTTTTCCTGCTTCTTTTGGAACTTTTTTACTATGAACTCTCTATCATCTGCGTCACCCCAAGTAGAATTATAACTTACTGTAAGTCTATATCTTGGGAAGAAATAGTAGTAAGCACTATTATAAGTGTCTACTATCCATGTCTTTATGCGCTCCACAAATCTGCCTCTGCTTGTCTGCGTCTTGTCAGACCTTCTAGCACTTTACCACCAGCTTTGTTCCATCTCAACATTTGAGCTGGCACGCCTTCATAGTCCCCTGCGTTTAAAACTTTCAGAAGTGTACTCGCTTTTAAGTTTCCTCCTCCTAAATTATAAACCCATGATACCATTGCATCAAACTGATTTTGATTTAAGCCGACTGTTACTAGGTTATTTACATAGCCTTCGTACTCTACTAATTCATCTAGTAGCATTTGGTCTGCTTCTTCTTGTGTAATTGTTTGTCCCTCATACACTCCTTTTGTGTGTCCATAGCCTATTGTCCATACATTTGCTGGACACTTGTAAGCCTCGAGTTCACAACCCTCGAAGTGTTTGATTAAGTCTAAACCTGTTTTAGATGTTTGCATAATAGTTCCTTTGGTGGAGGGTATGATGGGGCGGGTTGCGCCCCAACATAACTTAGTCAATTTCAAACTGAACTTCTTTACTCTTGTCCTTCGTGATATTGACTGTGAGCAGACCATCTCTAAGCTTAATGTGGTCTACTTTGAGGTCGGAATTAAGGATAAAGGTTTTGTCGAACGACTTCCCGCTCAATCCTCGATGAAGATAATTATCACCTCCTTCGCTGTCTTTAGTGCCTTTTATTCGTAATTCATTGTCGTGTTGAACTACACTCAGTTGTTTCTTACTCCAACCGGGCACAGCGATTTCAAGTTTGAATCCACTTTTGCCCTCCACTATATTATATCTTGGGTAGTTTGTTTCCATCTGGTCGAACCAAGCTGGATTATGTCCTAGCCAAAAGTTTTTAAGTATTTCTCTATGTATGTTTGCTACCATAGTTTTTCTCCTTGTGCCTTTCGGTCACGCTTTGCGCCCTTGCGGTACGCGGTTAATTAAAATGTAAGATTTTTCACTTACTTCGTTATTATAGCAAATTCTGAACTTCATGTCAAGAACTATTTTCAATCATCATATTCTATAAGCCCTTTATCTCGCATATAATCAAGGGTGTTCCCTATGCCTACGCGTTTACCTATGGAGAATGTAATACCTCCTGTGCATATGGCTATTACTAGCCATTGATACTCGTTCCAACCGAATAGTTCCATTACTTTCTCCTATTTCTTTTTTGTTCATCTACTATCATGGTAGACTCCCATGCAAACCAAGCTACAAATGTTGTTAAGAACAATGCTGCTAGTGCGTTTGGTAAATCTTCTATCATTTCATAGTCTCCTCTATAAATTTGCCAAGTGTTTCTATTTCTTCGTCAGATAACTGACCCGCCTGAGCCCACATTGTAGAACTCATATTACCCACTTCGCCTCTGTTTCTGTATGTAATCAGTCTACTACTTATGTAGTCTGCTGACTTACCTGCAAGTGCTGGAAATACTGCCATGCCCTGACCTTCATTTCCATGACACGCAGCACAGCCACCCCATAGACTCCTTACAGAACTAAATGGGTCGCCTGCTGCTAATTGTTGTTTTCTTATTTCTATTTCTGCAGGTGTTCCAAACATTCGAACATATTCTTCATAACACTCTCCATAACAAGAACTGTTCCTAGAGTGTCCTTTGTATTCTAAGTCTGGATATATAACTGTTGCAAAAAATCCAAAAAGGATAGCACAACCAAACAATACCATGCCTAGCTCTCTCATGCTTCCTTATCTAAATCCCACCTTATAACATTGGGGGTTGGTTTTCTTTGCCAGAACTTCCATGCAGTTCTTTCTTTCTGCCAAGTTCTTAGCCATGCTGCATTGTCTCTTTGGGCATCAATAAATACTGCATTTGTAAATCCTAGTGGTAATAATACTGCAAAATGGACAATAATACTTGTAATAGTATTATATCCTAACCAGCCCATATAGTAACTCGCTACAAAACCGAAGTATACACTCCACATGGTAAATAATACCATTGTAAAATACATCTGTAGTGAGGGGTCTGGTATATGTCTTAATGGGTTGAATCTGTTATCCATTACCAATCTCCAACAGTCCAACACAAAGAAGAATAATCTTCTGTGAAATTTTGGTTTATTCATAATTTTTCTTTCCTCTTTACTCTATCTAGGGAGTAGAACAATCTACTGTATCTTGCACTACTGTGCCAGCGATTGTCCTGTCCCATTGTTTCAATAACCCAAGTAAACGAAGTTTTCAATATTCTTTTCGTATAGTCTTTACCCATATGAGTAGATACTAATGTGTGCATTTTACTTTCCTATATGTTTTACATCGCTTGGTGGAATGACTTGATATGCTCCTTTGTTATACGCTGGAGCAACAGTAAATTTCTTACTTGCTTCAATTTTCCAACTATTGTCTACTTTAGTTCCCTGACCTGCACCTTTGCTGGTGGAGCTGACTGGAATCGAACCAGCGACCTTCGCATTGCAAGTGCGATGCTCTCCCTGCTGAGCTACAGCCCCTTTGGTCATTTTATTACTTTGCCTCTTTTTTCGCCAGAGGTGTGCATTTTTCTTTTTCCTGCCATTAGCAGAATAACGCATACTGCCTTGAATTATCATATTATTTTCCTACTTTTTTGATTGATAGATATATTATACTACGTTTTTTGCGCCAAGTCAAGAATTTTATTTACCCAAGTTGAAAATAGTTCTTGACTTTGTTTAGTCATTTTGATATAATATATGTATGAGAAATTGGACTGAGAAAGAAATAGCATTTTTGCGTAAGAGTTATAACAATGTGTCTATTCGGCAAATCGAAGTAGCATTGGGTCGCTCCGCGCAATCTATTCGTTCAAAAGTCCACAACCTGAGAAAGAAAGGATTTACTTTTGACAGAAAGAGGGACAATGCCGAAAGTAGAGTGTAAAAACATGAGATTCGAACGCGCACTACGAATTTTTCGTAAAAAGTGCGACAATGCAAATATCGTCAAAGAGGTACGCGAACGACAATACTACGAAAAGCCTACTGCAAAAAGAAAACGCAAAAAAGCAGCCGCAGTTAAAAGACAACAAAAATTACACGCTCAAGAGACTGCACCACTAAGGCGAAGACCATACTAATCGAAAGGAACGATGGTGGCAGTCATACAATATCATTTTTACACTCCAAACAACTCTGAAAAATAAAATATTTTTTCGTAGCAAAAACTCATTCCAGAACATGCCACAATTACCTAGGCAAAAATACATCTTGCAAAATTTCAAAAAGTGTGGTAAAATATATACATAAATTAAGATACTAATCAAAACAAATCACCAACTACTCCACCACTCCTAATCTCAGAATCTTCTGTATGGAGCATCGGAGGAGCGACAGCGGGGGAGATGCGATACATCAATCTGAAAAATTCTGGAGAAGATAAAGGAGTTGATTGTGTTAATCGCATCAACTAAAGATAATCAAATAACACCCAATCTAACCGCTGTAACCTACACTTCAAACACTAATTACTAAAAATTCGTCTCAAATTTTAATAACTTGCCCCAATTCGTTTTAATTCATAAATAAAAAACCCCACATTGAGTGAGGTAATTTATGATAATTTGGTGTAATTTCTACTTGTGCCGTCTAGCTCTTCGTGACCTCATGTAATCGTATACCCGCTTGGGCTTGAGGTCTTCAGGGTGTAGTATCCTTAGATTTGATACTGATACTAGCTCACGATGTTCGTCAGGAAACTTGAGTCTTGCTTTTACACCCGTTGGGGTATCAACAAGACCAAGCACTTCCGCATAAATTCCATGTCCAATATCTTTAGTCTTACAAATTCTCATTTCCATTCCTCAGGTTTTAGGTTTAGCACTAATGCATCTTCTAGTGCTTTCAAACAACTCTTGGGAGATTTCTCTAACCCCGCTAGGGTTTGATACTCTATTCCAATAATCTCAGAAATATGTTCTACTAACTCTTTCTTTGTTATTGGTTTCTCACCAGTCTTTGTCAGATATTCAGTCTTTTTATAGACTCCCTCTCTACTTAATTTACCTATTACAGATTTGATACTCTTCCCTAATTCATCAGCCAATTCCTCAACTGTTTCTCTAGTCGGATTAGCACTATATTTAGAAGTCATCATCTCTACCATTTCTTCTGTATAATTTACAGCCATTGTTCTTCTTCTCCTTGCTTTATCCAGCGTTCTACTCTATAGACTGACCAACCCCACCACTCTGCTAGAATGTGTGGAGTTTCATCATTTCCATACTTACTAAAGGCTTCCCAGTAGTCATCAATTCGCTTGCTGTCTTCCATATGCGTCTATAAGTTCCTGTTTTGTTAGTTTCTTTCCGAGTTGAATAATCGTTCCACTACTAGCAATATGTCTTTCAATCATGCCATTATTGAATCTTATATCCATAACTCGCCCATCTTCTGGTCTGGTTTCATACCACATAGAGGTTGTTGTAGTATCAAAGCCATGTATGTCTTTTATACTATTCCCCCATTCTTCTGCCGCTAACTCATGTCGTCGTTTAGCAACTAAGTCTGCGTATTCTGTCATCATAACTGCTCCCAAGCTGAATCTCTCCAGTTGTGAATAAAATCATCTTGCACTTCTAGTGGGTTTCCAAACTCTTGTTCTTCCCACCAATCAAAGTCGTCATGAGTTATATCACATTGATACTCATTCATAAAGTGGTCTTTAACTATATCAAAATCTTCTTCAGCATGATTAAAGACTGCTCCATCTTCATAATGATACTTCGCTACACCAAAGTAGTTATAGAACTCATCAGTATAATGATGTCGTATTACTACTTCATTATCTTCTTTTGCTATTGCACATGTTAGATGTTCTAGCATAGCAATACAAGGCGACCAAGCTGATACAAACACCATTGAGTTATCCCATTGTTCTTCAGCATAACACCACTTAGCCCCTACATTTTCACAATACCAATCATAGTCAGTCTGTTCGGCTGGCTTAACTGGCATCCAAGGTAATTCATCAATTTCCTTGTCTTTTGGGAAAAACTTAGTCAAATCCACACTTGAATCACAAAGTATTTCCACATAATTATCTACATGATTTGCCATATTATCCTCGTTTGAATACTGCGACAACCTTATTGTAGAATTTTTCTGCACTACCAACTATCTTTTCTAGTCCATTTACTAATAATTCATAACAGTTATATAGAAATACTGTTATTGGATTGGGGTATTCCCAACTGTCATACCTATTCAGTAGATAACTGAACAGAATTATCCATACAATTATTGAAAATAGATAATTAAAACTGTAATATGGTAGTAATAATAAGTCATTTAAGAACTCCATTATATATCTCCTACCTCGCGGTTTTCGCTACGCACAACCTCAAAACCATTCGGGTATCGTTTTTCTAGCTTGCGTATATTTTCTGCCATTACTTCTTCTGGCGTATACCCTAGTGCCAGGCAGCCTTGACACCAATACCATAAAATATCTCCAAGTTCACGCTTCATATGAAATCTCTCGTCCTCGTTTAGCTCCTTGCCTTGGAATATAATCTTCTTCATAATTTCTGTATACTCACCGCTTTCCGCCATCATACCGATAGCAGAAGTCATCAATCTCGCAAGATTGATGTCGCGGTTTTCTTCTGTTAAACTATGCACTCTACCTATGAAGGCGATAGAGTGCTTCGATTCATCACTTGTAGTTGTATCTACGAATTTGCTGTAATCGTTAATGTTTATAGCCATTTAGACACCTGCCTTTTTGTATATGTTGATACCCACGAAGATGTCTTCGCCATTTACATTTATCTTTTGGTTGCCACTAGAAGTCGCAATCATGGTAGATTTACCACTACCACTCAAGCCAAAGTCTTTTGATGTGTCTACTACTATTGTCATTAGACCATTATCATCAATCGAATACTTGATACCTTTACCTACTTCTACAAACATTAGGCAACCTCCTTCTCGTAAGGATTATCTTTTGGACTTCCGTCGCCATCAAATCCTCGTTGGATAGCTGTGCCATCACAATATCCCACCTTTTTTCTTCGGTGTATTTCTTTTCTGGCTGCCTTGCCTTCTGGAGTTTGGTCGAATCTCAACTCCTCGAGTTGCAAGTCAGTCAGTTTCATACTATCAAAATCTATCTGTTTCATCTGCCTTGTCCTCTATATTTTTTATATGAGCGTCGCTTACTTTTATTCATTGTTGAAGTAGCACACTTTGTGCGCCTACCTCTACCTCCAACACCTTGTGAGGACGCTTTTCTCACAGATACTTGGAGGGTTGTTGCTTTAGTCCATCTCGCCATCATCATCTCCAAATGCGTGATAGTCAGGTGGAAGCTTGACACCAGTCAGTTCACACAACCTGTGTAGCATATCTTCATACACTACTGTAAGTTGCACAATTTCTTCATTGATTTGCTGTAAATCATCTAAGTTAGACTTAATCGCCTTCTCCAGTTCTTCCATACTCTCACGAAGTTTGTTCGCTTCTGTAAGAGTAGGGAACTGTATGATATTGTCTTTTGCCATTATCTGTTCCCCATATCGTGGGTTGCAGTAGCTATGTAGTAAATCCCTACTGTAAGACACATACCGATTATTACACCAAATAAGAATATATTAAATAGTTCTAGCACTATGCACTCTCCTTTGGTTTCCAAACCAACTTTACGCCCCTGCGGGTTAATTCATTTCTGCACTTCTGCACTATTTTTGGTTTCGCATTACTACTATTGATGTAATCAATCAACTCTTGCTTAGGAGTATTTTTGATAAAGTGCTTGGTAGTAATAACTTTCTTTGTGCCACGCACTAATCTTTTGTCATCTGATTTAAACTTTACTGGCATCTTCTTCTCTCCTTAACTTATCTTCTATTTCAACTGACAGAACGAATTGCAACCTGTCTGCCAACTGTGGGTTATCATTTACTAAGACCTGCGCGAGAGTTGCAATCTGCACGCCGTCTTCACTAATTTTTTGTAGATTCTCTACTATATTCTTAATCGTTTTGCTACTCATAATTTCCTTTTGTTTCGCTATGATTTCTGTTCGCACATACTGTCCTGCTTTCCTCATGAGCCATGCGTTGTGTGTCCCTACACCCTGTAGTGCAAAGGCTTGCATACGCCAATCCATGATTTGTTTTTGCTCACTAGATAGTTTCATGCTTACTCCTTTAGAAATCTACTATTATTTTATTTATGATATTATTATATCACGCGAAGGGTGGATTGTCAAGAACTATTTTAAGCTGGGCATAAAATTTTGATGTGAAGTTTTTAAGAACAAAAAAATCCCCACGCTGAGTGGGGAACAAAAAACTCGAATGTTGTTTTGTAAAAGCGTGTCCTTCGGCATTGGTGGGCGGACTACAGAGCGACTGAGTCCATGACCACTCGGGTTCTTTTACGCGCTACCTCGAACCAACCCGATATTCACTAAACCTGTCTATTTGGAAGAGTCGCCGTTCTTATGGTAGTTCGACTACTTCAAGCGTCGCAGGTTAGACACTAAGTGATATTCACGCTGTATCTACTCGTCAATCACGCTCTAATTTTCCACTTTTATACTGCTACTCCTATTAGAGAAGGAACTTACAGCACGGGGCGACAGTCGTCTTCTTCCTCCGTGAGCGACTTGTAAGTAGGTGTCGCTTATACACTACCATAGTATGCACACTATGGATTTCGGTCAAGAGCCAGTTGCCTGATTTACTGAGTTGGTATGCTACCGCTGAGATTGACCATTTGTTCGCACTTTGCTACCGAATCGGTTTGTTTTGATGTGCCTCAGTTTTATACTTGCCTTTCGCGACTGTTTACTTTTTCTTAACGGAGTGTTTGCTGTCGCCTTTCCACTCCAAAACTGTTCAATAAAGTGCGAGAGTTGACCTACTTTACTAAAGTGTTATACCCCGTTCTCTCGCGACTGGAATCCTACAATTACGCTTGGTCTTATCAACTGAAGTATATATCGTTGTGCCAATAACCAGTCCACCACTTGTTGAGTCGGCTTAGTGCTGTTATGATACTGAAGTATTCTTCCAGACTTACTGCGACTCAGACTGAGACTTTGACCTCAAATAAGGAGAGAGCCTCGCTGTCTGTCGAAAATTTACTCTATTTCAATTTTCTATAATGTATATTATACTTGGTTTTTAACCATTTGTCAAGAACTTTTTTATGCTTTGCTACTAAAAGTTTGACTTGTTTTGAACTTGGTGGGGAAGCGAGTTCCCCACTCGTTTGTTCGGAACTAGGAAGCGTTGACTTCTAGTTCAAGTGCCTCACAAAGTCTTTGTAGGTCTTGTTTGCCTGCTTTGACAAGTGTTGGCATTTCCACTCCAAAGTGTTCTACTATCGCACTCACAAATTGTGATTTGCTGATTACTGGTTCGCCAGTTTTAGTAGTTCTTGGTTGTGCTTTGTAGATACCCTCTCTTGATAACTTAGCGATAATACTTCTTGTAGTTTTACCGAAAGTCTGTGCTAAGGCGTCTACTGTTTCCCTTGTAGGGTTTGCTTCGTATTGAGCAGTCATTTGCTCAACCATTTCATCTGTGTAATTTTTAGCTGCTGCCATGTTTGAACTCCCATTCATTAGTGAGTCTATCGACTCGATTATTATACTTTTTATTTCTTCCCATTTCATAATATAAATATTATACTATGGTTTTTGTTGGTTTGTCAAGATATATTTGAAGCTGCGCTTAAAATAACTAATATTGAAAAGCAACTTACATTGAGCGTGACCAGTCCAAACACGAAGCGTTCTTCTGCTGATAACTTACTCCATCTACGCCCCAGCGGGTGTGTCAATTTGAATCTCCACCATGCGGCGTCTACTTTATCTCTTATCATTTCCAAATTCATATAAATATTATACTGTGGAATCTTATGCCAAGTCAAGATATTTCTTACGCTTGGCTTAAGATTTCTACAACTTTTGTGATTAGAGCCAATCTGCCATCTGCTTTGTCATTGTAGTCAATGGTGTGCCACTCGCCTAGTGTAGTCAATACTCGCTCTTTCAAAAGTGTCATCTGGTCGTATTTTGATAAAGCCAGTGCATCATTGGGTGAGAATTTCCAACTGGTTAGCGGGCTTGATTGTCTTTTCTCAATGCGATACTCTTGTTCTTCTTCGCTGATTGACAACCATAGCTTGATGAATTTTACATCTTGCTGTGCTTCCCAGTCCAATACTGACGCCATGAAGTCTTCATACTGTTCATCAGAACACCAGCCGTTTAGCTTTTGAACCATTGCTCTTGAATACCAACTTCTGTCGAATAATACCATTTGATTGTCAGATGGCAGTTTGTGTTGCCATGACTCTAGCCAGTTGTCCATATCCCATTTGCTCGGCATATTGCTGAACGATACAGAATACTTGCTAGTTGGTAGATAGTGAGTGAACTCACGGATTGTGCCAGTCTTACCAGCAGTATCTCTACCCTCAAGCACTATCGCAACTTTACCGAAGTCTTGTGCGACTAGCTCGTTTAGTTTGATTTGTTGTGCTTGTAGTTTTGTCATGTCGTTCTCCTAATCATTTAGAAACTAATTTTTCTAAATATGGGTATATTATATCACGCCTTTATGGTTCGGTCAATTACTTTTTAACGCGAGCATTAAAAAATTAACGCCGACAATTTCGGGGGGCGGGACGCGACCTTTGGCGGGTGTGTGGTAAATTGCTCCAAAAAACGCTAAAATCGTCTAAAAACTACTTAAAACTTCGCATAACCCCGCAAAAGCTCGCGCAAGTTTTTTCTTGACTCGGCACTATTGGCCGTGTTATACTATACAGGGTGAGGAGGGAGGGATACCCGCGCGTACACAAAATTTAATCGTCATTTTACTACTTTGGCGCGGGTTCACGCGCCCCCGTTGCAAACCCTTTGTTTATCGGTGTTTCAGGCAGCTGTGCAGACTGACGAATGCAATCTTTTTTGAGACAATTTTAAAAAATCTCTTGACATGCCTTAGGTGGTATGATATAATCGGCGCGATTTTGCGGGTGTGGATAACCTGTGGATAAGTTTTTTGAAATTTCTTGTGCCAATCCCTTGACAAGCGTCAAAAAATCCTTATAATAGTATACATAAATAAGGAGAAAGAAATGGCAGAAATGAAAAAAGTAGAAAAAAGCAAAAGACCAAGCAAAAAAGTTCTCATGGCAGAAATCGAGCAAATGGGAGTAGACAAAACAATTGTCGCTTCTCTAGCTAGAGCAAACATTGACACAATGCAATTTGTCAAAGAGCTTGTAGCAAAGTCACAATAATCGACTGAGCGAGTAGATACCTCAACGCTAGACAGATGTCCCTATTGGCACGGGACAGATGTTGCCAAAAATACCCGCAAAAGCGGGTATTTTTTTATGCTAACCCCTTGACACGCTTCGAAAAATATGGTAAAATACTAGGGTGGGGGGAGGGATACCCGCAGAGACTCGCCGCCGAAAAAACTTTGAAAAAATTTAAGAAAACCCTTGACAAGCACCCGTCGCTGTGGTATAATCGGTGCGGTCGCGCGTTTGTAAAACAAAAAATTACTTCATCACTCTACTACTGGCGCAGAGCGACACTCGCACGTAATAAAATAAAATCATCGTCACACTACTACTGGCGCGGCTGCGCCGCGGACAAAAAAAAAGCGGGAGCGAATCCACAAATAAATGTGAATCCGCTCCCGCGATTTCCCCCAAATATCTTATGCACAGATTTTTGAGTATTAAGCCGAGTGATACAAAAACCAATATTGCGGAGCGGGGCAAGTAAACCCCAATTCGCTCATAGCTTTTCTTATGTCCGCCCTATCATCAAAGAAGATTTTTTCGCGTTGCTTAACGCTCGGCAAGTTAATCCTCTTTTTGATTTTAGCTAATTTGTAGGAAACATCTTCGCGGTTATCGTTCCTATCTCTCGACAGAATCAAATCCGCTCCACCTATCCCCAAATTATCGAGCAAGTCTTTATCCGCTCGGCTCAAAGTTCGAGAAGTGCAAATCCAAGTTCTAATATTAGAATCAGATATACAATCTCGCATAAATGAAATGAGCGGAAGTTCGCTATCGCCCAAAATTTGCTCCCTCGTATGAGTTCGCCAATTTTCGAGATTTATTCCGCCCTTTTCATTTGTTAACGCTCTATGAGATGAATCAATTACAGTTCCATCTAAATCAAAAACCGCAATCATAAAGACCACCCACAGAACACCCCTAAAGAGAAAGCCACCAAGAAGGTAAATAAAAATCTCCAAAAGTAGCTTTCCGCTCTCCATTCTTTTTCTCTTAAAGTCATAATTTCTCCCAAAATTAAAGTTAATAAAAGTAGTCGCTAGTTTTTGGAGCGGGGCGACAAGTCCCGCCAACTTCTATGGGAGAAGTTATTTTTTTATTCGCTTCTGCATTTTTGCTTTAGCGGATAATTTCTTTTTGAGCATAACCCAAGAAACAGTTTTTGGATTACCAAGAAAAGTTTTCTCAAAATCCTGTTTATGTTTTCTTGCGAAATGTCGGGCTAGTTCAAATTCCATCTTCGAATCTTCGAGGGCGGTATGTTGCTCCTCGTATTGCTCCGCGTCAAAAATCCACCTTGCCATACATTGAGCGGAATACCCATAATTTTTCCCGCTCTTGCTCATAAATTGGAGTTTATCAATTTCATCTAATTCGTTAATCATTTTAAAATAATTCAAATTGATTTCCTTATTAGCATAACAATCCATAATGCACCAATTCGGAATCCGCTCGAATTCTCGATATTTCTCATTGTGAAATTCTAAAACAGTTTTATTAAATGCCTGTTTATCAAAGTTCCAATTATAAGACGCTATCGAATCAGCAAAACCAATATGTTTTGAAATGTAATTCAAAATATATTTTAGAGGTTTAATTTTGCTCCGATTCTTGAAAGCGTCATTTAATACATGAGCATATCGCCTATCGTATTTCCAAAATTTCCTTTCGCCTGTTTCCTTGTCCTTGTAAGTATGGACAAAGTTTTCAGGATTCGAAATTATCTCTTGAACATAGAAATCGAATTCTAGCGGTTGAGAATTGGGCGAGTAAATATCGCCCAACGCTCCGCCTATGTTATACGCGAGAAATGGCTTCTCGTTTTTCATAGTCGTTTCAGTATCTATAACAAGTGCGTTATGTCGCTTACGCATTATAACCCCCTTTTTCAAAAAACCCGCTTTCAACGAGTTCATTATAGACCTTACGCCCCTCATCAATCGTATATTCAGTCTCGCCAAATTTACGCTTTTCTGCGGAGTTCTCGTGATACCATTCATTAAAAGTGGGCGTTTTATGTCCACCAAATGAAAAGTTAAATGATAATTGTTTCATACAATCTCCCATAAAAAGAGGGCATATCTACCAACGCGATACGCCCTCGGTTAAATTACCCTTTCAAGAGTTCACGAATAGCAATTATATTTGCTATGTTAGTTCTCGAAAGAGACACCAAATCAAAAACCTTGTTTTTATCAAGATTTTCAATCTCTCGCATTAGCTCCTTTTTAGAAGGTGCTTTTGCTTTCTTTTCCTTTTCCATGATTATTCTCCCATAAAAAAAGAGGGTATGTTCATTAGGCACATACCCAAAAGCCTATACAGTAAGAGCATACACGAACAGAAAACCATTCGAGCATATCCCTATAAACTCGCCAACAGCATACACCCATTCTGTGCGATAGTTCCTTATAGCTCTCGCCATATAGAAACATAATCCGCACATTACCAAGCCTGTTAAACTTGCTGGAGGTGGAGTTCCACCATTCACAAGAACATTAAACAAGCTCGGAAATGTAGCAATGTTTACGAGTATCAAGCCACAAAATACCAAGGTATTATCTACCTTGATTTTTTGCTTTTCGATTCTTTTCATTTCTTCCAAGTGGGGCAAGTAATCCCGCCCCACAATTCCGAAAGTAGATTTTTTATGTAGTTGTTTCATACAATCTCCCATATTAAGTAGTTAATTAAATTGTCAATTTATCCTGTTTTTCAGTCTGTTAAATAATCTTTTTAACAAGTGGCGAACATTATCGCTTGTCAGGTGGTAGCTCTCGCTTTTAACCGAGACGCCTAGAGTTTGATTAGTTCCTCGTCATCAGGCTCGGGGTGTTTAATTCTTTTCCTTGAATATATGTATATATTACATGAAAAGTCGCCTAAATTAAACCTTTTTAACCCTTTATTTTTAATTATTTTTATGAGTGGAAATATGAAAATAGTTCTTGTATTTGATTCAATAGTATGGTAAGGGCGGTTAATAGACCTAACACACGCTCACGCTCAGGACCCCTCCGCACGTACAACTTTTGAAAATTTTGCGAACAATCAATTAACGCCGTACAGCGCATCATGATGATGCTCTTAAAAATTTTTCTTGACAAGGAAGTTAAAATGGAGTATAATTAACCTATGAAAAATGAAATTGCAGTAAAAATGAGTCCAGAAGGATTAGAAGTGGCGAACACTTATTTAGAACTTGGTAGTGTAGGAGAGGTTTGTACTAAACTTGCTCTCGATGAGAATACTGTTAGCGAATATCTTAATAAACGCGAAGTCAAACAATACATCGACCAAGTCTATCTAGATACCGGGTACAGAAACCGTTTTAAAATTGCTAGCGCACTCGATAACATCATAGAAGAGAAGTTAGCGGAAGTTGAAGAAACTGGAATGTACACTAATAAAGACGTTGCTGACCTCTTACAAATGGCTCATAAAATGAGAATGGACGAAATAAAAGCTATGGCAGAATTAGAAAAAGCTAAAACTGCCCCTATAAAACAACAAGCTAACATTCAAATAAATGAGATGCCTTTTGGTCAAGGTAATTACGGCAAACTCATGGAGAAGTTAATTGGCGAAAAGAATTGAAGAACTTAAAAGTTCTTTAGATTGGAATAGAATACCAGTCCAAAAAATTCGAAAAATCGCGAAACTAAACAAAGACCGTGATGGGGCTTCTCGTGCAGAAGCAGTATTCAAAGACTACTTTATAAATAGACGAGGAATGACGCAAGAGCAATGGCAAGAGCAGTATGATGCAATTGCTCCTACTTGGGAATGGTATAAAACACACGCTATACACCCGAACGACCCCATGATGGTGGGATACTTAAAAGAAGTGTGGGAAAAATTTAATTGCGGGTTGGCTCAGTACATACAGTTTTATTTACAGCCGCCTCTAATGGACTTACCCTATCATTATGATGGCAGGTCAACTAATATAAATTTTGTATACCCACACGAAGAAGTTTCTCCTCTAACAATAGAGGGAAAAGATTTTTATTATGATAACTTTGTCTTTGACGGAGGTTATCAGAAACATATGGTAAGAGGCGCTGCATCACCTAGATTTATGATGCAGATTTGTTTTTGGGAAGTACCTTATGAAAAAGTGGTACAAGAACTAAGGAGACAGAATCATGTGTAAATGTTGTAAATGTTGCAACTGTACTTGTTGCGAATAGGAGGATAAATGGCATACTCAAAAGAAGTAGTAGAAAGATTCGAAGCGGTAACAAATAATCCCGCGGCACACGGTGTTGGTAGGTTTGACCCTAACGACCCAATGGTTGCAACTGGACTCACAGGAGCTCCAGCTTGCGGTGATGTAATGAAACTCGATTTGAAACTAAATGAAGAGAATCAGATACTAGATGTCAAATTTAAAACTTATGGTTGCGGAAGTGCAATCGCGAGTAGTTCACTATTTGTAGACATGCTAAAAGGTCTTACACTAGAAGAGGCTAAACTAATTAAAGATAAAGAAATAGCAGAGGTGCTGCAGTTACCTCCTATAAAACTTCATTGCTCAGTACTTGCAGAAGATTGTATAAAAAAGGCAATAGAAGATTGGGAAAAGAAAGTAGCACATAGAAACCACAACTATGATAGAGCTCACGGATAAAGCATATGAAAAGCTTCTGGAGAAGACAAGAGGCGATGAGGGTATCACCATTGCTTTACTTCCCGGCGGCTGTGCTGGTTTTGAGTATAAGTTGGATTATATTGGTAATAGAATCCTTGATAGCTCGTGGAAGATACTAGATTACGTTAACTTTAAAATAGGAGTTGACAAGATGTCAATTCCATACTTAGATGGGGCTACCTTAGATTGGCAGCAACAAGGAATAAACGAAGAGTTTGTTTTTAGAAACCCTAACGAACAAAACAGGTGTGGCTGTGGTGTTAGCGCGTATTTCTAATGGAAGTTTTTCAGTTAATAGCAGAAGTTGGAGCGCCTATAGCAGGAGCCCTGGTGATGCTTTATTTTCTGTTCATAATTATGAAACAAAAAATCGAAGACACCGTAGGTAAAGTAAAACTTTTACAAACTTTTGCAGAGTCGTTAACAACAAGAGTCAAGACTATAAACAATGACTTAATAAAATTAGACACAGCTGTTAGTTCAGCACTAGGTCTAAAACCAGATTTAGATAGAATTGCCCGAGCAGAAAATTTTGTTGAAGATGGCACTATCGATGTTAGGAGAGATTAGTGAGTGATGTAGCAACGCTAATCGCCGAGTTTGGATTTCCTATTGTAATGATGGTATCGCTTGGATACTTCGTCTACTATATATGGAACTCTATACAGAAGGTTATAAATCCTGCAATCAGTAGCCAGCATATGGCGCTGATAAAACTCATTGACCAAGTACGGATGCTTGATAATGATGTTATTCGTCTACAAGAGAAGATAGACACGGTGCTACAGATTAAAGAAAATGAAATACTTAATAGGAGCGTTAATACTAATAGTATCGACGACGACAGTAGCCGATGAAATAGTCCACGGCTTTAAAAATCCTTCCTTTAGCGGAATAGGAACTTCCGCACACTACCTCACTATTGAAAATCAAGAGAAGAGTAGACGCGACCAAATTCAGGACGATATCGAATCTGCACTAAAAGCTGCTCAACGTGAAGCAGAAAACACAACTCTTGCTAAATTTATAAGAAACCTCGAAAGTAGAATCTTTGCGCAGTTATCAAAACAATTAGTAGATAATATGTTTGGTAATGATGAAGCGTCATTATTTGGTTCTTTTACACTAGAAGGTAATACAATAACTTATCAGAGAACAGAAAGCTGTACTGAGGACGGTGTATGTACAGAGATTATTAGACTTACAATAGTCGCAGAGGACGGAAGTACAACTACAATAGACATTCCAATAGGCACTGGAGGTTTTTAATGAAACATCTGGTTGTTCTATCCTTATTATTTTTGACAGGGTGTGCATCTATACCTATGTGGAACGACAGTTGTACTGTAGAATTTGCCAAACAATTTGGAGAGTGTAGAGAAGCTCCTGAGATTATCGAACTTCCTACATATGAACAACTCTTAAACTTCCCACCAGCAGAAGTAATGCCGGTTGTGGCTGTTTATAATTTTCAAGACCTTACAGGTCAAAGAAAGCGTAGAGATAATTTAGCAGACTTTAGTACTGCAGTTACTCAGGGCGCTACAGAATTACTCATTGACGCACTCAAAACTGCCGCAAAAGGTAAGTGGTTTCGTGTTGTCGAAAGACATGGGATTGACCACTTAGTACGAGAAAGACAAATTGTTAGAAGTACTAGAGAAGAGAACGATAATGATAAAGGAATTCAACCTCTGCTTTTTGCGGGTATTATATTTGAAGGTGGTATCATAGGATATGACTCAAATATTGAAACTGGCGGTAGAGGTGCAAGAACATTAGGGATTGGACATCAAACTCAATATAGAAGAGATGTTGTTACTGTAAGTTTACGTGGAATTAGCACTCTTACAGGAGAGATATTATTAAATGTCCAAACTCAAAAGACTATACTATCAGTTGGTGGAGGTTTCGATGTATTTAAGTTTGTCGATATGGACACTCAACTAGTAGAAATAGAAGACGGTGTTGCAAAAAACGAAAGCGTAACTGTTGCAACCCGTGCGGCTATAGAGGCTGCAGTGGTCGCCGTTATTAAGCAAGGCGACGAAAGGGGCTACTGGAAAATCCAGGAGCAATTGGGAGATGAAAGTGAAGAAACTAAATAGCATACTATTCGTTTTATTACTTTCTGCTGGCTATGTGCTAGCCGACGCCTCCGATAACGAGATTTTTCTCGAACAGGAAGGTGACACACTTGAATTGACAATTGACCAAGTAGGTTATGGAAACAAGTTCTGTGGAACAATATCATCTGGCGCTTGTGCTAGTGATATGGTAATCACAGGTAGTAACATAACTTTTAATTTGGATCAATTAGGTAATAGTAACCAACTATTCGGGCCTATCATATTAGACTCTTCTAATATAGATATGTCTTTTACTGGAGATAGCAATGTCTTTGATTGGAATATTGGTGCTACAGGTTCTGCCGATAACTTAGATTTAGATTTAACCGTTACTGGCGATAGCAACTCATGGAATCTTGATATTGGAGGTAACGCTTCATCAGAAAGTTTAAACTATGATTTAACTATTACTACAGGAAGTTCAAATGTTTTTACACAAATATTTGACTCTGACAACAACAAGTGGGAATTAGAACTAGCAGGTGGTAGTAATGACTTCAATACTACTCAGAAAGACGCAGATCAAATCTTAATTATTGACTATGATGGTGATGATGGAGATATAGATATTGTCCAGCAATCTGGAACCTGTCCAAACGGTGTTACAACCTGTTCAGGTGTGATAGATATGGAGATTGATTCTGACGATGCAGTTATTACAATTAACCAGAAAGATACTAGCGACTAGTTTATTAGTCCCTGCTTTTGCTTTTGCAGACATAGGTAATATATTTGAGCAAACAGGAGTAGGAAACATCACAAGACAGAATGATACGCTTGATGCGGTCGAAGGTGTAGACATCTTATTATATGATACACTAAATACTGGCAATGGGCGTATCGCTGTCAACTTTTTAGACGATTCTAATTTAAGACTTACAGAACATTCAGAAGTTTTAATAGATGAAGTAATTTACGACCCAAACCCTTCTAAATCCAAGATGGTTATGAAGTTTGCAATGGGCACAGCCCGTTTCACTTCTGGAAAACTTGGAATGGTTAATAAAGCCAATATCGATATACAAACACCTACAGCAAGTATCGGTATAAGAGGCACAGATTTTACAACAACGATAGATGAATTAGGAAGAAGCTTAATTATTCTATTACCTGATGCAAGTGGTGACGCTTCAGGAATTATAACAGTAAGTAACGAAGCTGGTACTGTAACCCTCGACCAAGCTTATCAAGCAACGATGGTGAGTACAATCTCAAGCATGCCAGCAAAGCCTGTTACAATTACAAATATTACTGTAGGAATGATAGACAATATGTTTATTGTCAATCCTCCTGAAGAAGTACAAAGGCAACAAGATGAACAACAGAACGAAAATCGTTCTAACAATATTCTAGAAGCTGACTTTCTTGAGTTTAACGACTTAGAGCAAGACTATCTAGATGAAAATGAATTAGAGTACACAGAATTAGACAGAGACCTCTTAGATGTAGATTTCTTACAAGACTTGTTAGAAATTATAGAAGAAGCTGACTTACTCGATAGAAGAAAGAGTGCAGGTGGTTTTGAGAATGTCGATATTGTTGGTACTCTACCAGGATTTGACAAAGATACACAGTATCAAACAATAGTCGAAGACAATGGCAAAATATGGTTTTATAGAGAGGTCACAGGTATTATCAGTATACGACTAGCGCAAGATGCAAATGCTAGAATCAATACTATTACTGATGAAAAAGAAAGTATAATAACGGTTGGTGATGGCGAATCCATCAGCATTATAATAAGGCAAACAAATTGAAAAACGAAGAAATACGAGAAAAATGCGAACTATGTGGGCTTATTAGCCTATTCCTAATGTCACTATTAGCGGTTGCTCCTGCTGCACGAGCTGGAGACAATCACGTACACATTGACCAGGTTGGTACTGGTGGAGATGAAGTAACTTTGACTATTGACCAAGAAGGTTACAATAATCAGATAGACTTCTCTTTTGCACATAGTGGTAATACTATTATACTAAAACAATATGGAGCGAATAATAAAGTATCTTGGGTTCCGTACTGGGGTTCAGGTAAGTCCTGGGGTGGCGATATAGACGGCACAGGCAATAACTTAAATATTGAACAATGGAACGGAGCTACATATGGTGGACATGTTTGGGGTGATGATAATGATATAGATATTTATCAACACGGAACTCAAACTCACTATCTTGACATACACATGGACGATGTAGTTCATGAGATTTTACAAGAAGGTTCAGGAAGCAGTTATTCACATGTTTACTACTATGGAACTGCAGATGGCTCTACAGTAGACATACAACAAAAAGGTGGTGGCAGTCACAATGCTACTATAACACTACAAGGCACTCAGCCTACTAATTTAACTTTAATACAAGACAGCGCTAGTAATCAAACTTATGGTCTTACACAGACTTGCTATACTTCAGGCGGCTGCAATATTACAGTAACTCAAGACTAATGAAAATCAATTTATTACTAGGTGCTGCTCTTCTTGCAGTCCTGGTCTGGAATCCTTACCCTTTACAAATACTTGAACTAAAAAGTTTAGACGCTTTGATTATGTCTAGAGATACTGTTCAAGATGAAATGATACTACTTGTAGATATTGATGAAGAAACCGTAGAACACTTTGGAGGTTATCCTCTACCGAGAGACTTTTATGGTGAGCTAATAGACTACACAGCGGGTACTCCAGGAATCACAGTAGCTTTTCCCGACCCAGATATACATGGAAAAGACAAATTCTTACAAAATGCACTAGATTATAAACCCACCGTACTATCTTTTATAGGTAGCACCCAAGCAAGTGAAGGCGGCCCACATGTGGGTACTGCTCAACTAGGAAATGGAGACCCATCAGAATGGCTATACAAGTACCCAGGAATTTTACGATCACACATCAACAGCGAAGGCGTCGGCTTAATAAGCAGCGTACCAGAATTAGACGGCGTCGTCAGGCGTCTGCCCCTCGCCATAAGCGTTGATAATAAAATATATCCTAGTTTTGCACTAGAGATGCTTAGACTTGCTGCAGAAGACCCCAGCTATCAGATAAAAACAGAAGAGACTGGCGTTGAATGGGTAAGAGTTCCTAAGTTTGGTAAGATTGTTACTAACGAAAATGGTACTGTGTGGGCAAATTGGAATACAAAGTTTCACAGACAAACAGCATTAGACTATTTTCAGGAGCCAGTCCCTGCGCCTTTTGTTGTTTTCGGCGTTACTGCAGAGGGGGTGGCTCCGCTCGTAGCAACTCCCAACGGGCCAATGTACCCACATGACGTACAAGCGACAGTTTTGAACACAATTGTGAACGGAAATGCGCTTTCACAGCCCTCGTGGGGATACTTGGCAGAGATAGGTATAACAATTATCGGAATGATACTCATTATTTTAGTATCTTCTAGTATTTGGTGGAGCTTACCAGTCATTTTATCACTATTAGGAGGACTTTCTTACGCTTCCTGGAAGCTTGTTGAATCTTCCTACTTGTTTGACGTTTCTGGCACGCTACTTATACTGTTTTTATTCTGGAGTATTGTACAATTTCATAGTTTTATTACTCAATATTTGTTGAGATTACAGATTAAACAACAATTTGGGACGTATGTTAGCCCTGCCCAAGTAGAAATACTCCAAAATAATCCAAAATTACTGAGATTGGGTGGGGTGACAAAACGAATGACTTTCCTTTTTTCTGATATCCGAGGTTTCACCCCGATTTCAGAATTTTATCAGTCTGACCCACAAAAATTAGTGGAACTGGTTAATCGTTTTTTAACTAATCAGACTGATATCATACTCAAACACGAGGGAACAATAGATAAATACATGGGAGACTGCATCATGGCTTTTTGGAACGCACCTCTCGATGTCGAAGACCAAGAAAGAAAAGCCACAGAGTGCGCTCTCGAGATGAGAGTAGCTTTAGAGGAGTTAAATGATGTTCTCAGGAATGAAGGAAGCCCTGAAATCAATACTGGAGTCGGAATCAATACAGGACCGTGTGTTGTCGGTAATATGGGTAGTAATAGTCGCTTTGATTATAGTGTTCTCGGCGACGCTGTTAATCTCGCTGCTAGACTTGAATCATCTTGTAAAACCTATGACACCGATCTTATAATATCAGAGTACAGCATGGTCGACGGATTCGACTATAAGTTCTTAGACGAGGTCACGGTGAAAGGAAAGTCTGAACCAGTTAAAATTTATACCATCGAAAAATAGTTCTTGACATGACCCTGTAATTTTGGTATAATTTAAGTTGTATAAAAATATACACAAGTAAACAGGAGCTAGGTAATGGAAGTCGAAGAACTAAGTGCCGAGTTAAAAAAGCACGAAGCCATTTGTGAAGAGCGCTGGAAAACTGTATTTAATCAGCTCCAAGGTATTGAAGGGAGGTCTGCTAAACGGTTTGACGGTGTTGAATCATCAATAACACGAATTGAGACAATACTAATAAGTGTTGCAGGCACAATCATTGTGGGAGGTGCTGGGGTCATATATTCAATGTGGCAAATGCACCCATAGGAGAAATAATGGAATTAGAATACGATAAAAAAGATGTAGCAAAAAGCCCAAAGGTAAAAGAAGCAAAATTACCAAAAGGGTATGACCTTTATTTAAAAAGAGGTAAGTGGTGTCTACGCGATGTCAACGGTAGACTATGGAAGTTTGATAGCGAAAAAGAGGCATTACAACATGCAAACGGATAAATCAATCAATCAAGAAGAGCAAGCAGTAGAAGAAAAAGTTATTACTGCAGCTGAGAAACGAGCAGCAATGTTAGCGGCTCGTAAAAAGAATCTACAGCGACAAAAAAGAGGGAAACTTCCACGTTCGCTTAGATAGGAGACTTAGGTCTATTGGGAGAGCGTTATGCCATCAGGTAAAGGAACGTACGGCAAAAGAAGAGGCCGTCCGATGAAAAGCAAGAAAAGAAAGAACGGTAAGAAAAAGAGAAAAGGTTTGACAGCCGCTCAAAAAAGATTGCCAAAGAAATTGCAACAAGCAATTTTACGGAAGTTGAGAGGTAGAAGATAATGCCATATCATTACAAACCTAAAAAGAAGAAAAAGAAAAAAGGTGGCAGGAAGAAACGCAAAAGCATGAGGAGGCATCATGGCTGTTAGACGAAAAAGAAAAACCAAAAGAAAAACTCTTACTAAACGTCAACAAGCAACTATGAGACGTCATGCTAAACATCATACTAGAAAGCATATGGCTATGATGAGACGACTAATGCTACAAGGTAAAACATTTACCCAGGCGCACAAAGCGGCACAGAGAAAGGTAGGAAGATAATGGCTAGAAAAAGAAGGAAGGCTCGAAGAAGCACTAAAGCAAAAAGAAATATTCCTACTAATAAAGCTTTATATGCTAGAGTCAAAGCTGCTGCTAGAAGAAAGTTTGCAGTTTATCCTTCAGCGTATGCGAACGCTTGGCTTGTAAGAGAATACAAGAAGCGAGGCGGGAGATATAGACGTGGCTAAGGCTAGAGGCGGATTAGGTAAATGGTTTAAGCAGAACTGGGTAGATATCTCAAGACCTAAAAAAGGTGGCGGATACCACAAATGCGGAAGAAAGAAAGCAGGAAAAGGTGGCTACCCTAAATGTGTACCAGCCGCAAAAGCTAGACGAATGTCAAAGAAACAAATAGCTTCAGCCGTTCGTAGGAAGAGAGCAAGGAAACAAGGAGTTGGTGGTAAACCAACTAATGTTCGTACTTTTACTAAAAGAAAAAGAAGAACAACAAGGAGACGTCGTGCCCGTAAGACGCGTTAAAGGCGGTTATCGTTGGGGTAAGTCTGGAAAGATTTACAAAACGAAGAAAGCTGCAGAACGCCAAGGCAGGGCGATATACGCATCAGGCTATGGTAAGAAGAAAAAGAAGAGATCCAAAAAAAGGAACAGGTAAAAAACCTAAAGGGTCTGGAAGAAGACTTTATACTGACGAAAACCCAAAGGATACTGTCAGAATCAAGTTTGCTACTGCAAAAGATGCCAGAGCAACTGTACGAAAAGTAAAACGGGTTCGTAAGTCTTATGCAAGAAAGATACAAATATTAACAGTTGGAGAACAACGAGCAAAAGTGATGGGAAAGAAGACAGTCGCATCAATTTTTAAATCTGCAAAAGCAGGTTTACGGAGAGCAAACAATGCCAAGAAAAAGAGATCCAAGACTAAAAAGAGCAGGCGTTAAAGGTTATAACAAACCAAAAAGGACACCTAATCACCCTAAAAAGTCACACATTGTCGTTGCCAAAGTAGGAAATAAAATTAAGACTATCCGATTTGGACAGCAAGGTGCTAAAACTGCGGGGAAACCTAAGAAGGGAGAGTCAGCGCGAATGAAAGCAAAAAGACGTTCTTTTAAAGCGAGACACCGTAGAAACATAGCAAAGGGAAAATTGTCTGCCGCATATTGGGCAAACAAAGTTAAATGGTAGGAGAACGAAATGTTAGCATTTTCAGTAGGTGGTAATAGCGCAGCGTGTCCAACGACACCAGAGACTGCCACTTCATTTAGTGATATTACTAGTGTAGTACTATTTGTAAATACTAGTAATGCAACCCAAACTATATATCATGGTAATTCTGCAGACCCTTCAGACGTTATAGGGAGTGTAGTAATACTTCCAAATGAAAGACTGATGTTATGGAAAAGAATTACAAGACATAAGTTTTGGGCAAGTAGCAATGAGGTTATAGGCACCCCGGGTATGGCATTTAGTCCGACCCAAACTGCTAGGAATAATCCAGGCGTTACTTAAAGCGAAGATTCAAACTCTTCTGGGAGAAAAAGTATGTTTGAATTTATAATGGTAGTATGGAAACTTATACAAGTTATTCCAATACTCATAACAGTATGTTCAGCAGTAGTAGCTATGACAGATACTCCTGTGGACGATAAAATATGGGCGAAAGTTTATAAATGGATAGACAGATTTGCTCTGAATATCGGAAAAGCGAAGGATAGAAATCCACTCCTCGACTAGGAGATTATTATGCTGAATACCAGCATTAAAATTAAAGAAGTCGAAGAAAAGATAGCTATCTCTGAAGCGCTTATTTCCGTTGAGAAGGCAACAGCTATGCTTATTTTTAAAGTTACCAAAAACATGCATACCCTTTCTCAGATAAAAGAATTAACAGCTAAGCCTCGACTCGGTCGAGGCAAACAGCTGAGGACAATATTGGAGAATTACAATGGCTAAATTCTTAAGTGGACCAACAGGTATTCACAACACACAAAAGATTAGAAAGCATGTACTAAGAAGGGGCGTTACTAGAGACATGAACGCTGCAGCAGGAACTGTCGTTAATAGCAGGAACCCTAACAGTTTTAGTTATGCTAGATACTCTACTGGGGCAAAAGGCATCGGACCTAGATATGGTAAGTCAGCTGGCCCTAAAAGAGCACGATTCGGCAAAGGATCGCACTCTAGAATAATGAGACGTAGATAAACAACCAAATAAGTAGTATGAAACAGATTGATGGAAGAAAGTTATGGCTTGATGAGAACGCCCTCAACGCGGCAACGATTGTGGGCGCTCTTAGTTTAGCAGAGAAACGTAGAGAACTAACACCGAAAGAACAAGACATGAAAATGCTGTCCGCAGCGTTTATGTACTTGTACAACGTAGTGGAAGAAAAGGAGCTTCTAAACGAAGTAGAAAATTTATTTGAACCTGAGACAGTACACTAATGCTAGAAACCAGTAGAACTGATGTAGAAAGCAAGTTTCTCATGACCTTTGATGAAGATAGATTCATCAAGCTTCCTATAAATTCATACATGGAGTTATTAGGTATCGAACCTAACACAACTCAAAATTCAATTATAAACTGCATGAACAATCCGAAGTATCGTTTTGTTACTGCCGCAGTTTCTCGTAGACAAGGTAAAACATATATTGCAAACGTGATAGGACAACTCGTGTGTCTTGTTCCGAATAGCAATGTTTTACTTATGTCACCTAACTACTCACTTTCCCAGATTTCTTTTGATTTACAAAGAAGTCTAATTAAACATTTTGATTTGGAGGTACTTAGAGATAATGCAAAAGATAAAGTTATTGAACTTTCGAACCATTCTACAATACGTATGGGCTCGGTTAATCAAGTGGATTCAGTCGTTGGTCGCTCCTATGACCTCATCATTTTTGATGAAGCGGCACTTGTCGACGGACGTGATGCGTTTAATGTTGCACTACGACCTACACTAGATAAAGACAACTCAAAAGCATTATTTATTTCTACACCGCGTGGTAGAAATAATTGGTTTGCAGAGTTTTTTCAAAGAGGGTATTCAGACCAGTTCCCAGAGTGGGCAAGTGTAAAAGCTACCTATCATGAGAACCCTAGAATATCTGAAGAAGATATACAAGAAGCTAGAAAGACCATGTCTGAAGCTGAATTTAATCAAGAGTATATGGCAGACTTCAATACTTACGAAGGCCAGGTATGGGGCTTTAAGCATGAAGAATGTGTTTCTGATTTAGTTGAATTAGATACTAGTAAAATGGATATATTCGCAGGAATGGACGTGGGTTATAAAGACCCTACAGCTTTCTGTGTTATAGGTTATGATTGGGACGCAGATAAATACTACTTACTAGATGAGTACTTAGATGCAGAAAGAACAACTGAACAACACGCAGAAAAAATTAGAGATTTAATCAATAAATGGGCTATTGATTATATTTATATTGATTCTGCTGCACAACAAACGAGGTTCGACTTTGCACAAAACTATGATATTACTACTATCAACGCAAAGAAATCAGTTCTAGATGGCATTGGTCATGTAGCAGCGATCTGTGATAATGATAAACTTATAGTTGATCAAAGGTGTAAAGAATCACTACTCTCACTTGACCAATACCAGTGGGATCCAAACCCCAATTTATTGAAAGAGAAACCAGTGCATAACTATGCATCACATATGGCAGACGCACTACGATATGCGTTGTATTCGTTCGAGACCACGGCGACAACGTTCTAATGACCACCGTACCAAAAATAGTTCTTGACATTGAACCCAAAGTTATGTATAATAAAAAGAATGGAATAAGTTATGCCTCTTAAGAGAGATTTAGTAAAGTATGTCAGGGACAAAGCTAAGTCTCAATATAAGAAAGATACTGAATGTTATATTTGCGGTAGTCAAGAAAACCTGGACTTTCATCATTTCAACGGTCTAACAGAGTTGCTAGATATTTGGTTGAGAAAGAATAAGTTGATAATAACAGAAGAAGCAGATATACTCAATCTACGAGAAAAGTTTATCGAAGAGCATAGCAAAGAATTATACGACGAGGCTGTTACCTTGTGTCATGAACATCATCTACAACTGCACTCAATCTATGGCAAAAGACCCAAAGTCGTAACAGCAAGAAAACAAGCGAGATGGGTGGGCATACAGAGAGAAAAACATGGCATGGTATGACAGATTTATAGGTCGACAACCTAATATAGATGAGGAGGAAAAACTAAATCCTTCTCAATATCTTATTGCGGGTGACGAAGGTGGAACAATAAGTTCCCGTGAAGTAATCACGAATTACAGGCACGCCTATGAACAATTAGAAGTTGTAAACCGAGCAGTCAACATGATAGTGGACGACTCATCGGATATACCTTTTGATGTAGGCGAAACCCTAAAAGGACAAACTAGCATTTTTAAAAATGTTAGAAAATCGAAAGTAGATTTATTACTGAATAGAGAACCAAATCCTTTTCAAGATATAAATACTTTCAAAAGAAATTTAGTAACAGATTTAATGCTTGATGGTAACATTTTTGTTTACTTTGATGGTGCTCACTTGTACCATCTACCAGCAGACAGAGTTACAATCGAAAGTAATGAAAGAACTTACATAGAAAAGTTCACATATGACCACAGCATAGAATATTCTCCTAGTGAGATTATTCACATAAAAGAAAATTCATTTAATTCCATTTATCGTGGAGTTCCTAGATTAAAACCCGCGTTCAGAACAATGCAACTATTGTTAAGTATGAGGCGTTTTCAAGATAACTTCTTCAAGAACGGAGCCGTACCAGGCTTAGTACTTAAATCACCAAACACTCTTTCTGAGAAAATTAAAGAAAGAATGTTACAAGCATGGGTTGCCCGTTACAACCCACAATCTGGTGGTAGACGTCCTCTTTTCTTAGATGGCGGACTTGAAGTAGAAAACTTAACGGAAGTAAGCTTCAAAGAGTTAGACTTTCAAGAGGCAATAAAGTCAAATGAAAGAATAATCCTAGAAGCAATGGGTATACCACCCATTATATTGGACGGTGGTAACAATGCGAATATTCGCCCAAATCATCGACTATATTATTTAGAAACCATACTACCTATCACAAGAAAGATAGCGTATGCTTTCGAGAGGTTCTTCGGTTTTAAACTGAATGAAGATGTAAGCAATGTGCCTGCACTTCAGCCCGAACTAAAAGATCAGGCTTCTTATTACGCCACACTTGTAAATACGGGAATATTAACACCGAATGAGGCAAGGGAGGCGTTGAGATTTGAGAAGATTGACGGATTTGATCAACCGCGAGTTCCTGCAAATATCGCAGGTTCAGCCGCAAATCCAGAGGAAGGTGGCAGACCGCAAGAAACCCCACCCGCAGAGGAAGAATTATGACAAAAAACATGATGCTAAAGGCTTTATCAGAATACATGGCAGCAAAGAATGTAGACTACGTAAGCCTATCAGATTATAAAGCGGACGAGAAAGCTCCTGTAAGGGACTATCTTTTAAGGAGAAAGTTTGGCTCTTGGAATAGAGTTGTTGCCGCTGCACTACATAGATTTCCTGTGGAAGTCGAAGTAGCTCCTGCACCAAAACCTAAAGCTGCTAAAAAGGTTGAGGCAGAAGTTAAGGAGGAATAACTATGTCTGAGAAAATATTTCATTGGACAAACTCGTTCAAAATGCTTGGCGAAGACGACGACGGTGGACTAGACATCAAAGGAAGTGCTAGTACAAATGCTGTCGACAGAGCTGGCGATATAATTGAACATGATGCATGGACAAAAGGTGGATTAGAAAATTTTAAAAATAATCCAGTTATATTGTTTAATCACAACTATGACAGACCTATTGGTCGTGCAAAAGAACTTAGTGTTGGTGAAAACGGTTTAGATATTACAGCCCGTATTTCTAAATCCGCCAACGAAATAAAAGATCTTATTAAAGACGGCGTTCTTGGAGCCTTTAGTGTCGGTTTCAAGGTCAAGGACGCTGAATATATGACCGAAACCGACGGATATAAGATAAAGGACGCTGAACTGTTCGAAGTGTCAGTAGTTTCGGTTCCCTGTAACCAAAACGCTGTCTTCTCTATTGCGAAGTCATTTGACAATATGGAAGAGTACAACAAGTTTAAACAAGACTTTATTCAGACTAACTCAATTGGAGCAGACGCTAAGATTGAGCAGTCAAGCGAGGCAATAGCCGACAAAACGGAGACGAAAATGTCAGAAGATGTAAAAACTCCTGAAGCAAGCCCTGAGTTCGACTTGGAAACATTCGCTAAAGAAGTTGCGGAAAAAACTGCCGCTTCCATCGCAATGAAACAAGCTGAGCAAAAAGCTGCTGAAGCAAAAGCACAAGCTGAAGCCGACGAAAAGGCACAAGCAGAAGCAGAAGCTAAGCAAGCTGAAGAGCAAGCTGAAATGGAAAAACAAAAGAAAATCGTTGCAAGTGGGTTGTCAGGTGCTGAGAAACTTATGGAAGACGTTGAAAAACGTGTCAATGAGAAGCATGAAGATTTAGAAACAGTTGTTAAATCTCTTGAAAAAGAATTAGCAGAAAAATCTGAAGAAATTATGTCAATCAGAGAATCCAAAAGAATCTTTGCAGACAGAGGCAACAAAGACTGGAAAGAAGCATTTCAAGGAGACATTCTTGATGCTAAGATTCTAGGTCTTGCTACTGGTAAAGGTTACGAAACAGATTATGCAAAAGGCGTTATGCAAAAAGTGAACGAACATTCAGGTGTTCAAGTATCTTCTGCTGACTTCGAGCAAATCGTTTCAACAAACGTCGAAAGAGATATTCAAAACGAGCTAGTCTTGGCTCCTCTATTCAGAGAAATTCCAATGACTTCAGCAAACATGATTATCCCAATCCTTCCAGATGCAGGTTACGCTGAGTTTGCTTCAGGGCAAACAGCAAGTGGTTCTTCACCACATGGTAACTTAGCTGAAAGAGGAGACACCTATGGTTCACCATTTGGTGGGGTTGATTTAACTGAAAGAACTCTTTCAACCAAAAAACTTATTTCACAATCATACTTAGGTAATGAAACTGAAGAAGATGCAATCATGCCAATTCTACCGCTTATCAGAGAATCTATCGTTAGGTCTCATGCAAGAGCAATAGAAAATGCTATCTTAGCTGGTGATGATGCTGATGGTGCTTTCGGTACCTCAGGTGCTTCTTTCGAAGGTTTATTACACCTAGCAAGAAATGATTCAGACTTCACACAAAGTACAACTGCTTTCGCATCTGATACTTTGACAGCTGCTGAATTACTTTCAATGAGAAAGAACATGGGTAAATATGGTATTAACCCAGCAGATGTGGTTTATATCGTATCACAAAGATCTTACTTTGAATTGCTAGAAGATGCTGAGTTCCAAGATGCTAACCTAGTTGGCGACATGGCAACTAAGCTATCTGGTGAAATCGGACAGGTATTCGGATCAAGAGTACTATTATGTGACGAATTCGCTACACCAGCAGTTGGTAAGTTCGCAGCAATAGCTGTTAACCCAATGAACTTCGTAATGCCTAGATTAAGAGGTGTTACAATCGAATCAGACTACGAAGTAGCTAACCAAAGACGAGTCCTAGTGGCTTCTCAAAGAATAGGTTTCACAGACCTAATCGATGGTGCAACTTCTAAGTGGGGTTATATGTATAAAGCTAGCTAATAGTTAGTATACTATGTAGTGGGAGTTCGCTCCCACTACAACTTTTAAAATATTATGGCAGACTTAGTAACAGTAAATGAATATAAAGACGCAGAGGGAATGAGAGGCGAGAAAAATGACGACCGCCTAAATGTTATAGTTCCTCAAGTTTCTGAACTCGTAAAAAGATATTGCGGGACATCATTTATTGATTTCTTTTCTACTAATAAAGTTGAAACATTCAATATAAATGATCAGTATACCACGACAGTGATTTTAAGTGAATGTCCAGTAGTTAGTATTAACAAAGTAGAAGAAAGGACTTCTTACTCAGAAGACTACAAAGAACTACTCACTAGTAATTATGAATATTACTTTGACTCTACCGCAGATTCTATAATTAGAACTAATGATAACGGTGGAAAGAAACATTGGGCTCATGGCATGGGAGCAGTAAGAGTAACTTACAAAGCTGGCTACGCAGAGTGTCCAAAAGATTTACAACTTGCAATATTTGACTTAATTACATACTATGTAAAAGATGAGCATAAGCAAAGGCAGACTCTTGGTGGAGCAACTTTGCAAAACCAGGGTACAGCAGGAGTTAGAAATAGTACTGACTTTCCTGACCATATAAAAAGAGTGCTTGATTTACATAGAGTAATTATATGATTCAAGATGTAGAAAACTTTTTTAAACGAATGATGGAGAAATCCAACATTGATATGGCTAGAGCTCATTCTGATGCTACATATGAACATAAGTTCCTAATAAAACAAAAGAACTTAGTAAATATGATAGTCGACAGAGTTATACAAGCTAGACATGACGCAGGACTACCACCAGCTAGTAAGACTACAATTGCTAATATAGTAAAAACTAGTGTTTGGAACAAGGTGTATACTATACCCAATGTTAAAAGAGCCTTTAGAAGATACTATGGCTCTACTGGTAAAAGTGGTGGCATATTTGTTAGTAAAGGTGTCGGAGGTATGGTACAAGTAGTTTTCATGCGAGGTAAATACGCTGAAAAAGTAGCTACATCACGAGGTAACTTGATACCAAAGACTAACATGGCGATGCAAGATTTATGGTTTGAAGCCATATCTGTTATTAAGACAGAAATGGGCAAGAGAAGAAACCTAGGATTAGATTTGGTAGGTAGCCAGGTTCCTGAAAGATTTAGGTCTCCACCTCATGCAGGTGCAAGACTTCATGGAGACACTTCTGCTAAAGGAGGCTTTCAAACTACGATTGCCAAACAAGTATTAGCAGAGGGTGGAGGAGAAGGAGCTGGTTTTGATGACGCTGTAAAAAACTTTGACAGAAACTTTAGGGAAGAGTATCCTGAAGATGGTTGGTTAATGGACCAAGCTGTAACTCAGATATTTAATCCAATAAAGAAAAAGTATAACGTAAAAGATATACAAGACTTTACTTCAGCATCAGGAACTAGAGAGATTTCTGTTACTGTTGAATATGGAGACGCTCGTTTAAATAGAGAAATGAACTGGGCAGATGCAGACGGAATAAAAAGAGCTGCAAAAGACGAAACAGACAAGTTTATAAAGTTTTTAGGGGCTAGTAAAGATGAGGTTGCAGAAGAAGGAGGAGCTTTACAAGGTTCCGATAGTTTTAATACTAAAGCAACAAAAATAGTACAAGGAAAACTTATTGAAAGTCTTCTAAAGGTAAAGGGAACAAGACCTGACTTTAGATTAAAAGTTAATAAAAAACTACTTGCACAAGCAAAAAAAGCAAAAGGCAAGAAAAGGGGTCAAGGTGGTTTTGATATAAATGAGGCAATTAAAACCGCAGTTGTTGCTAGTACTAAAGCTAAAACGCAAAAAGTACGAAAAGGTAGACCAAACTCAAATAAAAAAGGTGTATCAAGAACAATAGAAAGCCCAATAGCTTTGAGAAACATACTTAATGAAGCACTACCACAAATGGTAGCAAGTAAAATGACACCGCCAGCACTACAATATAGAACTGGTAGGTTTGCAAACTCAACTAGAATTGAGAATGTAAATATAGGTTCAAGAGGTGGATTGCATATAGACTATACTTATATGAGAAATCCTTATGAAACTTTTGAGCCAGGTGGAAAACAGGGGAGTACTTTAAGAGACCCTCGAAAAATAATAGGAGCAAGTATTAGAGAACTTGCTATGGGAATACTGGGAAGACAGCCGACAACACTTAGGAGACAATAATGGACTCAACTACAGCAAGAAAATATTCAACGCGTAGACGAGCCATAGTAGGAGCAATAGCCGAGAAACTAAACCAAAGTTTGGACGGCAATCCTCCTTTTAGAACAGCGGTTCAAAGCGTTGAGCCAAGACTTAGATTTTGGGACGAAGTCACAGACTTTCCCGCAATCCAAGTTGGAGCAGGACAAGAAACTCGCGAATATGAAGGTGGCGGGTTTCGATTTAGATTTTTACGAGTAACTGTTAGATGTTATATACATGATGAAGATGATGTAATACTAGCATTAGAAGAGTTACTAGAAGATGTTGAAACTGTACTTGAAGATAACGATCCTTTAACGTATACAGATTCAACAGGTACGTCTCAAACGACAGTAAAGACTACAATTCTTTCTGTGGATACAGACGAAGGTGTATTAGAACCTCTCGGTGTCGGAGAAGTCGTCGCAGAGATTCAATACTAGAAAAAGTTACGCCGAGTAAATACTTGGCAAAGCTCTTTCAGAGAGATAGGAGAATAAAATGGCATTTCATTTTAGTAGAGATACCAAAGTATTCATGAAGTGGCACGCTAGTGCTTCTGGTACAGATGATGCACTTTATGAAATACCAGTACTTGATGGGTTTTCTTTCAGTCAGGCTACAAACACTTCAGAGATTACTTTAAGTGAAGCAGCTGACGGAAGTAACCTAAATAGTAAAAGGGGTAGAGCTATGTTTAACGATTCTTACGCTCCAGCGGAGTGGAGTTTCAGTACATACATGAGACCGTCTACCTCAGACTCTAGTGATACTTATACTATCGCTGGTGGAGAAGGTTCTCACGCAGGTAACGAAAAGAAATTTGCAGTTGAAGGCCCATTATGGGGCGCTATGTCTGCTACTACTTATAATTTAGCAGTTGGCGGAACAGGAGCACCTACGTTGGCTTCTTTTGAACCAAACGTGTTTAACTTTCAAAACTCCAACAAAGTTGCATTAGGAGTATTTGACTTATTCTTTGTAATGGGAGCGGCTAAAGATGACGATGTTTCAACGTATGATACATCAGCAGGTGGAGACGTTACTATTTACAAAATTTCAGATTGTTCAGTAGGCTCAGCATCTATTGACTTCGATATTGAAGGATTAGCACAAGTTAACTGGTCTGGACAGGGTAAACTCATTACTGAAGTTGCACAGCTAAATACAGCTGCTGGAGGAACAACAACAAAAGGTCTAATTAACGAAGGAATTAGTAGTACTAGCAACTTCGTTAGACAAAAATTAACAAGTATGACGTTAGCATTTGATGCAAGTGCGTCAACAGGTACTGATGGGACACACCCAACATCATATAACTTGGTGTTAACAGGTGGAAACATCACTATCGAAAACAATCTTACATATCTAACACCAGAAACTCTAGGTGTTGTTAATCAACCACTAGGGCATGTAATGGGTACTAGATCTGTAAGTGGTAACTTTACTTGTTACTTAAATACAGTAAATGATGGCTCAGCAGAATTGTTTGAGAACCTCATTGAAGCTACAGGACAGATATCTCCTGCGTTTGATTTAGACTTCCACATTGGGGGAGCTGGACAAACACCAAGAGTAAGTGTATCTGTGCCTAAAGCACACCTTGAACTACCTACACATAGTATAGAAGATGTAGTAAGTTTAGATGTAGCCTTCCATGGCTTACCATCTGACCTCTCTTCTTCAACAGCAAGTAGTTCAGCAAATGAGATAAGTTTAACATACGTATCTTAATAATTTAACAATATAGGGGCGGTTCGCCGCCCCTCCTTACAGGGACAGGAATATATGAACGACACAGTAAAACAACCAGTCAAAGCAGTCTCGTTAAAAAGTCTTATGACTCCAAGCAAAACTGTAGAATTTGACTATCCAGGTAGTGAAGGATTTAAAGTAAAACTTTGTTACTTGGCGAGAGAAGAACTCGTAAAATTAAGAGGACGTTGCGTTACTCAAAACTTTAATAGAAAAACAAGAAGTTATGAAGAAGTAATGGACGATGATAAGTTTTTAGAAGAGTACACCAAAGCAGTAATTAAAGGGTGGACAGGATTTAAACTTGCATATGCTAAGAATATGTTACTACTTGGAGATTTAACTCCAGAAGAGGAAGAAAAAGAACTAGACTTTACACAAGAGAATGTTGAAGTTCTTATGAAAAACTCTACTGATTTTGATAGTTGGGTAACGGAAATGGTAGGTGACCTCGAAAATTTTACACAGAGCAAGTAGCGTGGGCTCTTGCTCTAATTGAAAGATATTACTCAGATAACATAAGTTTAGATGCATATCTAATGATGTGCGAGCAATTAGGTCAAGAACCTAAACTAGAAGAAATGCCTCCAGAAATGGGGGACTTTCCTTTAGAGATACAGGAGGCGTTTGTAGTTCACGCTATGCTTCCTGATAGATGGGACGGAATGAGTGGGTCATACATGGGAAAAGACTGGTCTGCTCTTGAAGCCTTATTAAAAATACAAGGCGTGGACGACAAAAAGACTGTTTGCTTTTTCTTAAAAAACATTGAAAGCTACTCGACGATGAGTATCAACGCAGAGCTTAAACGTAAGCAAGACGCCTCAGCAAGGCGAGCAAAAGCAAAAAGGTAAATGGCAAAAAAGAAAATACAAGCTGCTGAGATTATTATCAAAACCACCGATGGTGGTTCTTTTAAAGTCACAGGTAAAGAAGCAGAAAAACTAGCGAAGAATTTAAATAAGACTGGTCGAGCTGCTCAAAATACTGACCGTGCGATAAAAGGTGTAACCCAGCAGTCATCAAACAGTACTAAAGAATTTGCAAAGATGGCGACCATGCAAGGTGGTCTTGTTCAAGTCTATGCAACTATCGCAGCGCAGGTCTTTGCGCTTACTGCCGCATTCCAATTCTTAAAGTCTTCAATGGAGACCCGTAACCTTATGGCTGCACAAGAAGCTTTTGGAGCAGTTACGGGTACTGCATATAGAACTTTGACAACTAATATTCAAGACGCTACTCAAGGTATGCTAGACTTTAAAACTGCCGCACAGGGAGCTGCTATTGGTATCGCTTCTGGACTAAGTGCTAGTCAAATGGAACAATTAGGTAAAGCGGCAACTGATGCTTCACTTGCTCTTGGTAGAGACTTGACAGACTCTTTTAACAGGCTTGTTCGTGGTGTTACGAAAGCAGAGCCAGAACTCTTGGACGAACTTGGTATTGTTTTGAGATTAGAAAATGCAACTACAAAGTATGCTGTTTCTATCGGAAAAACAAGAGAACAATTAAATGCGTTTGAGAGAACACAAGCTGTTTTAAATGATGTTGTAGGGCAGGCAGAAGTTAAATTTGGAGCAATCCAAAAAATAATGGATCCAGATGCATTCGCATTAGGTCAGTTCCAAAAAGAGATGGACGACCTACTCATGGGATTCCAAAAGTTCATCATTGAAGGACTAATTCCAATTATCAACTTTTTCAAAGAAAACTCTATGGCACTTATAGCTGCTGTAGGTTTATTTGTTACTCCAATTATTAAATCACTACTGCCAGATATGAACAAGGCAGCCGCTGATTCACTTTCAAAGTTTAAAGACCATAAGAAACAAGCTATAGCAGATGCCTCTGAATTTAAAGCATCTATACAAGGAGTAGGAGATGCCTTTGCAGGAGGCCCAGTAGATGCAGCAAGTTCTAAGAAAGGACTCCAAGATTTAGGCGTAAAGAAATTTAGTGGAAAAAACGAAGAAACTCTCAGTAAACGACAAGTAGCCGCATACAGACGTATGATGCGTGAAAAGAAAGGTATCTACATGAAGATGAACGCTCAAGAAAGAAGAGCGTTTAGAAACCACTTAAATGCACAAGACGCAATGTTACAAGGCTCTAGTACAAAGCAGAGATCTATTGTACAGGCTACTGAAAATATGAAGAGAGCTGCTTATAAAGGTACACAAATGGTTTATCAAGCTACCATGACAGCTATGACTAGAGCCACAGCTTTTGCAGCCAAAGCAATGAATAGAGCTATGATGGCAGCTGGTATTATTGGTATTGTCTTTATGATAATACAGGCAGTTGCATCGTTAATAAACTTTTTTAGAGACTTAGATGAGACTGCTAAAAAACTTAGAGAAGAAACAAAGAAATCTACAGAAGAGTTTCAACAACTAAATAGTGAACTAAGCAAAATGGCAGAAGTCAGAGAAGCTCCAGGGTTACTAGGTATTAGTCAAATGGTAGAACAATCTGGTAATGCTCTCAGTAGTGCTGACTTAAATAAAAGAATCCAACAATATAATAAAGAAATTGCAAAAGGTACAGATAAGAATAGCGACTTTATGAAGGAAGCTAGAAAAATGGGAGATAGTTTAGAAATTGTTGCTCCCGGCCTAGCCAAATTAAATAGTAGAATACAAGAGGGATTACCAATTACAGCGGCTATGGTATCAGAATTTACTAGTCTTGCTAATGGATATCAAAATGCTGCTGCAGCTTCAAAAAGATTCTCTCAAAACCAAGAAACATTAAATAAAACACTTGATAAACAAATACGTAAATTTAAACAGCTTCCTTTCCAAGACTTAAAAACAGCTTTTTCAGCAAGTATCTCAGATTTAGAAGCAGAACTAGGTTTAGGTGTAGATGAAAAAGGAAATCAAACAATTGACCGATTCGGATTAAAAGGACAACTTGCTGAACAAAGAAAGATTAGAGGAGCGCAAATAGCTAAGTTACGACTAGATAGTAGTAAGCAAGTCTATAGCTCTTCGTCAGGTGCTCAATTTAGTAACACAGTCTTAAGCATGGAAAACCAAGCAGGAGAACTACTTAGCGAAGTAGAAATGATTAACGCTATTATTGCAAGCGGTCATAAAGAAGGCTCTAGAATTTATGAAAGAATGATGGGGCAGTACCATGAAGAGAAAAAGATTCGAGAAGACATTGCAGCTATTCAAAAACAAACTGAAGATGATGAAAAAGTTATTGCATTTAAAGAGGAAACACTAAGACAGCAAAAAGCATTAGAAAGTGATGTAAATGCTTTACAACAATTTGGTCTAAAAAATGTACAGGATACTCTTAATAATAGAAAAGAACAACAAAGAATACTTGTAGAAGAGGTAGGACTAGAGAGAACAAAACAGGGAATAGCAAATGATAGGCTTATGCTTACAGATAAAGAAAATAAAGCTAAAAGTGATATCATGGCAGCAGAGCTTGCTGAAAAAGCTGTTTTAGAAAAACAAAGAGGTATTTTAATAGCGTTAGAAGATGAGCAAGGAAAGTTATTATTTAAGAAACAAGATGTTTTAAATATGGATAAAGAAGCTCTTAAGGACGCTTTAGTAAAAAACAATCTTAGTACTACTGAAGTAGAAGCCTCAGCGGCAGCAGTAGAGAACGCAAACACTGAAGCAGATATTATAAAATTCCAAAACGATTTGCTTAGAGAAAAACTTGATATAAAAGAAAAACTTTTTGAATTAGAGCCTAAGATGGAAGTTTTAAAACAACAAGAAAAAGTTTTAAAAGATGAAATGGCACTTGCAAGATTACAAGAAAAAAGAGATGCAGCTGTAGGTGGAGGCCAATTTGCAGGAATGTCTCAATTTGGAGCAGGTGGAATAGTAGCAACACAAAGACGAAATCAAATAGGTAGGCACAAAAGTACTATTAGCAATCTTGAACTTCAAAAGGAGAATATAGGAAGTCAAATAACTAATCTTAAAGCAGATACAACTGCAAGTAATTTTAATGCAGCCACCGGTATGTTTACAGGTGACTTAACAGAAACACAAAAGAAATTTAACCAATTAAAACAAACAGAACTCAGTCTCACACAGCAAATAAACATGGAGACCGTAAAGAAAGTCATGCTAGAGGATATTGAAAGCGGAGATGTTGCTAGACAAAAACTCAAGATTATGCAAGAGGAGTTAGAGATAGCAAGAGAGCACATAGGCTCTATAAATCCTGCTTCAGCTGCTTACCATCAATTTGTATCAGAACAGAAAAAGTTAGGAGTTGAGTTTACTGAAAAAGAACTTGAGGGTCTTCAAAAGCAGTTTGAAACAATGGAATTGCTTAAAATAGAAACTGAACTTATGAATGGTATAAAAGATACTCTTTCAAATGGTTTCCAAAATATGTTCCAAGCTATGATAGACGGAACTAAATCTTTTAAAGATTCTATGAAAGATTTAACAAAACAAGTACTTATGGACTTAGCCTCTATGTTTATGAGAGCTGCAGCCCTAAAAGCTATGATGGCTTTCTTCCCTGGCATGGGGTCAGGCGGAGGCTTCACAGACTTAATGGGATTAGGAAGCGGAGATAGGTATGGTGGAGAAAGATCTTATGCTCATGGAGGTGTAGCAGACGGCCCTGAGTCTGGTTATATGGCAAAGCTACACGGAAGAGAAGCTGTTGTTCCTCTTGGAAATGATAGAAGCATACCTGTAAAGATGATGGGAGAAGGTGGTACTAATATTGTAAATGTCACAGTAAATATGCAAGGTGGAGGCGCTCAAACAAATACAGTAGGCGACGGAGCACTAGCAGGAATGGGTAGACAGATTGGAAACTTAGTACAACAAAAATTACAAGAAGAAATGAGACCAGGTGGAATATTAAATTCTAGTGGTGGTAGAGGTAGAGGCTAATGGCAACAGGAATAACAACAAACACAGTACAAACAGGTGGAGGCACAGTATCCGCAGGTACAAATATAACAGGATTTAGTGCTCCTGTAATGTTTGATAAGGGTGCTCAACAAAGTGCAGCTCCAAGAGTTATCAAAGCTCAGTTTGGAGACGGCTATCAACTAAGAATGGTTGATGGAATAAACAATACCCCTAGAAAATGGGCACTTTCATTTGCCAATAGAACAAATGATGATATAGATAAACTTTATAAATTTTTCAATACTTTAGCAAGTGTCAGCACTTGTCAACTAACAATACCTAATTCTGTTGATGGGGAAGAGACTGTAAAAGTTGTAATTAGCAACTATAATAAACAATATGCGTACGACGAATTTTATAGTCTTACCTGTGAAGCGGAAGAAGTATTTGAAGCATGAGTGATACAATATATACAGGTAATTCTGGTGGCAACTTGGTACAAGATATACAAAGCCAAGCGATTGCTAGTGGGTTTATTATTGTATTCGAAATAGAACTACCTGATAGTAATATTGGTGGACATGGTATAGATAGATTATACTTTCACAATGGAGCAACAGGAACTTCAGACATTAGTTGGTATAGTCCTATAAATCTAGACAACTATGGTTCTACAACTAGAACAGATTATAGTGCTGCAACATATACAGCATTTCCTGTAGAAGCAGAGGGGTTCGAAACTAGGGGGACAGGAACTCTTCCAAGACCTCTTGTAAGATTTGCAAATGTTAATCAGTATTGGAATGCTTTTCTTTCAGACTATGATGATTTAGTTGGAGCAAAAGTAATTCGAAGAAGAACTTTAGAAAAGTATCTAGCAACTAGTGGTAAAACTGTAGCAAATGACCCTAACTGCCCTCCTGTAGAATTTAATAGAGATTGCTACTATATAGAAAGAAAGACAAAAGAAACTCCACAGTTAGTAGAGTTCGAACTAACAAGTGCATTTGATGTTCAAGGAGTAAAACTACCTAGAAGAACTATTATTGCAGCACGCTGTCCCTGGAAGTATAAAGATACAGACCAAGGCGGTTGTGACTGGCCAAAAGACAATAGATTTACTATTAGTGGTACAGAACATACTTTATACTTTGATAAAGACGATACTCAAATTACAGAGGCAAGTAACTTAGCAAGTGCAAGTACAAACGAATATACATACTGGGGCAGACAAGATGTTTCTAGTAATAGAACTACAAATTTATACTTAGGTAAAAGCTATGCTGTAAATGACTATGTTGAATATGAAAGACCTGTTGGAAGTATGTTCAAGATAGATAGAATACAAAGAACAAGTGCAAATGTAGTACAAATAACTTTTGATTCTAGTAGCGATGCAGCAACATTCTCTACTACGGCAGGAGAAGATTTTATTTGTATAAAAGGAATAAGCACAGAGGCTGCAAACCATAAAAATGTACCCCTACATGTAACAGGAGTAAGTGGAGCAGTAGTAACAGTAGAAACTGACGATAGTTTTACAGGCGACATTCAAGATGCTGATGATGGAATAGGTTTTGCACAAGCAACTCGTAGAACTTTATATCAATGTATTACTGCACATACATTAAGTACTAGTGATAGTCTTGATGATATAATTAGACCAACTAATATATCATACTGGCAGTTTGGAGATGTTTGTGGAAAAAGATTAGACTCTTGTGCTTGTAGATTTGGATTCAATCCTACAAGTCAAGGAGTAGTTACTCATGTTGTGCCTGATAATACAGGTAGTGACGCAGGAAAAGGAGCAGGATATACTTCAACTCCTACTGTAACAATCTCTGGAGGCGGGGGTAGTGGCGCTACAGCCACCGCTATAAGGTCAAGTGGACAAATAATAGGATATACTGTAACAAATGGAGGGAGTGGATATACAACTATACCAACTGTTACTGTATCAGGAGGAAACCCAACTAGAGCTGCAAGTCCAGTTGCAGTTGTAGGTAATTTAAAAGGGAACAAAAGAAATGTTGCGCTACCATTTGGAGGATTCCCAGGAGCAAGTTTATACTAATGATAGAACCAGTACTAGAAGATATAAAACAATACGTATATGAACAAGAGGGCGTGGAAGCTTGTGGTCTACTAAATATAGAAAGAGGACGAGTTAATTGGCACCCTTGTATAAATAAAGCAGAACAACCTTGGATTGATTTTATGATAGACCCTCTAGACTATAAACAGATAGCAGATAGAGGAGACATAGTAGGTGTTGTACATAGCCATCTTGGGCCACCAATTCCAAGTGTTATGGACAGGGCTGCTTGTGATAGATTAGGTATTCCTTGGTATATTTTTGGAGAAAATGATGAATGGACAAAATTGGAACCGAAAGAAGAAGCTTATGATTTACTGGGAAGACCATTCGTTTATGGCGTCTATGATTGTTTCACTATCATAAAAGATTATTACGAAGCACAAGATATAAATATCTTCCCATATGAGTACGAGTGGGAATTTTGGGAAAAGGGTAAAAATCTATATATAGACAACTTTGAAAAAGAGGGGTTTGAAATTGTAAGAGATGGTAGTCTAAAGATTCATGATTTAGTTTTAATGGCTCTAAATAGTGACATTACCAATCATGCAGGAATCTATGTAGGACGTGGAAAAATGCTTCATCATGCACCTAACAGATTATCATGCCGAGACAACTATGACGGCATATGGAAAAAGATTACGAGAGTAATAGTAAGACACGAGAAGTTTAAATGAGAAAAGTTTATTTAGAAGGTATACTAGGGCAAAAATATGGGGAGGAATGGACTCTTAATGTTGCCTCGCCCGCAGAAGCACTTACAGCTATTATGGCACAGCGCCCTGGCATGAAACAGTTTCTAGCAGAATCAGAAGGTATACAAGGCTATGAAGTTTTAATAAATGATGAGAGTATTACTAGCGAAGCAGAGTTAGTTTTAAATGAACCAGGAATGACTCAGACCTACACTTTTGTTCCTGTAGTTGCAGGGTCAAAAAGTAAAGTTATGATGATGGTACTCGGTGTTACACTTATTGCTGTAACAGGAGGTTTTGGAGCTGCATTTGTCCCTGGATTTATGGGAGGAGCAGTAGCAGGTGGAGCAGCAGTAGGAACAGCTTCGGGTTTAACAGGTGCAGCACTGACTTCGGCAATATCAGCAGGAACAGTAACAGCTGCAGGAACTTATACAGTAGCAGGAGCAGCTGCGGCTATGGGTACTAGTTCAGCTGCAATACTTGCAACATCAGCCGCAGGAAGCATGGGAGTAGGACTACTATTAGCAGGTGTAGCTTCAATGCTTATGCCTGAACCACCAGAAGGTTCTGGAGCAGAATCAGCACAAAACTATTTATTCTCAGGCCCAGTTAATAATGTAAAACAAGGTGGCCCAGTTCCTCTTGTTTATGGGAGAGCAATAGTAGGTTCAACAACTATTTCGGGGTCAGTATATTCAACAACTTCAAGAGAAAAAGTATCAAGTACTAGAGCACTAGTAGGTATATCAAACTTTAGACAAGGCGGGTCAACTTTTGGACAAAATGAGAACACAGGTCAAAATCAACAAGTACCTGTTACACCACCAGGAACAGTAATACCATGAGTAAGTTAATACGAATAAAAGGATCTGGCGGAGGAAAAGGCGGAGGCGGAGAAACCTTTGAAGCCGATGATAATCTATTTTCTCGACAAAGCGCCGCGTTTGTAGATGCAATCGCAGAAGGCCCAATCAAAGGATTAGTATATGGCGATGCTTCAATTATCGTTGATGAACAACGTCTTCGTAATGTAAATCAATCTACAGGACTTGTATCATCTAAAACAAACTTCAAAAACTTTATTATGACAACAACAAAAGGTGAGGCTACACAAACGCCTGACCCAGAGTTCTTTTCAGACTTTCCTTCAGCAGCAATAACAGAAGAAAAGAACTCAGCAGTTCTTTTGGAAGGAGAGCCTCAGTTCTTCACTATTTCTAGTGGCACATTTGAAAAACAAAATGCAGACTATTTAAAAGTTACTATTTCTACAAATGGTATGAGTGCTATAACAAAGAAAGGAGATAATAAAGGAGACATAAAGGAAACAAAAGTATTCTTTAGAATTGACTTAGTTTTTACAAATAATAGTGGAGCAACAATCACTAGAAATAAATTCAATACTGGATTTGTAGGAAAAGTAGGAAGTAAATACGCACATACTTTCGGATTCAATATTGAAAATGAAAAAGAGAATGAAGGAGTACTAGACTGGGCGATTAAAGTTACAAAACTAACTTCAAGTCCAAATAGCACAGAGACCACAGAAGTTTCAAATGATATCTTTGTAGATAGCATTGAAGCAACTATTGCTGATAAGTTAGAATATCCTTATACTGCTTATGTTGCTGGTGTAATTGATGCAGAACAATTTAGTAGTATTCCTTCAAGAGGTTACGAGATAGATGGAAAAATTATTAGTATTCCTACTAATATGTTCCCTTGCGATTATAATGGTAGAAAGATAACTGTAAACAGCGTTTCAGGAATTAGTGTAGGAACAGTTTTAAGTCAAACATTGACCGTAAGTAGTATTACTGCAGCAGGAAATGCTGATGATGGCTTTATAGCTACGGTTACACTTAGTGCAAATCACCAAGTTCCTAGTACTGAGACCTTTGAAGTAACAATCGCAGGAGTTACAAATGATACTGATTTTTATAATGGCACATTTACTGCAACTTCTACTGGTGGTACAACTTTTACTTATCCACTTGCTACACCATTCAACGAATCCACAGGAGAGTTCAAAACACTAGGAAGCACTACTGCAAGTGGTACAAAAACTGCCGCACTATTTACAGGTGGTATTGTTGATAAAATAGATGGAAGCACCCTTTATGTAAGAAACGTAGCGGCTCAAAAACAAATAGTTGGAGGACTACTTACGTTTCCAGGAGGTACAACTAATGTAACTAATCTTAGTGGACAAATTTTTATTCCTGCTAATTATAGAAGACATGTAACTACAGGTGTGATGCAAACTACTGAGCAAGACTGGGACGGAAACTTTTATGAGTCTTGGTGTAATAATCCAGCATGGGTATATAATGATTTAATTACTGATAAAATTTATGGATTAGGAAACTATCTTGGGCAAACAGAAGTAAATAAATGGGAGTTATTCCAAATAGGTAGATACTGCGATGAACTCGTACCAGCAGGAGTAGATGCCGCAGACTTTTTAGCACTATTTACTACTGATGATAGTAATTATATTCCTAGTGGTAGTACAGGAACTCATGAGCCTAGGTTTAGTGCAAACTTAGTTATTAACGGAAAGCAAGAAGCATATAAAGTACTCAATGATATAGTAGGGATATTTAGAGGTATGACCTACTGGTTAAATGGAGAAGCTTTTGTTGTACAAGATTCAGAAAAAGATCCTGTCTATCAATTCACAAATGCAAATGTAATAAACGGTACTTTCGCGTATGAAGGCACTCCTTTAAAAACTCGTATCAATGCTTGTCAGGTTACTTGGAATGACCCTAACGATTATTACAGGCAAAGAGTAGAACATGTAGAACTTGAAGAAACTTTACAAAGAGACGATGAGTTTGTAAAACCAGATTCAGTTACAGCATTTGGTTGTACGTCTAGAGGACAAGCTAGAAGACTAGGTAAATGGAGACTTCTTACTAATAATTTACATACTAATACCGTTACATTTAGTACAGGTATTAACGCGGCATTTATTAAGCCAGGTGATATTATTCAAATCGTTGACCAACATAAAGATGGTAAGTCATGGGGTGGAAGAATATCAAGTGGTAGCTCAACTACCGCAATAAAAGTAGATAGAAAACCAACAGGATTCGGAGATACAAGTGTAGAGTCAGGATATGCAGTAGGCGACTATAGACTCACAGCTTCTTTTGTAGGACATATTGCTTTACTCGCGCAGGATACTGCAACTATTGGTGGAGTAAACTATGTAAGAGGACAAGAGATACCAAATATAGCTTCAGAAGAAGCAGCAGCAAAACAACAAGATGATAGTGGTGATATTGTCTTTATACAATGGAGTGCATACACTCATACAGAAACAAGAACTTTAAATGCCGTATCAAATAGTGGTAAAACTCTAACTGTTTCTCAAGCCTTTACTACTGCTCCCGCAGAAGACCAAATATGGATATTATCTAGACCTAGTTTACAAACTGGAAAAACAAAACAGGAAGCTAAATTATTCAGAGTATTGGCTATGGTGGAAGAAGAAGTTGGTAAATTCGAAATCACAGGTTTAGAATATAATGCTACAAAATTTGATGCAGTAGATAAAAATGAAGCGATATCAGAATACAGAACAATTAACTTACCAAATTCTTTTAGTACTGTTCCTACTGTAAATAACGTACATGCCTTTGGAACAAAAGAACCAAGAATAGGTGATAATACTTATATAAATGTTTTAAATGTAAACTGGGATAATGCAAAAAATGATGATGGAAGTATGTATAACTTTGTTAGAGGATACGAAGTACATTACTCCAAAGACAATGTAAAATTTATAAATGCAGGATTATTCCATGGTACTGAAGCAGATATTGTAGGAGCTATAACTGGCACTTACTTTTTTAGAGTCTATACTATTAGTATGCAGGGTAAAAAATCTGCACCTGCATTATTAACTAAAACTATCGACTTTGCTTCTCTAATGGATATAGAAGGCACAGTTGGTAACGGGGATATGATAATCCCACTAACAGGTAGAATTAACTCAGAATTTAATATAAATACAAGTAGTGGTCTCGTTAGCTTTACACCTTCTACTAATTTTACTTACACTAATAACATAGCAAATATAGAAATAAGTAGCCAAGCAAATCTAGACTTTAGCGGATTAGCAAATAGTGGAATAGGCTATGTTTACTTTGACCATTCAGTTGGTGGGACAAATAACTTCAAAGCAATAGCACATGATAGCACGTCCGACCAGTTCTTTCCTGTAGGTGGAAATGTTTTCCAAACAGGAACAGGAACTATAACTTCTGCAGGAAATACTAGAACACTTACAGGTAACGGTACAAACTGGAGTACTGCATTAAAGAAACATGACGTTCTTAAAATTACAAAAGATAGTGTAGATTACTATGTTAGAGTCGATGAAGTAGTAAGTGATACAAGTGTAATTCTTAGAAAAGTTTTAAGTCCAAGTTTAACAAACAATGCTTATTCATTCCCTACTTTCTCAGTAGAATATGCTTCTGCAACAAGTGGTGGTATAAGAGATACTATCATGGGAGAGGTTACAAAATCATCTGATGGCAGTTCTTATAGCCTAGTACAATTTGGTACAAGTAGAGGGGAAGCAGGCTTTAGTGTATTTGGAACTAATGAATCTCATGGATTCACAGCACCAAATAATGGACAAATTAGTCAAAGTGATTATACCGCATATGTAAATGATTACACAGTTTCAAAAGGCTCAACCCAATATACATTTGCTTCTAGTGGCACAGCTGCAAATACTTATAATGTAACTGTATCTGCAGTTACAGGATTCTCAGGAACTAGTGCAGTTAATATTGGCACAAATAATAGTCAAGCAAGAATTACTATTGATGATAACTCACTAGATAGTGTTACAGCTGCAACAGCTACTCTTTCTTTTACAGAAAACGCAACAGGAAATACAATTTCAACAAGAGTTCTTTCTTTTACAAAACAAACTGCAGGTGCAGCTGGTGCTGATGGTGCTGATGGACAAGATGGGCAAGACGGAGCAGACGGTCAAGACGGCTCAGCTGGTGTAAGCGCAGCAGCAATAAAATTAGTTCCAAGTTCACAAGCTATACTATTTGACCAAGCAGGAAGTGAAAGCACAACTATTACTTTTACAACTGATGTTCAAAATGTTACTTCACCAAACTATGAGTTTTTAGTTGATGATGTAAGTAAGCAAAATGGCACAACTGCTACATTTACTTTATCTGATAGTGATGAGCCAACAGTAGGAAATCTTAAAAAAGTTTTAGTTAAAGTTAGAAGTGGCAGTACTTCAGGAACAGTACTAGCAAGAGACACAGTAACAATTTATGGTGTTAAAGAAGGTTCTGATGCATATACTGTAATTCTTTCTAATGATGCACATACTCTTCCAACTACAAATGCAGGAACAGTAACTTATACAGGCTCAGGAACAGATGTTAGAGTATTTAAAGGTAGTAGTGCACTAACACATACTACAGGAACACCATCAACAGGACAATTTAAAGCAGTAGCTCAATCAGCAACAAATATCGTAGCGGGTAGTAGAAGTACTGTAACAAAAACAACTACAAATGATACAGCTAGATTTGCAAACGCAAGTAGTTGTAGTGCAGATACAGCAGAGATTGAGTTTAGTGTAAACTGTGAAAATTTACAAACAATAATAAAATCACAAACATTCAGTAAATCTAAACAAGGTACAGATGGTCAAGATGGACAAGATGGTCAAGATGGACAAGATGGTCAAGATGGTCAAGATGGAGAAGATGGAACAAATGGAGCTAATGGATTAAGAACCGTACAAGGCTACTTATACTATGAAAAGACAACTAGTGGAGCACCAGGAGCACCAAGCGGAAATACTTATACTTTTTCTACTGGACTTGTAACAGGAAGTGGAATTAACGATAGTGGAACTACTAACTGTTGGAAAAACTCTCCAAGAACACAAGACGCTACAAGCACAAATCAGTATTGGATAGTTAGATACTTTGGAACAGAAAGTTCTGCAAATGCTTCAACTATAAGTGTAACTTATAGCAATGTAACACAGCATGCTAGCTTTACTGGAGTTGTAACATTTAGTGGTGGTACTTTACAAGATAATAGCGGTAATTCATATGATACTTCTACAGCTATCACAGCAAGTCAAGTTATAAATCATATTGGGGGCGCAAATACAACCACAATTGATGGGGCTGTAATTACTACAGGAACACTAAATGCAAACAGAATAGTAGCAAATAGTATTGATATTGCAGGTAAATCAATTGCAAATAGTTTAGGAGTCTTAAAAAGAACAATCACTGATAGTAGTGATATTTTTAATTATACTGAGTTAAATAGAAGTGCTTTTGATGGTAGAGTACAAGATGGCAATGGACCACCTCATATATCAAACACAAATTCTGGTCCAAGTAATACAACTTCTAATCCACAAATATTTGCAGGTACTTCTATACTAGGCAATAGTCCACTAATGACTTTACAATATACTACTCATAATTGGGGAAGTGGGACAAAGCCTTTTGTATTTGAATTTGTAGGAACTGTAAACGGTTCTACTTCAGATGAAACAGAAACAGTAGTTGCACTTGTTGTTAGAGAAACAACTAGTGCTACAAACTATACAAGTAATAGTCCAAGTTCTTATAAAGCTAGTAGTAGAGAAAGTGCTAGTGGAAGCTCTTCTTTTGGAGTACAAAGACTAGTCGTAGAGTGTGAGTTATCACCAAATACTTCATACTATGCTTGGCTATTTGTAGGAGGAGAACAAGGTATCACTAGACTATCTGATGCAACAATAGAAATAAGAGGATTAAATATATAATGGTAACAAATTTAGAAAGATGGCAAGTAATAAAAGAAAAACGAGATGCAAGATTATCTTCATGTGACTGGACTGCTCTTAGTGATGTAGACTTATCTACTTCGAAAAAAACAGAGTGGGCGACCTACAGGCAAGCATTAAGAGACATACCTAATAATTTAAGAGGACACTCTGATTATGTAAGTGACTCAGACACCAATCCTTTTGAAGATCTTGGTACTTGGGGTTGGCCAACAAAACCAAGTTAAAAATATAACCATAAATTTTTGGTTGTATTTCCGAGAATTGTATAAGCAATGCTAGAGCAAACTAAAATAGCTGACGTTCCAAATTTAGTTCTTGACATTACCTATGATTTTTGCTATAATTTACAAATAGGAGTATAATTTTAAATGGCAGCAGGAACTTACGATATAGTTATAGACCAAGGAGCGGATTTCGCTATTGAAATAGCGATTACAGACGATAATGGTGTAGTGCAACTTGCAACTCATACAGCAAGGGCACAACTTCGTCCATCTCCAACTTCTTCTACTAAAACAGCAGATTTTACTTGCACTATCGTAAACGCTTCTCAGGGCAAATTAAAAATGGCTTTGAGTAATTCGACTACTGCTAGTATCTCCTCAGGAAAGTATTACTATGATTTAGAATTAGTAAATACAGGTAATGGTACAGTAAATAGGTTACTGCAGGGTGTGGCTAGAGTCACTCCAGAAGTCACGAGATAATGGACGTAACAGGTTTATGGAATGATTTATCTTATTTTGACGGAATAATATTTTCTGTCTGGATAGGTATTTTATATGTAGGTAAATCTTATATAGATGATTATTTCTGGCATAAAAAGGATAAGTAATGGCAACTAAATTAACAATCACCCCGCAAACTACTTCATTAAGTACTACCAATCAGGTTACTACTCTTACTATTTCTAGTGCAGTAGCTGGAGCAGCTACAGATGCAGCAGGTATTACTTTCGCAAACGCAGCTAGAACTTTATCTACTGCAAACAATGTTGAGGACGCCTTACTTCAATTGGCGGATCAATTCTTTGTACAAACAACTGCACCTACAGCTAGTACTACAAATCTAGCGGAGGGTGATTTATTTTATGATACTGACGATAATCAGTTAAAGATCTACCGTGAAACATCTACTGGGACGTTTGAATTCGTTCCAATAATGATTGGCAATAATTCAGCGAACTCAGATACGGTAGACGCAGGGAGCTTTTAAGCTCATATAGGGAATAATAATGGCACAAGTAATTAAAATTAAAAGAAGTACCAGTACTTCCGCACCAGGTTCACTGGTAGCTGGTGAGTTAGCGTATTCTTCGGATAGTAATAAGCTATTTATTGGTCACCCTTCCTCAGAAGCTGTAACAGCTATCGGTGGTGCGTTGTATGTAAACATGTTAGACCACTCTGCTGGAACACTAACAGCAAGTTCAGCTATTATAGTTGATACTAACAGTAAGATTGACCAATTAAAATCAGGTAATATAGTAGTTACTGGTTCAAGTAATACTATTTCTACATCTTCAGGTAATTTAACAATTGCACCAGCGGGTACATTAGTAGTTACTCATGGCGGTACAGTTGATTTATCTGGACAAGCAAACTCACTAACATTACCAGACAACCAAGCGTCTGCGTTAGATATTAACGAAGGCGGCACTTCATATCTTAAATTTACAACTACAAACTCTGGAGAGAAAGTTGTTGTCGGTAAAGATATGGACACAGGAACAATCAATGTTACTAGCGGTAATTTATTAGTAGGAACAGATAAACTTACAGTAGCATCAGGTACAGGTAACACAGTAATAAAAGGTACTGCAAATATACAAGGAGCAGCAGACCTAGATTCTACACTTAATGTAGATGGAGCTACAACTCTTAATGGAGCTGTAACTTTAGGTGACGCTTCAGCAGATGCAATTACAGTTAGTGGTACAGCAACTTTTACCCCATCAGCAGACTTTGATGGTGGCTTTTCAGTAGCAGGTTCACAGACTGTTGATATGGGCTCAAACAGAGTTCAGAATGTAGCAACTCCTACATCAAGTACTGATGCAGCAAACAAAGGTTATGTAGATAGTGTAAAACAAGCACTAGATATCAAAGACTCCGTTAAATTAGGTACAACTGCAAACTTAAATGCAACTTACAATAATGGTAACGGAACACTTACAATGGACGCAACTGGAGTTGTGACTATTGACGGTGTAGCAACTGCTCTTAATGATAGAGTCTTAATTAAAGACCAAAGTAGCGCAGTTGAAAATGGTATCTATACTGTATCAACAGCAGGTGCTGTTGGTGTAGCAGGAGTATTTACAAGAGCCTCAGATGCTGACGCTAACTCTGAAGTTACAGGAGGTTTGTTTACCTTTATTGAAGCAGGTTCTGTTAATGCAGATAATGCTTTCGTTTTAACTTCAGTAACAGGAACAGCAACTCTTGGTACAAGTGCTCTAACATTTACTCAGTTCTCAGGAGCTGGTCAGGTTACAGCAGGAAATGGTCTTGCTAAATCTGGTAATACTTTAAGTGTAAATGTAGACGATAAAACAATCGAACTAAGTTCAGATACTGCTAGAATCAAAGGAATAACAGCAACTGCAAATGGTGATTTACTATTTGGAGCAAACGGTTCTAATGGAGGTTATTCAAGACTAGCAATCGGAACTTATGATTCAACAAACAGCGTAGGTCAATTACTTCAAGTTGGAGCATCTTCAACAGTAACTTGGTCTAATACATTAGATGGAGGCACATTCTAATGTCACAGATTATAAAAATAAAGAGGTCAGAAACAGCTAGTGCCGAGCCAAGCTCTAGCGATTTAGCAACACACGAAATTGCTATGAATGTTTCTGATAAGAAAATCTTTACTAAGAAGGCAGATGGAACTATCGTAACAGTTGCAAGCCATACAGAAGGACTTGCGACTGAAGACGATATTCTTGCACTTAGTATTGCACTAGGATAAGATTATGGCATCAGCATTTAAATCAGCAACATCAGCAAGTGTAGGTACTAGTTTAACAACTATATACACTTGCCCAAGTAGCACTACGGTAACTATCATAGGCTTGTATCTTTGTAACCAATCAGGTGGACAAATAGAAGCCTCATGTGAATTTTTTGACAATAGTGCGAATGCCCACGTAGGGCTTATATCTTCTGCACCAATTCCTAGTGGCTCCACTTTAGTATTAGTAGGAGGCGACGGAAAAGTCGTATTAGAAGCAGGAGATATAATTAAAGTACAATCAAACGTTGCAAGCTCGATAGATGTAGTTCTATCGTATCTGGAGCAAACATAATGGCACTCATAGGTAAACAATTAGCATTAGTTGCAACACTAGAAGCTAATGCAGTAGGTACTACTGAAATAGTATCTAATTCAATAACTGCTAGTGAAGTAGCTGCGAACGCTGTTGGGACTTCTGAAATTGCCGAAAATGCTGTTGGTACTTCAGAAATAGCAACAAATGCTGTTGGAGCTGCACAACTACAAGCTGCAGCGGTCACAGCAGTAGCAGATAACTCTATTGATGCAGCGGCTATAGCAGCAAACTCAGTAGACTCAAGTGAACTTGTAACAGGTTCTATTGATGCAATACATATTGGATCGGGACAAGTTACAGATGCAAAACTAGCAATAAATTCAGTAATCACAGCAAAAATAGCAGACGAAGCTGTAACTACAGGTAAACTTGCAGATAACTCTGTTACTTCAGCAAAGATAGTAAATGGAACTATTGTAACAGCAGATCTTGCAGATAACTCCATTACTTCAGCAAAGATAGTAAATGGAACTATTGTATCAGGAGATATCGCAGCAAATACAATAGCAACAGGAAACATAGCAGACAATGCAGTAAATGGTACAAAAATAGCATCAAATAGTATTTTAACTAGACACATTGATGACGACCAGATTACTACTGACCAGATAGCAGCGAATACCATTGCTACTGGCAATATTGCAGACAATGCAATAGATTCAACAAAGATAGCACAAAACTCTATCTTAACCAAACATATAGATGACGGACAAGTAGGAACAAGCCAACTAGCTGCCGATGCAGTTACAGGGGCAAAATTAGCAGATGATTCTGTAGATTCAGAACATTTTGTAGACGGTAGTATAGATACCGCTCACCTTTCAGCAGACGCAGTAACAGCCGCTAAGTTAGCAGATAACGCAGTTGTTACCGCAAATATTGTTGCAGGGAGTGTAGATACTACAGAAATAGCAGATAACGCGATTACTGCAAATAAAATTACTACTGGTGTTGTTGACGCAACACATATTGCAGCAAATGCTGTATCAGCTGCTGAACTTAAATCAGATGCTCTTGGCGGTCAAACATTCACAGGTAATGTTACATTATCAGGAAACTTAACAGTTAATGGTACTACAACTACATCTGCATCAACAAACACAGTTATTACAGATAAGTTAATCGAACTTGCTAATGGACAATCAGGTTCTCCATCAGGAGACTTAGGTATTGTTATGGAAAGAGGAAGTTCTAACAATGCTTTCATAGGATTTGATGAAAGTGAAGATAAGTTTAGAGTAGGTACTGGTACATTTACAGGTTCTAGTACAGGTGACTTAACTATTACAACAGGAACTCTTTTAGCGAATGTTGAAGGTAACTTAACAGGTACAGCAAGTGCGATAGCAGATAACTCTGTTACTTCTGCTAAAATAGTAAATGGTACTATTGTATCAGCAGACATAGCTGCAAACACGATTGCCACAGGCAATGTAGCAGATAACGCTATAAATGCTACTAAGATAGCAGCGAGTTCTATAACTAATAATGAACTTGCAAACAACTCAGTTACTTCAGCAAAAATAGTAAATGGAGCAGTTAACACAGTAGACTTAGCAGACGATGCAGTAACAGCAGCTAAATTAGCAGCCAACGCAGTCGTCTCTGGAAGTATTGCAAATGGAACTATTGTAACAGCAGACTTAGCTGATAACTCAGTTACTTCAGCAAAAATATCAGCAGGAACTATTGTAAATGGTGACTTAGCTAATAACTCTATCAATGCAAGTAAGATTGTAGCAGGAAGTGTTACAACAGCAGAGATAGCAGCAAACACAATTGCTACAAGTAACATTGCAGATAACGCAGTAGATAGTACAAAGATTGCTCAGAACTCTATATTAACAAAGCACATTGATGATGGACAAGTTAATACTGCACAATTAGCAGGTAACTCTGTAACAGCCGCTAAAATACAAAATGATGCAGTTGGAGCTGACCAGATAGCAGCCAATGCTGTTTCAACTTCTGAACTCAAATCAGATGCTCTTAGTGGACAAGTTATGACAGGAGCAGTAGGATTTAGTGGTGTAGTAAATGCACAGAATACTCTAGGTATTCAAGATAGTTCACCACCACAGAAGTTCCATATAGATGAAGTAGCTGGGCTAGATGTTAATAGCGGTACAAGTAGTTCAACAGCACAGTTCACACTAGATTCATTTAGTGCATCAGTATTTAGAACTGCTAAGTATACAATATCTATAAAGAATACAACAGACTCTGATTATCAAGCATTAGAAATTTTAATGTTCCACGATGGAACAACTGTATACTTAACACAGTACGCTTCTATTTTTGATAATGGAGCACAAGCAACTTTTGACGCAGACATAAGTGGTGGCAACGTAAGGTTACGAGTCACTCCTGCTTCAACAGACAATATGACTTATAAAGTCATAAGGCAAACAATCGAGGTTTAAAATGGGACAAAAATTAGATTTTAATATTGAAGAAGCTGGTATCAAGATTGATGGTGCTGATGTTATTGACGCAAGTAGAAACTTCGAAGGAAGTGTAGCATCAGATAGGCTTGGTAGTGGAACAATCGCAAAAGCAAGATTACCATTCACTATTTCTACAACTGCTCCCACAGGAGTAGGTAGTACTAATGATGGTCACATCTTCTTCGTATACTCAACATAGGAAGATAAATGGCGATATTTGTAAATGATGGCGGAACACTCCGCACCATCAGGTTTATAGCTGTAAACGACAATGGCACGATTCGTCGTGTCAATGAAGTTTATGTAAACGACGGAGGGTCTCTAGAGGGCCCTTTTAGTGCTGTACACTCTACAACTCGCTCCACTAATACTCAAACTACTTTTGTATCGGGTACACAAGAAACTTCATTTGCTACAACTTGTACATTTGAAACAAACCGTGCCACTGATAGTATATTCTTAACAGTTAGAGCTACTACAACTGTCTTTGATACTACTAGAAGTACAACTACTACATTTAATACAACCAGAAGTACAACTACAACGTTTAATACAACTACAAACTTTACAACTACAACTACTTTTAATACTACTAGAAGTACAACTACAACGTTCAATACAACTACAAACTTTACAACTACAACCACATATAATACTACTAGAAGTACAACTACTGTATTTGATTCTACAACTACGTATACAACAACTACTACCTTTGATACTACTCGAAGTACTACAACTGTATTTAATACGACTACGAACTTTACAACTACAACTACTTTTGAAACTACTAGAAGTACAACTACTGTATTTAACACAACTACAAACTTTACTACAACGACTACGTATAACACGACGAGGTCAACTACTACTGCGTACGATACAACTACAACGTATACCACAGCTTACGATACAACAATCGAGACAAGTAGAAACACAGGCTTTACTAATATAACTTCTGCAAGTACAAATACATCATTTAGTACTGATTACCAAACAGCGACAAGTAGAAATACAAATACATCATTCTCAACCACATATGGCTCTGGTACAACTAGAAATACGCAGAATATAGTATCAACAAGTTATGGCTCTAGCACAACTAGAAATACAGGTAATATAGTATCAACAAGTTATGGGTCAGGTACAAGTAGGAACACAACTAATATAGTATCGACAGCTTATGGGTCAGGTACAACTAGAAATACAAATACATCATTTAATACAAGTTTTACAAATAATACAAATACAAATACAAACACTTGTGCAATTGTGAGTACGAACACTACTACAGGTGGAACAAACAATACTAATACTTGTGCGATTGTATCAACAAATACAGGTACAGGTGCTACAAATAATACGAATACTTGTGCGATTGTAAGTACGAATACTGGTACAGGTGCTACAAATAATACAAATACTTGTGCGATTGTATCAACAAATACTGCTCGTATTACTACATTCTTAGTTCAGTCTGGAGTAATAATCGAGCCAGAACTTGGAGCTATACCTCGTATGACTAATACGAGTATATCCACATCACTTGGTGCAAACAACACAAATACTTGTTTTATAGCAAGTACAAACACGACTACAGGTGGTACAAATAATACGAATACTTGTTTTACAGTAAGTACAAACACTACTACGGGTGGTACAAATAATACAAATACTTCCTTCATAGCAAGTACAAATACTAATACAGGTGGAACAAACAATACTAATACTTCGTTTATAGTAGCTTCAGCATACGCTACAAATACTAGTAGAACAACTGATAATGTAATTGTATCTACTTCTTATAATACAAGTACAAGTAGAAATACTAACACTTCTAACTCTACTGCATACGACACAAGTACAAGTAGAAATACTAACACTTCTAATTCTACTGCGTATGATACATCTACAAGTAGAAATACAAATACTTCTAACTCTACTTCTTATAATACGAGTACAACTAGAATAACTGATAATGTAATTGTATCTACTACATATAACACAACTACAAGTAGAAATACAACTGTATCAGCGATTACTTCTTTCAATACAAATACAACTAGGAGCACAAATTATGAAACTGCCTTTGAAACCTCACGATCAAGCAGTAGGGCTACAGGAACATCAAGAAGTACAACAACAACATTTGAGACAAATACAACTACAGCAAGTAGTAGAGCAACAGCTACAAGTAAATCGACTACTACTACATTTGATACAAATACAACTACAGCAAGTAGTAGGGCAACATCAACTTCGAAGAATACAACAACAACTTACGCAACAACTCTAGGTACACTTACATCAAGAGCAACAGCAACCTCGAAGGATACAACTACTACATTTAATACAAATACAACTACAGCAAGTAGTAGAGCAACAGCGACTTCGAAGAATACTACTACTACTTTTGAAACTAATACTTCAACTGCGAGCAGTAGGGCAACTGCAACAAGTAAAGCAACTACAAGTACATTTGAAACTGATAGGTCAACTACCACTACATTTGAAACTAGTAGTTCAACAGGTTCAGTATTTAACACTACAAGGTCTACGACCTCCACGTTTGATACTACAAGGGCAACAGATACAACAATTACAACTGATCATCTGACAACTATTGCGACTGCAACAGGAACTCAGATTTTTGAAAGAATAACCGCCTCTCAGGCAGGAACTATATTTGATACAGAAGTAGCAAGTATAGAAGACTTTGGTGCTTCCTACTGGGACGGCTCACAATGGAGCGATTAGATGGCACAAAAGCAATCAGCAGAACGAAAAACAAAGATTACACCAGAGTATGTAAATAATAAACTAGAACAAATATTATCTGCTTTATTTGATACTTTGGAAGAAAACGAAGATAGAATTAAACATATGGAAGCTCAAGTTCATAAACTTACAGCTGAGGTTAGAAATGGCAAAGCCGAATAATTTACAATCTCTTTCCATAAATGAAGAACTAGGAGACTTACCAACTCACTTCATGAAATCGGGCAGTACTATGCCACCAAAAGAAAGATTGAATGAGTTATATGAGTTTCAACAAGAGGTAGTTCCAAAACAATATTGGGGACTAAATGTAGAGTATGACCTTTGGTATAATACTAATGAACTCTCTACTGTTAGAACTTGGCTATATACTGATTTTTTAGGTAAAGGAATATTTTTTAGAGTAAACTCAGTAAAAATAAACGATAGACTATTTAACAGAATAGCACAAGATGAATACTTAGAGATAGATGAAGATAGAATCTCTAAGATTGTAAAGAGTTTAGAAAACAAGTATACGCTTCAAAACTATACAGGAGAGTACTATGAGAAAGTTGCATTTCCACCAGGAAGCAACTTACTTAATAAAGTAGTTAATTGGAAGACTTTAGACGGTCTGATAGAAGAGGGGTTTGTTATAAAACCTCACCCAATAACTGCTCATTTGTTTATAGCAAAAATGAGGCAACGATATGGAAAGCATAGAATATTAGGTAAAAAGTTAAGTGGCCACGATATTCTCTGTAATGCAAAAGAGATAGGATTCTGCCCTAATAGTCAAATGGGTGTAGAAGCCATACTACTAGGAAAGAAGATAAGGTCTTTTGCAATACCAAGAACTGCTAGAGAGAAAGCACACTTAACATATGAAGCTATTTACCAAGCAATAGCAGGTAGTGATACTACCCTTAGATTAAAAAGACTTTTATCAAGCAAATATTCAGGAATTATATTTGCATTTGACGAGGACAGGAAGGCAAGAACTGAAAATTATTTTAATAACTTTTGGGATTTTACACTTAGACCTTCAAAATTAGAAACATGATTGATATAATATTATTCGTAGAAAAAATAAATCTTGAATACACACTCGCGTCGTTAGTGAATAAGACGGGGAATTATCGTGTCCATTTATTTTTCCGCCCTGAACTACTCGATGAGTACGAATCAGACGGCAGATTAAAATGGATTTTAAGTCAATTTAGAGAAGTATATATCTATCAAACGCCTTGGTCTTTTAGAAAAACTCCACATAGAATGGCTAGAATTTTATTACAGTTTAAAGAGCATTGGAAAGATAAGCAACCTAAAGGACTACCTATTGAAAGAGTCCTAATATCTGTTGCGGGTAGTAGACTATTCTTAGGAGACTTTGATAAAGATATTCCTAAGTTAAATCAAATGAATGGTAATACAGTTTACTTCAGTAGAAAGTTTAAGTATGAAAACCACCCCGCTTATAAAAACTACTATACTATGATAGGATTGCAGAATCCTCCTATCCCAGTAGAGAAAAGATATTTTAAAGATAAAAGAGACACAGAGTATCTATTTATAGACTGGACAAAATTTAAAGATTTAAATAATAATGTATTATTCTTCCCAAATGGTAAGGCAACTAGAACTGACCCATCATTACGAGATGTTGATAATTACATAAATTCTGCAAAAACACATACTATGTATGACTACTTTATAAATGGAACTAATGGAGTAAAATCTGGTTTCATGCCACTATATTTTAATATGGGTCTAGATAAACTCATTATTATGGAAGCAATAGGAGCAAAAGACTGCATCAATCATCAGATTGCAATGAGAAAAGCTTTCTCTATAAATATAGATGGAGAGATTCTTTGGTCAGATTGGGAAGGAATGTCTACACTTCTTGGATTGTCTGTGCCATGGGACTTATGGGCTCAACAGTTAGATAACATACCTCTTAACATGAGATGGCAAATATTCAATGAGAAAATTTTAATGAAAGCTGAGAAGCAAAAGAAACATGTACGTAAAGTAGTGGAAGCAGGGTACTTGTTAGGTAAGATATAGTAAGGAAATTTTCAAATGGTTACACCTGATGAAAAATTTGTTATTCAGCTCTGGCTGTTCTGCGTCAAAGAGTCAATCAAAAATTCTAAAATTTCAACACAGTTTTTCAAACTATTTCGTCGTAAAAAGACTTAAAGGTTTAAGACTTCTTCTTTTAAATCCGACAGCATAACCCAATTTATAATCCCGTTGCGGGACATTTCTAGTGCATACTCTCTTTCTTCGAGAGCATTATGCGGGATTTCATCAACTCTATTTTTAGGAAGGTGCCAGCTAAAAGGATTTTGTGCACCTACTTTGAAGGGAGCTTGCTTTGCAAAGAAGTCAAATCCAATGATTGTTAGACTCTTCCAAACCCAAGCCTTTTTGATAAGCCAAAGAAGTACGATAAAACCATTGGAAGGTCTACCGAGTAGTGAGGCATCTTGGTAATTAAACTCTTCGTAGATTTCGAGGAGTTCTGCATCAGAAAACATTGTGCAATATGGAATATCTATATCCGCCACTCTTGGCTTAGTTAGATACATTCTTGTACGATTTAGTAAGATGGGCATGTTTCCCCATTCTTTTGGAAACTTTTTATAGAACTCGTTTCGTAAAAATCCAGTTGCCCATATACTAAACTTATCACCAATACTATCATAGTATTTGCTTGTTGGCGCTCCTCTTCCCATACGAATTACTATATCGTGTGAATCAATAAATGCGCCTTTCTTATAATTTAATAATTCCACAGAGTTACCTACTAGGCATACATTCTTATTTTCAAGAAGTTTACTTATTCGTTCAAATTCGCTCATTTGCTTTTAGTAATACCTTTTTACAATGTGGACACTTGAGGTCTATATCTAAGAGTGCAGAAATAGCCTCATGTTTTTTAAAATCTACTTTTTCTTGTTTAGGTTGATTAAATACTTCTGAGGGTATTGGGAAACCTATATGTTTGTTTGTATTGCTCGCCATTCTTCTGCATAGGGTTGTTCTTCATACCCTTCAAGCCACGGACCTCCGTCCGTAAAGTGAACTGCTTTGGGGTTGAAGATTGTGTAATAATTTATCATATTGTTGTAGGTCGCTGGAATATTCCCTATACTATCTGTCCATGAGAAACCGTGCAACCACCCCGCTGGGGCTTGAGATACTTGCTCCGGGTCTAGTTTCTTACAGTTCTCATTATTAAATAGCATGAGGGACGACCAATATTTAAAAGGATATGGACGGTTCACTTTGCCGTCCATTTTTATACTTTCCTTTGTTATAAGTTCGGGGTGCTTTACCACAGACACGCTGGGGCTTGAGTACTCCATTATTTCTGCAGGATTACATCTCCACATAAAATCTCCATCACAAAAAAGAGCATAGCCTTTATAGTCACAGAGATAAGGCACGAGAAAACGAGTAAAGGCAAAGTCTGTAGCTTCACCTTGAAAAGGTCTCCAGTAATCTTTTGATTCTTGCAACTTCTTTTTATCGAGAGGTTGAATATCATGTTCATCTGTAAATCTAGTTATACTTGCTTTACAGACTTCATAAGATACTGGATACTTTTCTTCGTACCCAATGAATATTTTCATTAGTCTTTGAACTCGTCTTCTGTTTTATTTAATTCTTCGCCTAGCTGATTGATGTATGCTTGTCTACCTGTACTGACTATTGCAACTAAATTATTCAGTCTAGCAATTTCTTGGTCAGCTGCTTGAACATGACCTATTATATTCTTTTGATCGTCAGACAGATTTTCTAGTAAGTGTTCCACACCATCAATAGTGATGCTTTGTTTAATTTCACTCATTTAAATATATCCTGCCAATTTCCTTGTGTACTAGCCTTAGCATACTCGGTAGCACGGTTTTCAAAAAAGTTGGTATGCTCAACTGCATTTACTTGCATATCAATCCAAGGTAATGGGTTAACATCAGCATGGAATATATTTTTCATTCCTAAACCTAGAAGTCTTCTACCCGCAATATATCGGATATACTCTTTTACTTCATCAGCTGTTAGGTCTGGTACGTTTACTTTATTGAAACAAACATCAATAAACTTATCTTCAAGTTCTACTGTTCGTTCTGCTGCACAATATATTTCATACTTTAATTTATCGTTCCATAACTCTGGATTCTCTTGCATAAAAGTTCTGAAAAGTTTGGATAACCCTTCTACATGGAGACTTTCATCTCTTATAGACCAGGTAACAATTTGTCCCATACCTTTCATAAGATTATGTCTAGGGTAATTAAGAAGTATAGCAAAACTACTAAATAGTTGTACTCCTTCTGTAAACCCACTATATACTGCCATAGTTTTAGCCATGTCATGTTTAGTTCGCATATTGAAATCTGTTAAGAAATCATGCTTATCTGACATTGCTTGTATATCAAAAAACTCTTGGTACATAGTATCATCTTTTCCAAGTGTTTCGAGAAGTAGAGAGTATGCCTCTTGATGGACTGCTTCCATCGCTGCAAATGCAACTAGCATCATTCTTACTTCTGGTTGTTTGAATGTTGGTAGGTAGTGTTTAGCATACCCACAACAAACATCAACATCTGCTTGTGTAAAGAATCGAAAGATATTATCTATTAACGTTCTTTCGTCTTCACTTAATTTTTCTCTATAATCTTTTATATCATCTTGGAGTGGTACTTCATCTGGCAACCAATGCATTTGTTGTTGCTTTTTGTAGTTTTCAAAAGCCCAAGGGTAAATAAAAGGTTTATAATATTCTCTTTCTTCTAATAACATTTATCCCTCACATGCAAGACAATCTTGCTGTTCAAAAATGATTTCTCTTTTTGCTTGAGCGGAAACATCATCTGCCCTAGATATTGCCTCAGACCTCAGATAATATAATGTTTTAAGATTTCTTGCCCATGCTAACATATGTGCATTATGCAAGTCACCTTTATTTACATCAGGCGGGAAGAACAGATTTAATGACTGAGCCTGACAGATATACTCTTGTCGGACTGCTGCGTGTTCTATTAACCATGATTGATTAAGTTCTACTGCTGTCTTAAATACTGCTTTTTCCCATTCTGTTAAAAAATCCAAGTGTTGAACACTTCCTTTGTTTACAACTATATTATTCCAAACTTCTGGAGTATTCTTTCCATACTTCTCTAGCACTTCTGCAAGATACTTATTCTTATTAAGATTAGACCCAGATTTAGTCTTCTGAGTATAAGCATTTGCACGGAACGGTTCAATACTTGGACTTGTGTTTCCACAAATAATACTAGAGGAAGCGTTAGGAGCTATTGCAAGTAGGTGGGCATTTCTTACTGTGCAACTGTCATCATCGGGACAAGCTCCTCTTTCAACTGCTAACTTCCTCGTAGTATCCATTGCTCGAGATTTTATATACTCGAACATCTCTAAATTTGCTCCTGTTGCTGCTTGACTTTCAAACGGAATATTATTCCTTTGTAAGTAGGCGTGAAATCCCATTGCACCAAGTCCGATACTTCGTTCACGCTTAGCACTAAACTTGGCTTTCTTCAACTCTTTAGGAGCATTTTGTATAAAGGAGTCTAACACATTGTCTAACATTCTTACCAAGTCAGAGATGAATGCTGGGTGTTTCTTCCATTCGTCATAGTATTCTAAATTGACACTAGAAAGACAACACACAGCAGTCCTTTCATCATTGGTGGCGAGTGTAATCTCTGAACAAAGGTTACTATGGTTTACCTTTAAACCTTTTGCTTTTTGAAAATCAGGCAATCCACCATCTACTGCATCTTCGAACATTACATAGGGCTCTCCAGTTTCCATACGATTCTGAAGTATTTTTACCCAAAGCGCTCTAGCACTTACTGTTCGTTTGACCTGTCCTGTGTGAGGGTCGACAAGATCCCAGCTATCATCAAAGTCAGGATACTTTGTAGCGGAGTGGATTCGCTCCATAAAACTATCAGGAACCACCACACCGTGATGAAGATTGAGAGATTTACGATTCGTGTCACCACCGGTAGGTTTTCGAACATCTAAAAACTCCTCTATTTCAGGGTGGCTAATATGTAGATAAGCGGCATAACTACCCCTACGAGTTACACCTTGCGAGAATGCAAGCATTTCCGCATCTACGACTTTTATAAAAGGTATTACACCAGTAGACTCAGAGCCTTTTGATGTTCTAGTTCCTTGTGAACGAACATCACTCCAACCACCACCGATACCACCACCAAAAGAACTCAAAAAAGCGTTCTCAACATAGTGTTCAGTAATACCTTCACGACTATCATCTATATAGTTTAGAAAACAACTAATAGGTAGTCCTCTTTTTGTACCGCCATTAGACAGCACGGGCGTAGCAAACATAAACCAATGTTTACTTACATAGTCATATAATCTTTGAGCGTGTGCTTCATCATCTGCAAAAGCTTCTGCAGCACGAGCGAACGCTTCTTGTGGTGAAGTTTCATCACCTACCATATATCTATCTTTCAGAGTTGCAATAGCAAACTCATCAAGTAGTTTATCTTTTGAAAAATCTATTTTAACTGACATAATTCTTCACTAACTCCAAAATTTCATTACTTCGCCCTAATACTGCTCCATCGGGATTATAAGTTAAATCCATCAGTTCAACATTCTTTTCAAGATTATCTTGTCCAAACTCATTTAAACTTTGCATAAACTTATACTTACTCTCTATTGGCAAAGTAGACATAATATCAAATACATCTCCATACTCTGCTATTAGAGAACTGGCTCTCTTTGGGCCGATTCCATTAACACCAGGTACATTATCTCCTTTATCTCCTGTTAAGCACTTATAAGTTAAAAAGTACTCAGGGTCAAAGTCATAATGCTCGTCCCAGTTACCTATTGTAGTTTCCTTTCTTGTTACAGTAGAAAACCGTGATATGTTTTCATTAACAAGCAAGTCCCAGTCTTTATCTGATGATACTAACCAAATATCTTCTATTCCTAGTTCTTCCCTATTTATACACATTACAGCAGCTATATCATCTGCTTCTACTCCCTTGTATTTCATTGTCAAGTATCCTTTGTCTTTACACATATTCATACTTTCCTGAAACTCTCCAAGGAAATTGAGAAACTCTTGTCTCTCTTCTTCTGTTTGGTCTGCATACCTTTCGGTACGATTTGCTTTATACTCAGGGTCAATCTGTTTTCTATACTCACTACCACCATCTCCTAATACTACGATATGTCCGCAGTTATAAGACTTTGCTAGTGATTCGACTGTCCTTACATACTCTACTTTGAAGAATTCCTTCTTCGCATGTTTCCATCGGAAAGCTAAGTTGAGACCATCAACTATAAGTAAGTTACCGTTACTCGGCAGCTTTCCAAGGCTCGTAAATTCTATCGCCATTTGTAAATCCTATTCTTTCATGTTCTAACCATTTTTCAGCGAGACAGATGTACGCATCTAACCAAGAGATGTACATATATCTTTCTAAAATCCAGGGTTTGCGGCGAGTTGCCACAAAAAATTGTGCGTGGTTCGCTTTAAAGAACAAAAGCGGTTCTAGATTACTGTCTTCCGCTTGTTGTTCTAATTTGCTCCACCACTGCACAAAATTATTACTTTTATTTGTAAATACTTTAGTACTGATAGCATCATCTTTGTAAAACTTAACTTCTATACAAAAAACATTTTCATGGTGTTGTAAGTATAGGTCACCTTTTATCTTGCCTGACCCAGAGCCAGGGGTTTGAATAAATGGTAAGTTTGTATGTCGCTGAAGCATATTCATAACTAGCAGTTCTGCTTTCTGCCCTTTCTGTCTACTGTTTACCACTATTCCAACCTGCTGATGTTATCTTCTTTAATTATTTCTATCTTTTCAAGTAATGGGTGAGTCCAACCATGAGATACTAAATATGTATTCAAGGTTTCTTCTTTGAGAAGTATCTCTACTACTTTTTCTTTACCAGCTTCATCAAGAGCCTGGTTTACCTCATCGAGGAACAATACATTTATTTGACTTCTACTAATAGATGTCATAAGTTTTCGTATTGCAACTAGTGTAGCGATATTTACTCTTGCTAGCTCACCACTAGAAAGAGCAAGAATGTCTATAACTTTACCTGTGTCTGTAACTGCAACATTTAGTTTATCATTCTCAACTATGAAGTTGATACTAAATCTGCCATCACTAAACTCAGCAAGGTAATCATTTGTCAAAGATTCTAGTTCTTTGACGAGGGACTCGATTTTATATGCAAGGAGTCCGTTTGTACTAAACGCTTTCTTAAGTATCTCCAGAATCGTAAGTTTGTCCTCCACAGCGCTAAGTTCAGCTGTGATTCCATCAAGCTCCGATTCAAATTCTTTAGTTTGCTCTTGTATGATGTCAATTCGTGTGTTGTGTCTTTCTCTCGCTTCATTCTCTTGTATTACTTCTTCGAGTTTCCTACGAGCTTCTTGAACTTTGTCTTCCAGTTCTCGTATCTCACTTTCCACTTCTTCTCGGTCAGATATTGCTGATGGGAGTGAAGAGTCAATACTTCTGTAGAGTTGTTCCCACTCTTTGACGCCTCTGGTTGATTGCCTATGTATTTTATTTTCATTTTCTAACTTCTCTAACGATTCTTCGTCTCTCTTTATGAAAGACGAACAACTTAGTGCCCTTTGATTGTGTTCATCATATCTTTCTTGTATGAACTTAAAATCTATAGGTTGTTCACAGGTAGGGCACTCTGCATCATCAGCGTTTTTTAAATCTTCATACTTTGCTCGCATTTTCTTTTCAAATGCAAGTTCGGATTTCCACGCTCCTATAGTTTCTCTTAGCTTCGAAGTATCGTGTAACTCTGGATACATTTCTGCATCTTTTTGCAACTGAGCAATATTTATTGATTGTAACTGCTCTTTCAGTTGATTATTGTCATTTATTTTTCGATTTTTCTCCGAGATATTTTCAATTTCTAATTGTAACTGACGCAATCTTTTCTCGTCTTTTTCTTCGATTTTTGGTAAATCCACTTTCTCAAGTAGTTCTATACTCTCGAGTTTGTTGTCTGTTAACCATTTAACGATTGTGTCGGTCTTTGCATTCAGACTTGTAACTGACTGCGATGAAACACGTACTGCTTCTTTAAAGGTTTCAAAATACGAAACATAATCATCAAGCTTCAACAAGTCGATTAGAAATTTCTTTCGATTTGTGTCAGTCGCAGTTAAGAACTGTAGACTTGTATTCGTATTTTGATATACCAACTGGGTAAAGGTTTTGAAGTCAATACCAAGAATCTCTCCCAACGTCTTGTATGTATTACTAGCAGTATGGCTACTTATATCTTCACCATTCTTTGTTAGTTTACACTTTAGTGTAGCACGCCTCGATACACTAATATTATATAAGTCATCATCAACAGAAAAGTCAAGACTGATGTCATAACCTTTTCCAACGTACCTATTTGCAATATCAGCTTTCTTAACATTTTTACTATTCTTATTAAATAATACTTCCTCAAGTATCAGCGGTATTGATGATTTACCAACACCGTTTGTACCAACTAACTGAGTCAATACAGCATCTGCTAGATTGACTTCGTTGCCTTTCCCATAGGAGAAACAGTTATCCCACGTTAACTTCTGTAGAATAATCATTGAAAACTCCTATTATGTTTTTTACTTTATCTTCTTCTAAATTTAGTATCTCTTTCAAGTATACTACCAGCTCATCTCCCATAGACATTTCCTGAGTAAGATTCAAAGTAGCTTCTACTTCTCGTTTTACTACTTTCTTGTCTAGTAGGTCAGAGTTTTTTACTTTTGCTAAATCTTGAACATCTCCTTCGAGTTCATAGATTGTGTGGTCAAAAGAAGTCGGTACCATCTCGTCGGGGTCTGATACCGTCTTCCTTATCAGTTGTGGCAAGTTAAATTCATGCCATGTCCAAGACCAATCCTTATCATCTATCAACAGATATCCAGTCTTCACTTTGTTTCTGTGAAAAGATGTTGTCATTGGACTGCCAGGATATACAATATTCTTTTGAGTATTCTCATGAGCATGTAAATCTCCAGCAAATACAACATCAAACTTACTTAATCTTTCTAAGTCTACTTCTGGTACTACATGAGGTGGTATCTCACCACGAACATGAGTAAAGCATACAGGAGCTTCTATTAGCTCTATCTGATTCTTTTTATGTAAGTCCGCATAAGGAAGTATAACCCAACTATCTTCAAAATAAGTTTTGTCCACTACTTCTACTAACGGATTGATGTCGCTTGTTACTTGTACTAGATTAGAAAAGAATGTATGGTTCTTTTTAGTTGCCTCATGGTTTCCATCATAAATGATAGTTCTCACTTTTACATTCTTTACAAAATCAAAATACAAAGATAATTCGTCCATAGAGGGAACTCGGTCAAACAAGTCCCCGCCTATGATATGCAAGTCACAGTCGGTTTCTAACTCTCTTAACTGCTCAAAGAACATCTTATATCGATTAGTTGCCCAATCGACAGGAACATTCTTCTGACCAAGTTTTATGTGCCAGTCCGCTGTAAATAAAATCATGCTACGAAGTCGTCTCCTGCTTCCCATTGACAGCCTGTTAATCCACCAGCTTGTAGTGCATCAATAGTTCTAGCTATCTCCTCATGATTTCTGCCTGTGTCTAACGCATTTACAGATACATGCTGAATGTAGTTATCTTCATCAACAATATAAGTTGCACGAAGAGCTACCTTTTCAGCAGAGTCAACAATTTCAAGTTCGTCAGCTAAAATTAAGCCACAGTCTGCAAGTAAGTCATGGGTACAGTCCATAATGAGGTCATTACTTTCTCTCCATGCTAACTTACAAAACTCATTGTCTCCTGAGATACCGATTATGTGAGCATCAACATTGATACTATCAAAACCAGCAATCTCTGTAGGACAGATGAATGTGAAATCTTTTGGATAAAAATAAATAATCTTCCACCCATCATAGTCATCAAGGGTAGCACTAATTATTTCCTTGTCTCCGTTTACCCCGTTTAGTTCAAAGAACGGGAACTCTTCTCCAACTCCAATCATGATACGTCAAACTCCTCATCGACAGCTTCTTCCTGTCCAGCACCTTGTACTCTTTTGAGAAGCTCTAACTGAGCATCAGCTGTAGGTCTAGGAAGTACGTCGTCCATAGACTTTAAGTCGCCTATGAGTTCTTGTTCCCAGTCCTCTAATGCTCTAGGTTTACATTTAAGCATTTGTAGTTGATATTCAACATTAAATACTTGTGGCCCAGTCTTAAGTCTTTTGAAGAATATATCCCAACCAGTTTCAGTATCAGTAGGATTACCTAAGTCTTCCATTGCAACTAAAATTTGGTCAAAGAGTTTTCTCTTCAAATTAACTACTTTAACACTTTTGTCAGAGTAGTCTATAGCTTGGACAGCATATGCCCAACCACATTTTAAGTCAGGGTAAAAGTCACGAACATGGTCATGTTCTTTATTATTAAAGGTTTCTGTGTTTCTGTCGAAAGACAAACACTCCATAGGAATGTTTTTGTTGTTCTCACCTTTAATCCAATAGACGTAACGAGGTAATAGGTCACCAACTAATCTAATGTGGTGGTCTTCCTTGTTACTAAAGTTATATGTTTCGATTTTGCTCTTTTGAGCAGAACCTTTAGTTTGATTGAATCCAATCGCCATTTTTTTCTCCGTTTGTCTCCTCGAATAAGAAGTGAATACACCCATCTCTTATATCGAGCAGTCTGTTACTTTTTATAGTTTCCTCACTCACAGGGCAATGAATGAGGTCTAATGTTGTGTTGCCTGTTCGCTTATACTCGTAGTAATTACGAAACGAGGCAACTCCTACGTACTCAGCAACTTCTTTATCAGAATACTGAGAACGACCCTGGGTGAGAAGTATCTCGGGGTGTACCAAGTAACTACTTCCACCGTAATTCTTTTGATAAAATCTAAATGTTTTATCGTAATAGTTTTTTGGTGTAATCCTATATGTAATAATCCTGAGGATTGTAATGATGTCATTCACATTTCCTTTGCTTGATTTTAGTATGGATTTCCAATTATATAATATCATATATTATAGCAAAAATTTGAGAAACTGTCAAGAACTATTTTTTCCATGCATTATGCTCCTCTGTTATAAAACGTTTATGCGATATCCCTGCTTCACGTAATATCCCATTCTAGCGTTAGCTTGCCTACTCGCAGTTTTACCTTTTAAATGTATGTCTACGACTTTCGGCTGCCTCTTGCCTTCCTTCTTCCTAATAACTCTACCTATTAGCTGAGTTAGAAGCGGGTCATTATTAACTGGAGTCGCAAGTACTAAGCAACTTAGCTGGTCAATAGATATACCTTCTGAGAAGATTGCTTGTGTACCAAACAGTATATTCTTCTCACCTATTTGTTGTATTGTTTTTTCTCTTTCTTCAAAATCCATATCACCTGTTATACATACAGAATTATCTCCTACTAGTCTATGGCATACTTTTAGAAAGTGTACTCTATCAGATACGACTAAAACTTTATGTCCTTCTGCAGCGTACTTAGAAGCAATCATAGCAATACTATGAACATACTCCTCATTATTTGCTAGATGATTTATTCTTTCTGCCCATGGAGTATAACTACCATCTAAAAATCTTACTTCTGATTTAATTACATCTATACTCGGAGTAAGAAAATTTTCTTTTGGTGGTTTTAAAACTTTTGACCCGAAGTAATCTCTAAATACTACGTGTCTACCGTCCTTCCTCTCCAGAGTCCCTGTCAGGCCTATCTTGTACCTCGCAGGCATTTCGTCTATTATTCGGGTAAACGTAGGGCTCGAAACGTGATGCATTTCGTCCAAAACGACTGTCCCGAACATAGGTTTTATCTCCTCGATACGTCGGTATAAACTCTGAATGTTTCCAACGACTATCGGGGACGAAGTGTTGAAGCTCCCGCTTCCTATTCGCCCAGGTTGCAGGTCGAAACTCTTTTTTACTTCCTTTTCCCATTGATTCCTCAAGTTGGTTGTGTGTGTTACTACAAGCGTTTTCTGACCAAGTTTTTTGGCTATTGCTAAAGCCGTTATTGTTTTACCCCAGCTTACCCATGCGTTTATTATAGCACAGTCATCTACTTCATCATGAACCACACGCTGGTTAGCACGTAACTCATATCGAAACTCAGGCATGTCTGTCGGCGCTTGTACGCGTTTGTCGATAATCTCGTAATCCTCTGGTATCAAATCCAACCGCCCGGCAGGTATGGAAACTAAACCTTCTCGTAAAGGTCTAATTGTTTTATAAATGATAGGCGGATCTTGAGGCATACGAGGTGGCAGAGAATAGGTAAGTTCTCTTTCGAGCTTTTCAAGGAAATCAGCACTTCCTTGTAGTTGTATTCTATTACTTATTACTGCCTTCATCTAACCCTGTCTTTTTAAAAATTCTATATCTCTTAGTCTCCATCGTTTATAGATGTCAGGGTCGTTATTATCCCACGGGCTACTCCACCCTATCTTATCTTTCCTGTTCACTACATGATTAGGTAGGTATTCTTTCATAACCTCTCTCATAAGATATTTCGTAGTGACACCCCATGGGTCTAATTGCTTAAATCTAATATCTAGCGGTATGGAAAAGACATAATGAGCATACCTTTGTGTTAGAAAGGGAACTCGTGCTTCCATACCAAACATACCTGCTGTTTGGTCAGTAGCAAGTATATTTTGTTCTGACGAATGTAATAAATCTCCAAAGAAACTATTCCATTGGTCATTATCTATAAGAGCCTTATCAGGAAACCACGGTTTACTAGCTAAATACTTAGTATGTGCTGAACACCAATTAGGGTCGTTTCTTTTATCGTGATGTAAATATCCTGTAAACAACTCGTCTCCACTATCTCCTGTAATTACTACTTTACAACCATGGTCAGCTGCTGCTTTACACAGAGCATACCTTGGCCCTTGCCTATTATGGTCAGACCATAGATAGTGAGTTTCTCCTAACCACATTTTTCCATAGGTAACTCTATCATCTCTACCTAACGGAACTTTGACTATTGGCATTTTAAACTCTTTTGCAGTCTGCATTGCCATTTGACTCTCATTTCTAAACCACCTAGCGTCGTGCTTATCTGGTCTATCATGGTTAGGGTCTAATGTAAATAGTACGACTTTCTTATTACTTTGCCGTGATATGCTGGCAATAAGCGTACTGTCAAATCCACCACTTAAGAATACTGCTGTTTTATTATCTGTACCATGATTTATTACTTTTAGTACTTGTTCTATTGTTTTCTGTTTAAATTCTGCTGGATTCCATTTTTTCCAAGAGTGGTAGTAAGGATTCCATAGATTTGTGCGTTTTACTAGCTTTTTTGTTCTTGTCTTGAAGCACAGTATCTCACCTGGAGCTACTTTGTGCGTATCTTTCCACATACAATCATCACCAAAAAACTGTGATTGCATATATGACTTTGGCATTGGTTCAAAAGTTTCTTTTTGTTGAAAAGATTTCAATGAAGTAGAAAACTCTAAATGATTTGTTTTTCTCCACCATAGTGGTTTTGTGCCAAACTGGTCACGAATAAGAAATAAATGGTCTGATTTAGGATTATAATATGCTATTGCTCCATGCCAGTCTATATCTGATAGAGGGCTTATACCATATTTATCTAATAACTTACCTAACCACGCAGTATCATTTTGTTCAGGAGAATCATAAATCTCTCCATTTAGCATTACTATATTACCCTCTGCTGTAATATAAGGTTGTCGTTGAGCTGCTCCTGTAATATCTAATAAGGCATGCCCAAAAGAAATCCTACCATCTGACCAAAAACCTCTATCATCAGGCCCACGGTGTGACTGCTTATCTAACATAAGACTTGTCATATGTTTATTAGTTGTTCCTACAAATCCACACATTATTCCATTTTCCAAGGTACATTGTTTACTTTTTGGTCATGTTTTGGTAACCACATGACAAAACTCATTTTTTCTCCATATACTAATTCCGTAACTCTATGCGTCATTATAGAATTATATAAAATCAAACTTTTATATGGAGTTCTGCCGTCCCAATTTTTTATTTGAAAGTCTGCACCCTCGTACATATGGTCAGGGGTAATATTTACTGACGCAGACACATAAGCCATACCAGGCTCGTTGTGCCAATGTAACCCATCACATTGTTTTCTGTAATGCATTATATGTCCATATGCATCGGGTCTATACTTAAGTTTTACATTAAACTCGCTCTCCGCTAGTTTCTTTACTCTTGCATGTAAACTATAAGGACTTCTAAGAGAGAAATAGTGTCTCTCTACTTTATTTACACTAGATTCTTCTTTTAACTTATTGCCGTCTTTATCTAAAGTATGATTAACTGTTTTTAATGACACTTGATTACTAGGATTTGGTACTGCATACTTTACATAATCACGAAAAAACTTTGCTTCAGCTTCTGTAATAAAATTATCAAAAACTACAGCCTTAATTTTCATTGCCAATGTCTCAATACACCTGCTATAATAAAGAAACAGGTGATAAAAGCTGTGGTTTCATATACAGGCTTCCAATAAGTTTTCACGAGTTTCCGTCCCAGTTCAAGTCTGTTAATTTTGCTTGTTTTGTTTTCCATGTTTCTCCCTCAATTTCTTTCCAACTAGTAATTGTTGAAACTTCTATATCGTCCCAACGTCCAACATCTAAATCAAAACAGATGATTTTAGGGCTTTCTGCAGTTTGAGTCCACCCTTTCTTAAATGGATTCTTTTCTTCGGGAATATATTTTCGGTTAGTAGTCACCTCTCGCTTTTTTTGTGTACCACTATGTAAAGAAGTATACTCTAAGAGAATAATTCCTTCGTGCATTTTTTGTATTATTTTATCTATATTCATTTAAATACTACTCCTATAAGAAACATTACTAGTGCCATAACACCTAGGGCACTAAGTTGAATAAGTGATGCTACTGCGACAAAACTAAGCTGTTTTTCTGCCCACCAGTTGAGTTCTTTTTCTTGCCACTCTTCTGTTTGTTCTGGTGTTGCCTCAGTTGTTTTATTTAGTTGAATTTCTAGCTGTTCAGGATATCTAGACATAACATCTGCTGCATCATCAACTGCAGAGGGTACGGTCTTCCATCTCTTCCATACTGGGTCATATTTTAAATCTTTCTCCATGTATTTTTCTTCCTTTCACTAGAATATTCATATATCTTCCAAGGTATTCCTTGGCGGTAAATAACACCCGCCCAGCTCATTTCTTCACTAGGCGGACTTTGTTCGTCAAAAGGAAAAGGACAATCTTTCAACCAAAGCACGGTTGCAACTGTCTTTTTCTCTCTTTTTACTATTTTATGGTATTTTATATCCACTTTTTCTGTTTTTTCATAATTAAACACTCTACCAGAACTATCAATAAATGTATTTCCTCTGTGTTTCATCATGCCAACATAGTCTTTTATCATATATTTTAAAGGATAAATAGACTGCATAGGAGACTGTAGCCTTCTCAGACCTAGAGTATCTCCTTTCATGTTTTTATCGTCTAGTACTTGGTCATCTAACCATATAATACCATCAATAAATTCTACATTATCACTATGAATAACATAGATAGGAAACTGTAATTCATCTTTACTGGTTACGAGGTGACTTGTACTCATAATCAGCTAAAATTTTGTTTGCTTCTTCGAAAGTATCATTTTCAAAAACCCAAACATATCCATCATATCCGTATTCATCTTTTCGTTCACCAACAAACTTTAATTCAGGAACAGGGTCACCAAGGACTCCATCTCTAAACATTTCTAATAGTTTATGTCCTTCTTCAAACATCTCTATTATACAGTTTTGTGTACCACAAATATCTTCGCACCACTCTGGTCGCCATAAAGATATTTTTGCTTTTTTACCTACTGGGAATAAATCTACATTCCAATCTACAACTGCACATCTATCGTAAAACGGATAGTGATATTGTTTGAAATATTTACCTAGTCCTGGTGGTACAACTCGTGATTGAGCTACTAGGGTCTGTCCTAGATAGGCTCTTTCATCTTTTTTCCATACTAATATAAATCCTGAATCATAATCTAACTCATCTATTGGATTTACTAGTCTTTGATTTTCTACTACTAGTGTTTGTACTAATTGTTTCTTTACTTCATTCCATTCCCAAGGACTCATTTGATAAAACCACTTTCCTTCTATGAAGTAGTCTCCAACGTCCTCGTAAAACTCGCCACTTCGTTCTGTGACTATTCTTTGTGTGCTTAATAATTCTACCATGTTTTTACCTTTAAAGTTCTTTATATAATTTATAGTATGCGTCTGACCAAGTTATCTTGTCTTTTGGACAGTCATGCCACGCGGGCCCATACTCTAGTGGAGCTGATAGAGTAAATAAATATCTATCAGTTCCGAAATTGAAAACACCGTGTTTTTGGTGGGTGTTTACTAAATAAAAATGTCCATACTCATATTTTAATTCAATAGCCCTACTTTGGTTTCTGTAATATTGTTCTCCTATGAAAACAGTATGGCAGTTTTCATTTTTACCAAGTAGTAAATTGATTGCTGCTGGTCTATTATTCAAATCCATATGGAAATGATAGTGAGAGTGTGGGTAGCTTTTCATAATAATAGCTTCTTTCCAACCACGCTCTACTAAATGAGCTATAAAAGGGTCTTTTAACATAAGACTTGGTGCAGGTTTGTGCATAAAAGATGAGCCTGATAATTGAGACCAGCTCTCTTGCTCATCACACCACGCACGTAATTCTTCTAAAATTGTACTTTTACCTAGCTTTTTATAGCAATCGGTTGTTTTTAACATTTTACCATATGTTTGATTTGACGCGAGGTTCTTCTTTGCGGGTTTCATACCACTCGCCCCAAACTTGACGCTTATCTAAGTCGTCTAATAAAGTACCTTCTGGAACATACATCAGATGTACTTGTAATGTATTATGTTTCATAGGCAGTCTCCCTTGAAATAGTTCAGCGGCTCTGTATATTAGTGCGTCACCATATTCTAAACTAACTAACTCATCAGGGTCTAAATTACCTGTTTCATACTTTTTAGTTAATCCTAGTTGGCACTTTTCTTCTTGAAGATGTATTAGAGCGCAGTATTCACACTCCCATCTCCATTTTTGCCAACCAAACTCATATCCTGCTATATATTCTACTATTTCACCATATGAAAGATGTACTCCTGTACCAACGATTCGTGATATACGTTGGCTAGAACTGCGACCTAATGCTTCAATCATAGGGTCTCCCTGACTTACTATCTTTCTACCGTTTTGTGAGCCTCGTTTTATAACTCTTTGTTTACCATTGTCTACTTTACTGCGTCCCCGTCTTGCAAGTTCAGACTTCCAATATACCTTTATAAAGTCTGCTACTTCTCTACTCAGAAACTTTTTTATCTTTATGCTGTGTTTCATTCTGTTTTTCCCAAGCTTGTTGTACAGCGTCCATTTTATTTTCATGACGCCAAAACTTTGAGTAATATTCTACTCCCATAGCGTATCTCATAACTGCATCTTGTGCATTCTTTCTGGCTGCTTCAAATTCTAAGCACTTATAACAAGCGCCGCATGGAACATAACCAGTTATTTCATCTTTGCTCTTTAAAACTCCTTTTGGCTTAGGACAAGTCCATATAAGTTCCACTAGATTAGGGTCTCTAGTCATCATCATTGCTAACATTTCTGATTTTGTTAGGAACTCGCCTGGACTTATTAGTTGTGGAGTTTGTCCTAATACTTCATACGAAATATTACTAGCGTCTAACGCATCTGACTCAATACATGCCATAATTTTTCGATATTCTCTAAACATTATGCGCATACGTAAATCATCTTCTGAGTTTGCTCCACTCATAATCCACTTAAGCTGCATACCATGTGGTTTACCTAATGCCACGGTCATAAATGATGCTATTCCTGTTACAATGATAGGTATTTCTGTTGTATACCCTATCTCAGATAGTCTACTACTATCCCACACCAATGTATAACCATAATATTCTGCTTGTTTCTTTGCATAAAAAAGCGAAGCATCTGCAAATAACCCATAGCGAGGGTCATACCAATGCACCACCGCTGGAAAGTGGTCTTTGTGATAGTGAGAGTAAGATAACGCCCACGCACTTTCACACCCACCGCTTACTGGTACATAAGTATTTGTCCTTCTATCTAGTTTTTCAACTGCTTCATAAACTTGTGTCTTGTCCAAAGTTTTTTACCCCTAATACATAATTCTCTGCGGCTGATTCAGCATATGCTTCGCTGTGTCCCGCATACATTTCGGTTGCTATTAACTTACCATCTGCATAGTAGTTGCAACCCCATTGATTGTCTTTAAGTATTACTTCTGCTTTCTTTCCTGCTTCCCAAAATTCACTCATAATCATTAGCTCATCATAAACAACTTAAAGTCGTTGTACCCTCCGATATACCTGCCATCAACCTCTATTTGAGGAAAACTGCGGGCTGCAGGGAATCTGTTTGCTATGTCTTGCATAGTAAACTCCACTCCAAGTTTTTTATAAGTATACTGTTTACCTTTTTGTTCCGCTAGGTTTTTAGCTAAATCACAAAAGCCACAATCGTCTTTTCCATAAATAACTATTTCCATTTTTACTCCAAAAAGAACTGCTACCTCACTCGGAGGTAGCAGCCATGTCTCTTGACTTCGTCAAGTCTAATAACACATTATTTACTGCTTTATCTTTAATTTTCATCATTGTACCTTCTGGGAGAAACTTGCCATTGACAAGTATCTCACTTATAAAGTAGTCTTGTGGACGGGCTAAATTTACTAGAAGTAAAGCTGCCTCGTACGGATTTATCAATGCTTCGTTATCATCAACATCTGCAAGGATTTCCGTTTTTGTCCAACCTAATGAAACATTATGGATTCTGCATTTATTTTTACGAGGGTACAGAATAGCGTTTTTTGTGCAATAGTCACGGAGAAACTTCTTCTCATTTTCGTATACTTCTGCACCAATCGCGTGGTAAGCAGTACTGGAACCAGTATTGATTACTACCTTTCCCTCTTTATCTTTCCAATGTGTATGTAGGTTAGTCAGAATCTTTGCTTGAACTTTAGGGAACCAAGCATTGTTAAAAACAATATCGAAGTCCTCCTTCAAAAGATGACTAATTACTTTGTCTCCTTCTCGCTCGGCTAAATTCCAGCCGTTGCTTCTTGAAAATCCATGAACATCTAGTCCATTGAACATACATATATCATAAATTTCTTTACCCACACCTTTTGTGTGTCCTGTAACGGCTATTTTCTTACCTTTCAGTTCGTCCATCGTTTCTTCCTTATCTGAATACTAATATCGGTTCCATCGCCACATACATAAACCAAATCATGAAGATAAAACTCCCTAATGTTAGAACGTCGTTGCACAGTTGACCACCTTTACAGATTTCGTCTTTCCATGCAACAAACTTGTCTAGTGTATGCGTGATGAAATTATTAGATATATTTACTAAGTTTTTCATCTGAATAATATGACTCCCATTTACCGAAACTGTAGTCATCTCCGATTTCAAAATCGCAGCCTACAGGTGAACTCGGTATTGAAACACCTCGATCTTTTTGAACGAAGGATTTCAGGTTACTACAATAGATTTCTACTTCATCTTCTGGTACTTCTGCTAGAATGGAGTCATGCACAAGACCAAAGATTTTCGATTTCATTCCCTTACTATTGATGTAGTTTTGCATATCTATAGCACCCAATAGATTTATGTCCGATGCTACAGATTGTACAAGAAAGTTAATACCAGACCTTACTTCGTGCGACGCAATACCTTTGTCCTTAGACTTGGCATTTGGAAGCCTACGCTTCCTTCCAAAGTGAGAATAAATAAAAGCATTTGCTTTAATAGCAGCTTCACATTCATTCAACCACTTTCTTAAGTTAGGGAATGATTGGAAGTAATCGCCGATAACTCTCTGTGCCTCTTGCATACTGAACTCTTTACCAGAGTCCTTCGTAACCTGCCATGAAATTTTCGCTGGTCCAGCACCATACATGATACCGAATGTCACAGCTTTAGCTTGCTGACGTTTGTCAGAATAATACTTGTCAACGTCCTCCACTTCACATGGTAGGTTAAAAACTTGCTTTGCGATGGTACTATGGAAGTTGCCTCCACTCTTGAACACCTCTTGCAAGCCGACATCTTTCGCCAAGACTGCTGCTACATACACTTCAGCAGTAGTCAAGTCCATAGAGATGATTTTGTGTCCTTCTCTTGCTTTGATACAACCTTTTACCGTAGGATTATCCCTAGGCAACTGTTGCATATTCAACTTTCCACTTGAAGAGAGTCTGCCAGACGTTGTACCGTGCAGGTTAAATCCTGTACGGAGTCTTACATCTCTATCAAGATTCGGTATAATTTTATCAAGATATGTATTTTTAATTTTTACCTTCTGTCGAATCTCAAGAATATGTTTGGGAACATCATGTTCTTCTGCAAGTTGTCCGAGGACTTCTGCATCTGTACTATCTGCTCCTGTACCAGTCTTTTTACCCGTTGGGGCAAGACCGATATAATCAAACAATAAAGACCGTAGTTGAACTGTAGAGTTTGGATTGAATGAATCCCCTCTTGCTTTTTCAAATTGTCGCACCTCAGGAAACTCGTATAGTTTTGCAACTGCATTATCTATATCTTCCTGCATGATTTGTTGGGCTATCTCTAGTCTAGTCCTGTCAAAAGGTACTCCGTTGTCTTCAACTTGTGTTAAAAAGTTGCAACCAGCTAATAGTATGTTTTCGTACACCCATAAGAGTTTACTATTCTTTTCTATTGCTGCTCGCATTTTTTCATAAAGTAAGAAAGTTACTACTGCGTCCATAGCAGCGTAATTTTGCATTACTTCAAATGGTATCATATCATAACTAAATGATTGTTTTAAGATACCGTGTTGTTTTCGATATGCTTCACCCCAGTCTTCCAAAGGCTTCTCGTAATCCCCATAGGGAGTATGTTTCATAGCCAGTTGTTTTAGCCCGTGTGTTCCAGGCTGTTCATCAAACATATAATGCATTAGCATTGTATCTTCAAAGTTTGGAAACTTGAAGTTAAAGTGATAGCGAAACCATTGCAAATCGAACTTTGCATTGTGAAATACTACTGTTTTCTTATCGAAAAGTTCCTGCATTTTTGCTTCGACTTCTTCGTCAATTATATCAGCGTCCACATATACACCATGGTCAGGCTCATAAGACATAGAAAATCCAAGCATATAGCCGTCCCTACAATATAACGCACTTGTTTCTGAGTCAAGAGCGATGTACTGTCTGGGGGCGTCCAAAGCGTGTTGTAAAAAATCCATGCACTTCTCTTTCTCTTGTATACCATAACATCTGTCCTCGTCTAGTTTCTCTATTTTTAGTTCACCAGACACAAATCCAGAGATACTCTCTACGGCTTCTTCAAAATTCTTTTTTGCTTCAGGTTTGAACTTTATAATCGCAGGATTGATAAGTGCTAAATACTTTTCATCAATCACTTTACCATTATACTCTGTTACAGAACTCTTACGAGTAAAGTGTTTGAAAGGCTCTGCGCCAACCAAAATAAGCCACTCATAATCATCTGTATTTATCTCTAAATCTACATCTTTCTTTAATATTTTTGTTTTACTAGAATCTGAACAAAGAGCAAATCTCTCAAATTCAAACTCAAAGTATTTATCAAAATTTGTACTTGTTGGTTTTGTTTCTATTAGTGCTATCATAATCCGTATAATCGTTTTTTAATTCTGTTTATTTGTTCAGGACTTAACCCACCTGGGTCTAGTCCATCTTGTAGTTTTACTTTTTGAACTGATAGTTCCATTTTTTCAGCAATGGTTTTTATCTGTTCTGTTGCTTTTTGACCAGCTTCGTCGCCGTCAAACATAATATCTATTCCTTGCACACCTTGTAGTTTGAGCAAGGAGAGTTTGAACCAATCCATTTGTTGTGTTCCAAAACAACAAACAGTATTCTTCAAACCATTGTCCCAAAGATTGAGACAATCAAAAATTCCTTCTACCAATATCACTCTATTCTGTATTGGTTTTACTTTAGATGGTGTAAATGGCATCTTTACTCCCTGTGGGTAGATATAATACTTTTCTGCCCCAATGCCACCTGTTATCAATCTTCCTAGCAATGCAACTGTTTTGCCTGTCAAATCACGAATTGGAAAGATAATCCGCCCTTCAAACTTTGGAACATTCCAAGTGAAGGCTTGCCATATCTTTAGAGTTTCCTCAGAGATATTGCGGTACGGACCACCTTTCCATTCGATACGGTCTTCTGGGAGTTGAATACCGACAGTTTGGCTTCTTGCCTTTGCTATTTTATCTTTAATTCTGTGTATCTTTACTTCTAGTGGACTCTCTGGTGCACCGAAGTGTGTAAATAAGTTACCTTTAAACCCACATGCAAAACAATGCATTATACCTGTTACCTTGTCTACTCTTAGGCTAGGGTTTGTGTCGTCATGCTCAGGATTTAGGCATGATATGATAGCGTCCTGTCCCTTGACAGTAAATGGTATATTTCGCTCTGTTAGTAAATCTATTGCTATCATTTATATATATTATATCAAAATTTAAATGCGGTGTCAAGTTTTATTTTTGTTTTGGATTTCACTATTTACTGTATCTCGTAGGTCTGTTTTATGTTGCCATTCTAATTCATCGCCTAGTCTTTCAAACTCCCTCATAGATACACCACTAGGGTCAGTCTCGTCTTCATAATATTTGCTTTTCCATACTAGCTCAGCCATTTGAAACCATATTGCGACTGCCTTATCTCTGAAGTCTTTGTCACCCCACAGATAAAACAATAGCCACCATTGTTTATCAAATCTACAAACTTTGATTTCTTGCTCCCCAATAGTCGGGTCAGTTTTTATAAGTTCTGCACAAGCTCTCAGTCTTTGACTACCCGCGATTGGGTACCAGTCTGGCATAACTAACACAGGAGCTTTCATGCCGTGTTCTTTCAACGAGTCCATCAAAGGCTCGTTGATTGGTACTTTTTCAATGTTTTGTTCTACTGTTTTTTGTGTTAATAGCCAACTAATCCTCCTTATGTACCAAGTATGCGGTGGTAGTGGTATAAGTTCAGCAGTTTCTCTACTTACTCTATCATCAGCCATTTTTCTGTCTCTCTTCTGCCTTATCAAATATTCTATTTATTTCTTCCTCGAGTTGCCACCATAAACTAGCACTATTTGTATTCTTTTGCTGATTTATTAGAAACTCAACTTGTTCATGTTCATCATCAGTCATGTCCTCAAAGAAACTTTCAATTTTTTCCTGCGTATCTTCTTTCATAGCTCTCCTGTTATAATCTTTCTTGCTTTTGTGGTAACCAGCTCCCGATTTATTACGAGAATATTTAGCTACCGGGTTTATCTTTGTAACTTTCACCGCCTACTGTCCTCCTTTGTATGTCATTATGACTAAATTCTGCCCAGTATAGTTCAAAAGCCACTCCTGATTCGAGTCCTTCAAACTGATGAATTAGACCAGGCTTTACATAAGTGTAATCTCCTGCTTTTAGTATTGTTTCATCACATAGGTCGTAATCTTTCTGCCAAACTCTGATAAGCATTTTACCAGACTCAACATAAAATCCATTCCATTTGAACTCGTGTAAGTGTTCAGAACACTTATATCCTGCTTTGTACTCTATTCTATGGAACTCCAGAACTCCATTTGCATGTATTAGTTCTGTTTGTCCCCATACTTTACCTGCTTTCATATTGTCTCCTCATCTTTCCTTCTCTTACTATTCTTTTCTCATTTGCTACATTTAGGTCAATAATTCCTTCTGCTTGTAAGAGATTTATTAGTGCCTGTACATCACCAACTTCTTCAGATAAACACTTTATTTCTTCTTTACCTCCGTTATGTCGGTATACTTTAGAACAGGCTTGTATAAACTCTCCTGCTTCTTCCATTGCAACGATTAGTAAGTGTGTTTGATAGTCCATTATATTCTCCTATAATATATACTGGGGTCAGCTGTAATAATATTAAAGAAATGCATTAGTACTAACTGATATATTCCTATTATATTATCTACTTCATAAATAAAATCGTTTGGTGTTCCCATTGTGTAGGTCTTTCCTTCACTTAAAACTCCAAACCCTCTGACTTTTGAGACTTTCTCCCACTCCTCCCTACGTTTATCTGTATCCATTCTTTGACGGTTACCTGGGTACAACTCGTCGCGTAACGCGAAGTCATACTGGTCGCTGGCGTTCGGTGCCGTGCGGTGGCTACTAATCCAATTTAATATACGGTTGCCATTTGCATCTCGTATTATTGGCTTTATATTATCTAATATACCTTGATATTCATTTCTATCTTTTATAGACTTGTCTAATACCCACGCAACTAAGCGTAAATCAGGCATTGCAGCTTTTAGGTATAATCTGTTCACTCCTGGGTGAACGCAAAATTCGTCTTTTTCTTTATCTGCCCATAGTTGTATCGGGTCAATAAAACCCTCTTTTAATACTGAATCTACAAATACATAACAGCGTAAATACATTCTATTCTTTTGTCTTTCTAGCCACATTCTTACGAACTCTTTGGAGCAAAATACTGACTCCCTAAAAGGCAAAAGAATAGCATCATCTACATCACAAGCGAATAGGGTATATCTACCTCCACAATAATGTTTATAAATCATCTACACTTTCTCCACTTGTCATTTGGTCTCTCAAATCAGCTTTCTGGTCGGGGTCTAGTGCTGAGTTCGGGCCAATCTTCAAAGTCTCCCAGTCAATCTCTGACACGAAACCTTGCATTTCTCCACTTCTCATTTTATTACATTTGAACTTAATACAGTTTTCTTCTTTACCCCAATGTTCAAGTGTAAAGGAGGCATCTACTGCGTCTTCGATACCTTTTGAGAACCTTACTTCTCCCTTTGGATTTGTTTGAATGGCAGAAACCACTAGCACTTCTTGGTCTTGTGCTAGTGCTTTCAAACCTTTCGATATTTCTATCTGCTCCGCCCATTCATATTGGCTAGAGCGACTTGGTGCATTGTGGCGCTTCACTTGGTTAAGGTAGTCCACAACAACAAGACCTAAGTCTGGATACTCTAATTTTTTCTGGCGAACTGTACTTATGACTTTTGCTAGTGTTAAGCTTGGGTCATAGAACACATCTAACTGAGCAGTCTTAATGGGTTTACAGTTCCTAGTTAACTCATAGTGAAACTTATCGAAATCGCTTTCGAGATTATAGTTTTTAACTATGTCCAGTCCACCTTCAAATCTACTAGCCCACCATTCGCCAATACGATTCCACTCCTTTTCATAAAGGTTTCGTTTAATCAATCGACCTAGGGGTACTCCAGTTGACATGGCAGCCATTCTTTGCAGAATAGACCTTGAATCCATTTCAATAGTAAAGTAGAGTGCAGAACGGCCTCGTTGTACTGCGTTTACTGCTATATTACAACAGGTAAACGACTTACCGTGACCTCGTTGGGCTCCCACAATGACCAAGTCTTTGGGAGAGAATGTATAGCCTATATCATAGTCTTGGTTTAGACCAAGAGGTAGATACTTAGCTAAATCTTCTTCAGAATCAAAGAGTTCAATAGTTTCCATTGTTTCGTTATCATCGGAAGTATTGACTCTATCCTGAACTTGTACAACTATCTCTTGGAGATAGTCAATGTTTTCTTTCGCATCTGCGATAGATATTGTCGTATCGACATATTGTTCAATCTTGGAGAGAATCTCGTTTTGAGTGAATGAATCTTTGAGATATTCTAGTAATTCATACGCAGAAACATCTGTTTCGACAGTTTCGATTGCATAAATTTTTTCTTGAAGTTCACGGGAGCGAACTTCGTACTTTAAATCCTCAAAAGTAGGAAGCGCATGAAACTTGTGGACGTGCTTATCTATTAAGCTCCACAGCTTTTGGTATTCTCCGTCAGGAAGATAGTGTTGTTGGAGTGAGTTCCAAGTTGTAAAATCTCCGCCCGAAAGAATTTGTTTCAATAACGCACTTTCTACAGTCATTCATCTCTCCCAAGAATAGGCGACAAAGTTTCCCTTGTCGCCTTCTTGACATTAGAAAGTAATTAAGATTGAACTCTTTCTTTTCTAGCTGAACCGTCATAGTCGGCACAAACTAAGCCCCTTCTTGTAAGCATAGTTTTGACACCTCTAACAGTTTTGCCGATTTCATCAGCAATCTGCTCGACAGTCATGTCGTCAATGTCTAAATCAGCAAGAGGGTCTGCTTTACCAGAACCTTTTGTTACTTCTTGCTTAGGTATAGCATTGATTTCTCCTGCTCTAAGCAAAGATAAAGCTTTACCTCTGATAGAGTTTACACTCTTACCAAGAGATTCTGCGATTTGCTCGATGAAAGCACCATCATTGACCATGCCAATAAATGTAGCTTCTTCGTCCTCAGAGTAAGTCTTAACAGACTCAACTTTAGGAGCAGGTGCAACGTGTTCTGTAAGTTGCATAGAAAGGATTTTTCCTTGAATTGATTTTGCTGAGAAAGCTCCACCTTCGAAGTTTTCAGCAATCTGAGCATATGTGTAAGAACCAGAATTATCTGTTACAAATGCTTGAAGTGTTGCTTCTTGCTCATCACTAAAAGATTTAGTGTTGCTTGAAGAAGCTAGCTCTACATCATAACCCATTTTTCTTAGCTTTGAACTAACACTTCTTACAGAAGTTTCTAGTTCTTCTGCAGCGCTAGCTACAGTAGCTTGAGAAACAGGGCTTTCGTCACCGACAAAAGATTCTAGAGCAGAAGTTCTTTCGTCTGTCCATTTTGGTAATGCCATTTTTAATTTTCCTCAATTAAATGTTTTATATTAGTTACTATTGTGACACCTCTATCACGAGCTGTCTGTGTTTTGGTTGACTCAATTCCCGACTCATTTATTAGATGAGTGCAGTCCTTTGTCAAACTAGATTTCACGGCATAGCCGTGTTGTTCCAGAACTTCCGTTGCTGCAGCTTTCGTAGGATACGAACTGAGTCTCCCACTTATACAGACAGTTCCTACTGTTTCCCTTTTCTCGACTTTCTTAGTCTTGAATGAAAATGGTAATAACGCATCGTAACCGTTTGCATAAAACTCGGTATCTAACCAGTTAAGTAGGTTAGCGGTTGCTTTCGGGCCAATACCCGCCTCAGTACAACTTGCCTCGTTAATATCTTCGATATGAGATATTTTATCGCATAATTTTTGGGAAGCTGACCGACCAAAAAGCGGTATCGAGAAAGCTGGCAGTAATGTTTGTAAATCGACTGATTTTGACTTCTCAATTTCGTCATACAACTTACTTGCCAGTTTCTCAGAACCTAGTTTTGAGGAAATATCCTCTGATGAAAGCTCGTATAGCTCTGGATAATCATCGACCTCTAACTTCCGTATGGTAGCAGGGCCGAATCCTTTGATTTTTAATAAAGAACCGAAATGTTCTAACTTCTTACCCCATTGTGCTGGGCACATCTTGTTATAACAGTAGAGTATGTCGTTAACAAACTCCAAACTACTATCGCAAGATGGACAGGTTGTTGGGGCAAAAATTTGTTGCATAGATATTCTTTCCTTTCTTTATTTTATATTTTTATATTATAGATGAAATTTAACCTTTTGTCAAGAACTATTTTTTGTGTCCTGACTTTCTTCTTCAGGTTCAAAAATTTCATCACCCTCATACACATAGGTATCAGGGGTGTAGTTTTTGCGTAGTTGCCTTTCAAACCACCACGCCCTAATCTTCTTGATTATTTTGTGTAAGAAACCTACCATATTTTATATCCTCATTGATTTTATCAGCCATGAGTCTGTGCCCGTCTTTTAGTGGGTGACCTTTTGGGCCAAACTGACAATTATTATTTTTTGCTATTTCATAGAAGCCATCAGACTCTAGGAAAGGTAATTCTTTTATGATTTGTTCTTTATTCAAATCTAAAGACTCCCATATTACATTTGTACCTTCCCATGTAGGCTCATCTAATAAATACAAGAGAGGTTGTATATTTCCACTCGACATCAAGTAGTGTAAGCTATTAACATTATGTGCCTGTAAAAGATACTTTGTTGCTAGCATACAATTTATTGTCTCTCGTAAACACCAATATAGATTTCTTATTGTTAAGAAATTCATACCAATTGTTTTTAAATCAAGAGGCTCTACTGGACTCCACATAGGTTCTGAATCCTTAGTAGGGTATAAGTCATCATCAAAATCGAATGACCTCCAGTTGCCTCCTCTCCAAGTATATGGAATCTCAAAATCTGCCAGCTTTTTAGCTTTAGCTGCGCGACTCAAGTGTTCCACTCTCGTTGGACTTGTCCACATAATTACTACCAATTCTGGTTTACCTGTTCCTGTGGGGAGTCTAGTCCATTGTTTGGTCATCACAAATTTAGATATGTTTGATTTTATCTCCCTTGCTTCCCAATCTTTTAATCGTTGCGTATATAGTTGTTTGCCGAGTAATGCGTTCAAACATATACGCTGTATTCCTTGATTACAACCACCAACTTTAGCTTCATTCCAATCTAATAAGCCATTTTCTTTTGCTACTAAATTTGAAAATCTGTTTACTCGGGGGTCTACTTCGTGTCCGACTGCATAACTGCAGCCAAGTGTTAATAAATTACTCATGGGGTATATGCTTTTCCTCTGTCCTCTATTAGTCTGCCATTTAAATGGTCTAGTTCATGTTGAACTACAAATGCATCAAAGTCTTTAAACTGCCTTTCTTTTACTAAAACTTCTTTGCCTTCTCGTAAAGTAGTGTAAGTTAAATGTATCTTTTGTGCTCTTGGTACTCTTACATTTACATTAGGACAACTTAAACAACCCTCCCAGTTCTTCTTTTTATAACTACTAAGATATGTAATCTTAGGGTTTACAAAAAGTTCTTCTGGGTCTCCTGCTAAGAATACTCTTACGGGTACTCCTATCTGTATTGCTGATATACCTATTCCATTAGCTTCTTTCATAGCGTCATACATCTTTTCAACTAACGTTGCTAGTTCTTCATGAGTACCTGTCCATTCTTTTGACATCTGTCTTAAAATTTTCTTATCTGTTACTATCAAAATACTCGTACTCCATATTTTTTCTCAAACTCAAGTGCGTGTTCCCAAGTGTCTACCATAGGTTCGCCCTTAATATTTAAGGAGGTGTTCAATAACATTGGCACACCTGTTCTACTAAAAAATTCTTCTAAAATCAATCGTAGTCTACAATCATCATTAGGATATACTAACTGTACTCGTGAACTTCCATCTACATGAGTAACACTTTTATAATCATGTTTTGCCCAAGATACAAACTGCATATATTCATTTGCAAATCCTTCAAAGTATTCATCATAGTACTCTGCTAATATTGCTGGAGCAAACGGTCTAAACTTTTGTCTACGCTTTATCTTATTTACTGTATTCTTTATATTGTATCTAGGGTCGCCTAGTAAAGAACGATTACCTAAAGCTCTTGGGCCAAACTCTGCCCTACCATTTGCTACGCCTACTACTTTATGTTTTAGTAAGTGGTCTACTACTTCTCTAGGGTTTAGGCGTCTATCAATCATAGTGCCTAGAAAAGTATCTTTAAATTCTACTTGTCTTTTATTGTGTGCTAGTGCACAACCTAAACTTGCTCCTGCATCGCCAGGGTTTGGGAATATCCAAACTCTATCAAACATATGTGCAAACTTACTATTTGCAACACAATTTAGAGCAACCCCACCTGCGTAACACAAGTTCTTTCCGTAAGTGGAAGCTATAGCCATAATCTTTATAATCTCTGTTTCTAAGTGCATTTGTGCACTTGCCGCTATATCTTCAGGTGTTTCTCCTTTAAATGCTTCAAGTGTAAATCCTTTATGTAAATTTACATCATCATTGAAGCACCATAGCATATCTACACAGGGTTCACCATATGCAGCCATTCCCATAGTTATATATTCATCACAATTTGGTTGCAAACCAACTCGTTTTGTTATTGCTGAGTAGAACAAGCCTAGGCTAAATGGATATTTTTTGCTCCAGACTTTTTCCAAAATTCCATCATTTACTCTCCAAATACTGCAAGTATCCCATTCTCCAATCGCATCAATCACGACACAAACGACATCTTCGGAAAAAGGCGCTGTGTAATAGGCTGAAGCTGCATGGCTTTCGTGGTGTTTTCGCATGTATGAATATTGGTGTAAATATTTTGTCTGAGCAGGGGGTTGTGAGAAGCTGATACGTCTGTCGTTCTTTTTGTATATATTCTCATAAAAAACGTGCACATCTGCGTCTATAGTAAGAGGAATAAATCCTAACTCAGCATCAAACTTTTTTCTACTTACGCGCTCGGTTTCTTGTGCAAAAAGTATTCTATCGCCTTGTACTTTTGCCCAAGCCGCATTGTGAAATCCATGACTGAATCCTGCTACTATCTGTTCCCTTTTCTCCATGCTGTTAAACTATATCTCACTCCTTTGTGTACAGGGTGTGCTTTGTGAAGTTCGTGTCCACAAAATATGACAGCTGTACCTCTATCTATTCTAACTGTTCTGCCTCCCCAGCTTTCTAATTCGAACTCACCACCTTCGTACTCAGTATTTAATCCTATACTTACTGATACCCTATTCGCGGGCTCTTTATCAAATATACGCTGTAGTGTTTCGTTTTCATCTTTATGCCAGCTTACTTCTAAGTCATTCTCATACTTATTTACAAAGTATGTAAACTCATCTATTAAATCAAACTGATAAGTCTTTTTATTATACTCATTAGTAAGGTCTAGCAATCTTTCTTTAAATCTTATTTCTTGTAAATCTTTACTAAATCTTTTAATATGTAAACTTCTATCTCCTATAATGTGAGAAAAAGCGTCCAGTTTAAAAGAGTCCTGGCATAAGTCTATAACTTCTTCACATTCTTGTTGTGTAAAAAAGTTTCGTTGTACTCCAACCCAACTATACCCGTTCTTTCTTAGTATCATCTAATAACCAGTCCGTATAGCGATAGTATTTCTTTCTTTCGCTACACCAAAACCAACCTTTGTGTGGTTGGGGCTCGTTTGACTCCACAAATAAATGTGAAGGATATTTCTCTTGTTTCAATGTAATAACCTCTCTATGTCTTTCATTAGTTCTTTGTCCGCTTGGACTTGATTGTAATTCTCAGGGTGTTGTAATGTTATATCTGTTATCTCTGGGTTTTTTATTATGTGATGTACCCACTTTGCGGCGTCTTCATAAGAAATACTACTTACATACTCATGGTTTAGTAACCCAAAGTTAATCGTTTGTATATTACATCTTATGTCAGAATTAAACTTATAGTTATCTGCTAAATGATTGAGTGCCGCTTTTTGAGAGGCGTATAACTTACCTGGCGAGATATTAGGTCTCGCTGCCCTTGATGATATATTTACTATTGTAAAGTTTTCGTCTCGTCCTCGTTCTTTTACTGCTGTTTCTAGTAATTTTATTTGCTCAAAATCTACATGAGCACAGTTTATAAATATATCGTACTTATGCCACTCAATAGGAGTTTCTACTCGCACAGAGTCGACCATAATATCACTATCAGCAAAAATTATACTCTTTGCTAGTTTAGTGCTTCCTGTTATAACTGCTTTCTTCATAATGCTTCTTTTATTAAATCAAATGATGGTTTTCCAAATAGTGAACCATCTACACTACATTTATTACAAGGAGACATTGTTCTATCTCCTTTTATTAACTTTCTTCTAATTTTATTCATTGGTTTACTAAACCAAACGTCCATTACTGAAGATTGTAATAGATTCCCAACGACATGCTCTCTTCCCCAGTCGTTGGAACAGAATAGAACATCACCATTCCAATCAACAAACATTTTATAAAAAGGGTAATGACACGGCTTACCTTGTAACGCCTTGACATCTCCTTCTTCGACTCCAATCCAATCAATTACTCCACTCCTATTATTAAGTATAAGTCCGTGGTCAGCTGTTGCCCAATGAACTCTATATCTATACTGGTTAGTTCTTGTTTCTGCAAATAACTTATCAAAATGTTCTGCTTGCTCTGCTCCATCATATAAGTTAACATACAGTAAGTCTAATCCTGCCTTGAATAACTTTGTAATATAGTCCTTTGTTAATCTGTCTCCGTTTGTATTACACTCCAGAGTTGCAGTTGGAAGGTAGAATCTAAACTCTCTTACTATCTCTACAAAGTTAGGATTCAGTAAGTTTTCACCAAATCCACTAAAAGATATTTTTCCATTGTACTGTGCTTCTCCTAAATGTTCTGCTATTGTATTAGCACCCTTTACTGTCATGTGTAGGTTTCTATTAGGAAAGACCTCTGGGTTATGTCTAGGGCAGAATACACAACTTCTATTACATAATTCAGTAGTATTTACTTCTACTGTTAATATGGAATCTAGTATTCCGCTTACATTACCTTTTCTTCGCCAAT